CATGTCTGAGAAAATTTCCCTGAAAAAAGGTTCTAGCGAAAAGATTTCCCTGAAGAAAATCGCACCCCTTCTGAAAGAGATTCGTCTGGAGTTCTCTTGGAAATCTGGCGGTAAACTGGATCTGGACGTAAGCGCACTGGTGTGCCGTCACAACGCTGCGGGTAATCCTGAAATGCTATCTGCTCGTCATCTGGTTTGCTACGGCAACAAGTTTGATCCTGAGCGTTCTACCTTTGCTGGCGCTGACGTTCGTGATGGTACTGGTGAAATGGAGCAGATTGATGTTGCACTGGACAAAATTTCTCCGAATGCAGATGAAATCGCTTTTGTAATTACCATCGACGATGACACTGGTCGCGCACGTCTGGGTAACGCAGAATCCGGTATGCTGAAAATCTTCGACGCAGAGCGTAACGTTGAGATTCTGGACTTCGACTTCTTGGCACCGGAAGTTGCAGGTAATACTATTTGCCACGTAGCTTCCCTGGTTCGCGAAGACGGTGAATGGAAACTGAAAGCCTATGGTGTTGGTAAAGCTGGTATGGATATCTGTGATGTTGTTGCTGCATTTGGTGGTGATGTTAGCTGGTACGATTGCCCGTAATCATTACCCATACTGGAGGGTGAGAACCCTCCATTTGTAATAAAGAAAAGAGGAGAATAAGATGAGCGCAATTTCTAAACTACAAGATTTGTTCAACAGCAATTTTGCAGTTGATGTAGATTATAACGAAGCAAATAGCCGAAAAGTTATTGACCTATTTAAAGTAGTACGGGATCTGGGGGTCGATTACCGCATTGACGAAGCATTTAAAGATACCTGGATGACCGACGAAGCAAACGATGCTTATTGTATCAATAACTGGCAATATTTTGGTATTCTTAACGGTAATACCTTCCTCAGCGATGGTGCTTGGAGCGATGATAAACCCCTGACAGTAAAAGAGTTTGAGGATATTGTTGTTGCAGCGCAAAGTGTCACTTCAGTTTTATCAGCAAAGGATACACTAAGCGGAGATCTAGTGATCAGTGGTGGTGTAGTTGTTATTAATTATAAAGATGGTAGCACCTATCATCTTGAGCACGATGGTAAAGCTACGTTCAATGTAGCAAGTCGTGTAGTGATCACTGAGCGTACCTTTGTGAAAGATGGTCAACCAGCCTACGAGCGTGTGACTGTCAAACTAGAATCTCTGGATAATATTCAGAGCGACACCCTCAAGCTCACCGTCCTCGAAGACGGTGCTAAAGTGGATTTCACCACCACTTTCACACTGTAACACGAGAGGGGAGAAATCCCCTCCTTGCAAAAAAGCTCCTCCTATGATAAAATAATACTTTAACCAAAAGGAGGCAAAATTTGCTGATAAAAAACTTTGTAACAATTGCGTTACTATCATTAACTGCTTTTACCTTTACACCTGGAGTGGCACACAGTGCCAAAGCTGCAAACGTAAAATCTGCTAAAGTGGTTCACAAGTGTACAAAGCGGGATACAAAACAAAATCTTTTAGCTTGTGCAATATATGCCGAGAGTCGTGGTCAAGGTAAGAAAGGCATGTCGGCGGTAGGTAATGTAGTATTAAACCGTGTAAATAATCCACAATTCCCTAAAACTGTGAAGGGTGTATTATTCCAGCCTAGTCAATTCTCTTATACATATAAAGGAAATTTCAAAGTTACAGAAAAAGATAGCTGGCAAGAAGCAAAGCATATTGCCGATAAGTTAATCTACCTGAACACGAATTTCCCTGAAGTAAGAGATGCGATAGATCCAACTAAAGGTGCTCTTTATTTCAAAAAGAAAACTATCCGTACCCATTGGGAAAAAGATATGACACTGGTGTACAGATACAAAGAACATCAATTTTATCGATAGGAGATAGTATGGAAGATGAAGCTATTGTTGTTGCTAGCTACCTGTTAGTTGGCTTGACGGAAGAAGATATTCATTATGTGCGTAAACATCTTGAAAATTATGGACGTTTATTCATTACGGATGATGATCCCTTGGATTCATTTTTTGTTAGAGTTATGAATGATAGTGTATATCCTTGCATAACACTACAAGTTAAATCAGACGTGTGGGAGAGATTTAGTCGAACACACGATCTTGTTGAATTCTCCTGTGTAATGGCTCAAGATAATATTTTGGGAGTATTGCACTAATGGGAGATGTAATAGAGGTTAACTTTAAAAAACGAGAAAAGATACAGAAGTATGTTCTTACAAAACATATTTGCATTATATGCTTCAATTCTGTATTCTATGATTCAAGAAAAGAACACAATGAACCTTTCATTGAATTGAGTAAAAGTAAAGGTCAGTGTATTTGTAAAGCATGTGCTATTGAGATTAAGGAGATTGTAAATGAGAATGAATGGGATCGATGAAGGTCTGGTATTTCCTGGTGAAGGTGATCTGTCCGGCGTGTCAGATGACAAGCTGATTAAACTACGTGATGTAGCTGGTGCATACTTAAATAAGACTTACACAGACTACATGGAAGCGCGTGATCACTCCATTGCAATTCAACTTGAGCTACAAAATCGCGGAATTGTAAAACCCAAAGATTGATAGGCAATTTCGATTGGACTTTTGTTCTGATCGGTGCTACATTAAGAATACAGGAGAGGGAGCATGATTTTTCACATCACTCCCTATCTTACTGGTGATATCGGTAAAGGTATCAACGATACAATAAAAGAGTTACCAGAAGATAGCTGGATCTGCTTAAGAGATATTGATACGATGTTTCTCCTACCAGAACAACCAAGATGGTTAGAAACCATCGTCGCCTCTAATCCTCCATACGATTTGATTGGTGCTTCCTGCAACAGGTTAGGATCACCTTATCAGTTATATAACGGGGAAATAAGTGAAGATAGAGATATCTCACATCATATAGCCATTGCAAAAATGGCACATTCCGAATACGGAAACACTATAGAACCTGTGCCAAAGGACAAACATTTGGCAGGATTCTTTTTACTTTTCAGAAAAACTTTATGGGAAGAAATACCTTTTGAGGAAAGATCTATCCAATTTGATCTTATCTTTTCCAGCAAATTGCATGAAGAAGATAAAGCACTTGGATTATTAAGGGGGATGTATCTTTTTCACACCTACCGTTTAGATGCTATTGACCCACGTAAGGCAATATCTCATCTTATACACTGTCAGGATATGTCGAAGATAATTGAATATTGAGGAGGTGACTGTGCAACCACGTTTGTACTGTGATAATAAATTTGGAAGTGGTTGTGATTATCATCGCATCGTTCTTCCTTATGCAAATAATAAGTTTGCACCAAAAGAAAATGTTTTAATTTTTAATAGGGTTTTTTCTGGAGGTGCTGATGAAGTACGTCGAGCAAAAGCCAAGGGATATAAAATAGTTGTTGATTTGGATGACTACTATGAATTAAACAGGGATCATTATTTAGCCAAACATTTTACGGAACATGCTAAGGTAATTATCGAGATGGTAAAATTGGCAGATATTGTTACCGTCACTACAGAATACTTGGCATACAAACTTCGTCATTTAAATAGAAATATTGTAGTTATTCGTAATGCATTACCTTTTGACGAACTGCAATTTACTCTATCGCAAGATCGAACATCCAGTACACCTATTGTGTGGGCGGGTGGTGCAAGTCACGAAAAAGATTTAAGTCTTGTGGCTAATTCTTTTCCTGGAGGTTTATTCACCATTGCTGGATATGAAATATACCCAGCGGCAAAATTTGGTTCGATCGAATGTTTAGTACACTCCGAATGGGCTAAGGTAATGGCTAAATTTCCAGCAAGCAACTTCATAAAAGGAATTAGAGATTTAAATAGTTATATGAATGTGTATAATGGTCATAAGTTAGTGATTGCTCCTTTAGTAGGTAATGAATTTAATGCTTGCAAAAGCAATCTTAAAACATTAGAAGCTGGTGCAAAAGGTCTTCCGATTATCTGCTCAAAAGTATTACCATATTACAATCCGATAGATGCTAAAGTGGTTGTTTATGCAGAGAATCATGCAGAGTGGAAATCTGAAGTGGATAAATTTTTAAAAAATCCTACCTATATGGAAGATAAAGGTGAAGCTTTAGCAGAACATGTACGCTTGCATTATAATCTGAAGGATGCTAATGAACTTCGTCGTCAAGTGGTAGAGAGTTTATAACAGAGGTAATATGAATACATTCGATTTTGAGTACAGTTTTAATGGTAGTAAATTAGTAGTAGAAGTAGATTTCTATTATAGTGACCCAGACCCTTATGCAGATAATGATTGGGATTATAGTGGTGGATTATCTATTGACACTGTTCGTATTTATTCTGGGACAGATGAAGTATTTGATGTTAACCTCCCGATTAAAGAAATTGAATACCAGTTTAGAAAGTATCTTGAGGAGAAATCTATTGAAGAAGTTATGGAGAGTAATTTATATTTTTAATGGGAGATATAAGTGTCTGAAAACTTAATTACTAGATTAGGTGTAACAATAGATCTCAGCCGAGAAGGGCATACAGGTTGCCCTCGTTGCATGAGCAAAGGTAACGATAGGTCTAAGAACAATCTTATGGTTTATGGGTTAGACCAAAACCTCGAACACAGGGGAGCCAAATGTTTCGCCTGTGATTACACCATACCTAGTGTAGAATGGCTTAGGGAAAACGGTGAAGTATTAGAACAAGAGGAGGAAATAGTGGGATCAGAGTTTAACCCTGAGATTCGTAAACGTATTGTTGAAACTACAGGAACAGACTCCAGAAATTATCGTGGGATAAAAACTGAATATTCTAAATTTTATGCTGTACGCTATGAATATGATGATGAACGTAATGTTGTCTCAGTTTTATACCCTACGACTATTGAGGGTGCTCTGGTTGGTTTTAAGAAACGAATTCATCCTAAAGATTTTAGTAAACCTATTGGTCAAGTTGGTAAAGATGTAGAGCTGTTTGGTCAGGTTAAATTTAAGGATCGTAATAACACAATTCTTATTACAGGTGGTGAACATGATGTGCTAGCAGCATATCAAATGCTATCTGAAAATATGGATAAAAAGTATGAAGTTCCTGCTATTGTTTGTGGTACTACAGGTGAAACCAGTATGTACAAACAAATTCAAGCACAATATCACTTCTTGAGTCAATTTAAGAAAATAGTTATTTGTATGGATAATGATAAAGCAGGAGAAGAGGCATTCCAAAATATTCTTAAGGTGTTACCTCGTAACAAGGTATACTTGATGAAAATGGAATTGAAAGATGCCAATAAATACCTAGATGAAAGAAGAGAGAAAGACTTTGTTAAAGCTTTCTGGGGTGCTAAACTCTACACTCCTGCTGGGGTATATGCGTCAAACGTCCTGTATGAGGCTGCATTAGAGTGTTTAGAGGCTAAGGTAATAACCCTACCGGGATTCATGCGCGTGGCTGCTAACATGCTTGGAGGCGGTTTAGTTGAGGAAGAGATTACTGTTATCTTGGCTAAAACAAGTATCGGTAAAACTCTCCTGGTGAACGAGATCACTAAGCATATAATCACAGCACATCCAGAACATACGTTAGGCATATTATCCTTAGAGGCAACATACAAAAAGTATTCCAGAAACCTTCTTTCTGCATACTTGCATGTTCCTTTACATAGAAAAACGGCGGAAGAAAAACAACGTATTCTCGAAGAAAATAAAGATAAGATTGTTAGATTTTATGAACGTTCGGATGGTAGTCCTCGTTTCTATGTTTGTGATGACCGTGGTGCTAATGTTGAGAGTATTAAAGAAAAAGTACTTGAAATGATCATTCATTATGGTGTTACAATACTTGTAATCGATCCGTATTCAGATTTATTATCTGGTATGTCTGTGCAAGAACAAGAAGAATTAGCTACTTGGTTGAAACGTATTATGAAAGAATATGGCATCACCATTGTAGTAATTTCCCACGTTAAGAAATCTTCTAATAATAGTGATGAACATATCACTGAAGATGACACAATGGGTAGTAGCTTCTTAGCAAAAGGTGCAGGTATTACTATTGCCCTTGAACGTGATAAGCAAGCAGAAGATCCTATGGAACGTAATCGTACATACTGCTATATCTTAAAGAATCGTGAGTTCTCTGAGACAGGTAAAGCCGGGAGTTTCTTCTACGATATCCCTACTGCAACATTGTATGACTACGATCAATACACAAGTAATCCCAACAACATCCCGGAAGGGAGCTATTAAGAGAGGGGCGAAAGCCCCTTGACATAGAGGAGAAAATTATGATAAAGTTAAAAGGTTCTGTTACCACCGTAGAAAAAATGGATGTAGAGGTAACTCCGCAAGAACTATCAATCCAAACCCAGAAAAATTTCACAGCATTTGAGATTGTACAAATGGCATACCTTAAATGGCTTGGTAGTAAAGGTATGGGTTCAGACGTTAAACTTTCCCAGAACTCACGTATGGGCTACTTCTTTGAAGAGTATGAAAATCATGGAAGTCATTACTCAGGATACTATGAAGTTCGCGGAGCTTATAAAGAAGGTGATGAAGTAATTTATAATTATTTTCAGGAATTAATGAATAGTTTAAAATAATAAGGAGGAAAAATGGGAGCGTTCACTTTCGACATTGAAAGTAATAACTTATTAAATGATGAGAGTGTGGATTACCTGTCAAGCCCTTATCGACTAAAAGATAGTTTTGACATGCATTGTATTGTGTGCGAAAGTCATGAAACAGGAGAAATTGTCGCTTTTCATGATGGGGATAAATATATTTTTGACGGTCGTTCTTATGTAGAAACTGATGGGAAATATGAATATCGTCTAGAGGAATACCAGCATCAGGAATACACCCATTTCCCTCTGAATGATTTTCCTGATTTTATTAATGGTACTGGTAAATTTGCTAATAATGCAAAATATAAAATCACAAAGGTTGTAGGTCATAACATAATCAACTTTGACCTTTTAGCTATTAAGCTTTGGTTTAAAATAAACTACAGTGTGAAATATAACACTTGGGGAGATTCCCCGGTAGAGATTTGTGATACAATGATTTTAAGCAAGGTGCTGAACCCGGATCGCTTCGGTGGTCATAGCCTAGCTGAGTTATCCAGTAAAGCTGGCGGAGATGTTAAAATTGACTTTCGTAAGAATATCCCTGAACAGGATCGATTTAAAACATTTGCAGCAGATATGCTTTACTACTGTATCTACGATAACAAATCTAACACCGCAGTTTATAAATACCTGATGGAAGAGTGGGGCGATTATGATAAATGGGCTGATCCGTTCTATCTGGAACAACGTGTAGCCGATATCATTACTCGCCAGGAACACCGGGGATTTGCTTTCAACAAGAAGCAAGCTGAGGATAATATTGCTGACTTAGATCAGAAAATGGAAGAACGTAGGTTGCAAGCTGAACCAATTCTTCCACCAAAACCTGCAACGAAAGGTTATTTGAAAACTTTTATTCCTCCTAAATTGCAGTTTAAAAAGAATGGTGATCCAACTAGCAATATTATTAAGTTTGCAGAAAAGCATGGTGGAGAGATTGTCAAACGGGAGGATGAATATTATCTTATTGCACTAGGAAAAGAATTTTTACTTCCTATTTCAAGCGAAGAACCTATTTGTGACCCCAATGTGCCAGCTACACTTAATGATACAACTCATATTAAAGATTGGTTAGTAGGTTTAGGATGGAGTCCATCTGAGTACAAAGATAAAGATTTAACGCTTAAATCTGGTTCTAAGATTAAGAAAACTCCTGAACAATTAGAGAAAGGTATTAAGGATTATGTAGAGCAAACCTTAGCATCTAATTTCTGTGCTGACCGTTGTGAACATTTAGATTGCACTCCAGAAACACTGGAATGGAAAATTAGAGATCGTATTGCAAAAGGTAAAGGGCGTGGTCTTAAGGTATTAACGAATCCGTCATTTACTAAAGGACAAGAGAAAGATATTTGTCCAAACCTTGTTGAATTAGGTGCTAAATTCCCGTATGCTACTCAAATCGTAGAATACTTGACATATAAGCATCGTAGAAATTCTATCTTGGGTGGTGGTGCTGAATGGGATGAAGATGAAGAGGATTACGAAAAAGGTTATCTGGCTGCTGTAAGATCCGATGGGCGTATTCCTACTCCTGCGGCAACTTGCGATGCTGCCACTTCACGTATGAAACACCGTTTGGTTGCGAATATCCCTCGTGTAACTTCTCTCTATGGTTACGAAATGCGTAACTTATTTGGTGTAGAAGTACCTCATTATTTCCAGATCGGTTATGACTTTGATTCTTTGGAAGCAAAAATTGAGAGTCATTACTGCTGGCGTTATGAGTCTGAACCACACGAGTATTGCAACGCTCTCTTATTAGAGAAGCCACACGATGTTCACTCTATGATGGCAAGACGTATTACAGAAACAATTGGGCGTAAGTTTGAACGTTCTCCAGCTAAGTCTGTTAAATACGGTATTACATATGGTGCGCAAGCTCCTAAAGTTGCCAAGACCATTGGTAGTGACATGTATACTGGACAACTGGTGTATGATGCATTCTGGGAAGCTGCTAAACCTCTGGCATTGTTGAAAGAACGTCTGCATGATTTTTGGGTGAAGACAGGTAAGAAATACATTCTGGGTATTGATGGGCGTAAAGTTCCAACTCGTTCACCACATGCTATCCTGAACTCACTATTCCAAAGCGGTGGGGTTATTTGTGCTAAACGTGCAATGGTGATTTACGATGATCTTATCGAAGAAGAAGGTTTAGCTGTTGACTTCTTCGTTGATGATTGGAAAAATAAATCATTCGTTCAGCAAATGATTGCTTATCATGATGAAGCCCAACTGGAAGTTACTCGTGATCTTGTGGAGTTTAAATGGTTCTCTAAAGAATCTTTAGGCTGGAAAAGTAAAGAAGATGATAAAGAATGTTTGGCTAAAGTTAACGCATGGAAAGCGGAAGAAGAAGCACGTACAGGTAAAATTTGGGCTAACGTTCACGAGTCTCCTAAGGGAGGTTGGTTTACTGCTTATAGTCGTCCTGGGGAACTAGCATCTCTTGCTGTTAAGAAAGCTGGAGAATTTTATAATTTGAACGTGGAATTAACCGCAGGTTACGATGTTGGTAACTCTTGGGCGTCATGCCATTAGCAAATGGGGCGAGAGCCCCTCTTTGGAGGAAATATGTTTGGATTTGAAGATGAGTGGGATGAGGATTTTGAAGAAGAGAAATATGGAGATTTCAATTGTTGGGCTTGTTACAAGCCTGTAACCTACGAACAATTGTCCGAGAATGATGGTGAATGTCCTCATTGTCATAATGAGATTGAATTGGAGGAAGATGATGAATAATATTATTTACAAAGTGGAATTTATTAGATATGATGAAGATATCATTTCTGTTGTGAGTGGTACTACACGATATTTTGCTGATCCAGTTAAGGCAAATATAGAGATTGGTCTCTGGCAAGGGAGTTCTAATCGAAATGAAGCACGTACAACTGTTGTGGAGGTGGAGTAATGGGGTTTATTATGGATGTTGCAGATCAGAAACGTGAAGCTACCGAGCTTCTTTCCAAATTACGTATGGTTGATCCGTTTGCAATGATTGCAGGTGGTGCTCCTCGCGATTGGTATTTTGATAAACCAGCTAAGGATTTGGATGTATATATGCGTCTGCCTAATCACAACACTGTTGCACTAGTTTCAGACTTAGCACGTATGGTAGGTATTACACATTTAAGTAAAATTGATAAAGTTAAAGAATCTACTTATGCTGAACTGCCTAATCTTAAGTGGGTGTTTGTTGGAGAATACAACGGTGTACTTGTCAATCTTATGGTGATGGAGAAAGGTGTACAGGAAGAGATCATTAAAGACTTCGACGTAGCTATCTGTCGTGCATGGTTTGATGGGGAACAGTGCCACTATCACGAAGAGTTTGAATTCTGTATCAAGACTCGTGTTTGCCTCGTTCACGAGAACTATACTGGTAAAGAAGCTCACCTGCGTAAGATGGCTAAACGTTTCCCACAATTCATGTTCTATAAGAAAGTGGAGATCCCAGAAGAGCCTGACGTGAGCTTTGATATGCCTCAAGCCAAGGCTGCACCACTACCACTGGCAGGTGAAAACTGTTATAAGAAACATCAAGAATTTATGGATGAAATTTAATGAATAAGGGGGTTGACAAACCCCATTATCTTATGTTACTATGAGGACTTAAGTGGCAAACTTAAAAAGTAAAATCCTAGTTGAAACATCTTACAGTACTGAGATAAAATCTCTTACTCTTACTGAAAAAGATGTTCCACCTCAAGATAATTCTTTCTATATACAAATACTTGTTCTGTTAGGTGGATTTATTCGTGTTACAACTCGTATAGATTCAGGAGAGCTACAAACTGTAGAGATAAGTAGAAAAGAATTTCATCTTCTTCAAGACGGAATCCGTGAAACAATAGACACCGAAAATAAAACTAAGCTTCTTACTGTTGGTAAACATAAGATTAGTATTTTGCATCTTGCAAATGGTGAGATTGGATGTGGCATTGGGAAGAAAAAATATTTGATTGATGAAAGTGACGCAGCTCTTCTTAGAGAATTCTGCGCCAAAGTAATGTAATACAGAGGAGAATATATGTCCGTAATTAATACTGAAACTGATCGTAAAGGAAAAACTGTAACCTACGCTACTGGTATTGTAGACTTCGTAAAACTGGATAAGTTTGCTGAGCCTAAAACCTTTGTTTGGGATGGTAAAGCGATTGTTTCAACTCACCGAGCATCTCTGGCTATCAAAGCTAAAGATGCTAAGCCTGAAGATAAAGGCGTTTGGATCGGTTTAGGTGATATCGAAATTAAAGAAGGTTTTGATGATCTTCGTGTAAAAAATGGTGACGATTGGGTTACTATTGAGAAAGGCGTAGAAGTTAGTATTGATATTGATAAAGTTGATCAGAAGGGTGATAAAACCTATTACAACACTAAAAAATCTCGTATCACTGTAATTTCTACTGAAGGTGTTAAAGCTGCTGCGCCAAAGGCTGCTAAAGCTTCTGAGAGCGCTCCTGTGAAGACTCCGTATAAGAAACGTGATACCGTAGGGATTGAAACTGGACACGCTGTAAATGGTGCTCTGGAGCTTATTCGTGGTGGTGTGGATGGAGATGCTTTTGAACTGGCAGGAGTTGTACAGTCAGCAACTGTAACTCTCAAAGCAGAAGTTGCAAAAGAGCGCGGTGTAGACGTTACCGATTATGATTTAGGTGCTTCTGTTGGACACGCTATTCTAAATGCTTGTCGAGATCATTCCCGTTCAGATGTAACTGTTGATGAACTGATTGAAGCTGCTCGTTCTGTTTTGGCTCTTTCTGATCGTGTTGCTGATGCTATTCGTGGTAATTCTTCTCAGGAGCCAGTAAAACAGGTAGTAACTAAACCTAAAAAAGCTACTCCTGTAAAAGAAGAAAAAGTTACCAAACCAACTGAAGAACCACCAGTTGACTTTGATGATGATGTTCCCTTCTAATTGGGATTCTTAAATAAAAGAAAGGGAGCCTGTTTAGGCTCCCTTTTTATTAGGTTGGTGCTGCAATAAGTGTTTTCCAAGCTCCTGCAAGATAAATCTGCGTTAAGCCTGTACCCGGATTTGTATTAACAGATCCTGAACGAGGTGCTGTGGTAGGATCTTTCCACCCTGTCAAAGCACCACCAACTTTACAACCTAGACCAAACAACCAAATACCTGTAGCTGCTGTGTCTATGGTAAGACCAGCAAACTGGGAAGTATTGATTTCTAAGTTTAAAGATGTACCACTTAGTGTTGTTGTACCATCTACACGACTATTAGTGAAAATCATGTTAGTTCCATTGCTAGCAATGAAAGTTCCTCTAATGATCATATTATCTAAATAAGCACGAGTACCGCCACCATTCACAACAGAAAGATTACCAGAAACTACCATGTTTCTAGCATAATTTCCTCCTGCCCATCCTTGATTTATAATCATGTTACCAGAAACAGTTCCATAATCAACAACACCAATAGGATGTAGTGTCAAGTTACCTGTCACAAGTGCGCGATGTATTGTACCGTATAGGTCTGTTACATCTCCTGCGATTATCAAATTACCAATAGAAGATCGTGTATCTTTCATAGATAAACTACCAGTTATATTGGCTGTCCCAATCGCTACACGAGCTTGATCGTTGATGATTAGATTTCCAGATAGGACTTTAATAGCACCTATACTGTTAGCAGCGTTACCCTGTGCAATAATAGAAGTATGTACAGCGTTGCTAGTATAAACATTGTTAAAGGTCGTACCATACATAGTCATCATAGCGACAACTGGGTTAGCACTGGTACTTAATGCTTGAATACTATATGCTCCAATTACTGAACCAGTACCACCTAACATGGAGGTAGTATACCCATAACCATTTAGGCTACCATAAGAACTTCCATAACCTGCATAATCTGTCGTACTGTTTACTTGAGTAGCTTCTTCGTGAACACGAATAATATTCCCTTTAGAACCTAGAATACGTAGGGAGTGTTCATAACAGTCATGAGCAAATAGACTTTCTATAGTATAAGCGTTATGTTCATCCATTCTATCTGCTGCCGGATATGCAGCGCCATCTAAAGCAAAATAATTATAATCTCCTGATGAATGTGCTCCCAACTCTTTTATCTGGTAGTCAAAAGATGTTGTCATATTGACTGCAACACCTTGAAGCTGACTACTGTGTAAACATTCAATCGTAGAATTTTTCATGCAGTGGATTTGTCCGTTTAAATGAATGCCACGTCCACCTAGATTATAAACAACTATTTTACCTATTCTCTGACCCCCTCGGTTTGTACCATAGTACTTTCTACCATTTGAGTCAAAGTTAGCATTCATATTGAATACAACATAAGGTTCGTTTACCCCGGTAGCAAAAGTTAATCCTGCATCTGCATCATATACACCGACACCAGAATAACTAAAGAATGGATAATCTCCTAGCATATTCTTTATACCGTTAAGATATAAAGATTTCATTAAAAGGATACCGTTACTAACAAAGTCAATATCGTTCCCAAGGTAAAAAGGAGATTGTAGTGGAATACCTAAAGAAATAGATTTAGCTACAGCAGCTTGAACTTTAGCTGTCATATCTACCGCAGTACTAGGAGAATTTTTAATGGATGTACCCGACTGTAAGTAGACACCAAAGTCTAGTAAATTTACTTCTTTAAAGTCTACACGTTCCCAATAGAAACCAGAGCCAGCCGCAGTGAATCCTCCATCATCTACTCCTGTACCTAATTTTCCAACAAACTTTCCACCACCAGTTTTTCCACCAGAATAGTAACTTTTTAGAATAACTACAGCGCCATCAAAAAGTGGTCGTAGTGTTCTTAAAGTAGCAAATGCATCCACTTCCCCTATATAAGAAAAGCCTTGCGCTGATCCAAGTAGGGTGTTTGTTATAGTTAAAGCTTTACTTAAAGTGTAAGCTCCGATTGTGGTTACAAGAGATAGAGAATCTCCAGAAATACTCCACGATGAAATAACCCCGGAAGCTGTTCCTCTATACCAACAAGATTGTGTAGTAGGATCATAGAGAATAAATAAAGAATCTATATCAGTACCCGCACTTAAATAAGCCACTTGAGATTTTTTAATCCCAAATATACGGGCTATAGCTTCTTTATTTGTCTCTTGAGAAACTACACCTTTTGGTTGTGTAAATTGAATCATTTTGTCCTCTTAAAGCCCCAAGAGGGGCTTATCTTATTATAACATTTCTAAGGCTTTGGTAATAATAGTATTTTTCTCAGATCCTTCAAAATCCTCGACAACTCTAGTGATATAACCATCTTGAATGGCCGTTGCACAAGATATTTTGAATATAACTTCATGTAAAGTTATATCATTATTTTGAGTATCCTTTCTAATTACCGTGTTAATCTCCGGTTCTGAAAGATTTACTTCTATTTCCATATCTTTATATGGTAAAACTACACCATACTCTGTTAATCTAATATTACTTTTACACGTTAGGGTTTTAGTTACAATCATGTACTTTCCTTACTGTTGAACTTGCAGTGGGAACCACTGTGCTGCTGTGCCATTCCAAAGGAGTATCCAACCTTTACCTGTGTAAGGGTTTACAGTTTTGGCTCCATATCCAACATTAGTTGCTGTTGGAATAACCCAACCAGGTATAGAAACCCCAGAAGTACAAACATGTCCATAATCAATTAAGATTGTACCCGTTGTACCTGATATCGAAATTCCGCCTGAAGACCCTCTATTAATTCTGATTGTTGGTGTCACTGAATTATCAAAATTATAAGCTGAGACTGAGCAATCATTGAAATTAGCTCTAGCGTTTGAAACCCCTATTGTAACAGTTCCGCTAATATTACAAGTGTTATATATAGTGGCTGAACTCGTAGTACTAATTGCAAATGCTGGGATAGTACAACGGTTGAAAGTACCTCCACCTGTGTTGTTGAAAGCACCATTAAATACCACACCGTTAAGTACTGGGCCAGCCGCAGCAGAGTTAAACGCTCCTGATATGGTAAAGTTATCAAGCTTACCTGATGCCGACATAATGAAGTCGCCAGAACACATGCCATTCTTAATATAACCATATTGGTTCTGAGTTACAGAGCCTGAGCAAGTAAGATATTCAATAATACCTGCATTCAGGGTAACATCACCACCAACTTTAGCATAACCGATTTGAGATCTAACTCCCGCATTCTTAAGGTTTGCGGATGTGTTTAAGTTCTCAATAGACAACGGAGAACCACCGTCAGTATATACATCACCTTCTGTATAAATACTACCAAAGCTGCCACCACGCCCAAGGAAATACACATCACTAAGAATAGTGTCAATTTGTGCTCGGTCACAATAAATCTGAGCGACATGTGTTCCCATAGTGTTTATCATCAACCCAGCTTTACTTACAGAAGTACTGCGAACATTGTAGTTGATGTTCCCTATGCTACCACCAGTTAGACCAAAAGAGAGAGACGCAATACCATTAGGACAGAATGAGTCATAATATTTTGGTACTAATCCTGCAAGAGAGCCAATATCACAATCTTCAGCATGAACTGCGGTAACATTAATCTTACTACCAACAACAGAAGCATCACGGTACTTATTGGTATGTAGAAGTAAGCGTGGGAAGGTCAGACTGTTAGATTCATCTGCCCTATCAGCAGCAGGGAATGATCCTACTTCAAGAGGATAGTAATTTAAAGATCCACCATTTACACAAGCCACCTGCCCTGCAAAAGAACAGTCATATGTATTTGCGAAACGGATACAAGTCCCAAAACGTCTTCCCCAAAGTTGACCTTTGAAATGTGAATAACACGTTGTATGCAATTGACCAATTAGCGTTTCATCCGTATAATCTCGTAAAGATGCAACGGATATGGTATCAAATGTTTGACCACCACGTGTGGTTGAAAAATATTGTTTACCGCTAGCATCATACTGACCATTTAAATTTTTCAGGACAACACCACGTGGTGGTGTATCTGGTGTCTTATAAGTCGGCGTAAATGTTTCTGGTAATACTGCAATAAGCAAAGATCCTCTAATTTCTCTTAAACCACCAATATCTATTGTCTTGGTAACATATATAAATTGTGGTGTAGATGATCCAACTTCAAATGCAAAATCTAATACTAAAGGAACATTTAATTCTTTTGCTTTATTAATAGCGTTTTGTAATCTATCAGTCATATCCACCGGAGTACCACTAGAAATAACTGATGTGGGTTGCATATAGACACCAAATGTTGAAGCATAAACACAACCTAAGCCATCTTGGACAGTACCACCTTGCGTTAATGCTATACCAGATGCACCTTTATTTAATACCTCTTGTAAATTTTCCCCAGAGGCTGTTCCTATCAATGCTGCGGCTGTACTTGTAGCCAATGCATTATATGTAACATAATTTGTGCTAGCGTTGCCTTCTTCAATTTTACCAATATAACAGAATAAGATATCTGCGTACTCCGCATCAGGCTCAGGAACCAGTGACGAAGTAAATGTTATGATATTATTTGCTATTGTATAGTCTTTTGTAGGCGTTAGTACCACACCATTCAGAGTAACAATAGCTGTATCAAATTCATAAGGAGGAGATACTGATGTGGTTGTACTTGTAATCTCCGTATACCAAGGGTATACTTGCGCTGGAATAGATTGCGTAGCAGGTTGGTATAAACGCCAGTTATCATCATCTACCGGAGTACCACCCATAGCCACAGGATTATCTGCTGTGGCTTGAGGTGCATAGTACCAGCCAGAAGCTGATAAAGTTCCATTATAATAGTAGAGTTGGTTAAATATTGTTGAAGACTCTCCCGCTACCCATTCGATAGGAGTCTTGAAATAAAAGTTATCAACCAAAGCTTTACGAAGAGTAGGAACATCTCCATTTTCAGTTTCTACTGTTGTAAGAGCATCCCCATTAATCACATCATGCAATTGATTTGATGAGAAAATAGTTAGCTCAACAGCTTGAGTGAATGTTGTCGCTGGGTAGATAGGATAAGTCGCCATTAGTCATCCTTCTTAGTTATTTGCGTTTTCTTATATAGATCATCTAACATAACCTGTATGGTAGCATTTTTAAGATCCATTATTTTTTCTATTTTTTGTTCTAAAGCATTATTATTTGCAAGTAGTGTTGTATTGATTTGGTTAAGCATCTGCGCCATCTCAGCTTTTGTGGCATATGTAGATTCAACAAAGACAAGTTTCTTTTCAAGGTCACGGTATTGTGCTCCCAAATCACCAACTTCTTTTTCTACATTATCCATCTTTTGCTTAAAAAACATTCCAATTATACCTACCAGAGGAATTATGGCGTCCTTTGCCACACTCCAAAGATCTGCTAATTCCATACGAAATCCTTAATTTTCGAGAGTGGGAAATACAAGATTCTCATCTGTTAGATCAAGTTTAGAAAGTTCTACAATATAGCGTTTTAATCTATTTATTTCAGTTAAATCTTCTTCTGTAGCCAAATCTAAATCAGACGCATATGTTAGTGGAGTCAATTTCTCATATGCTGCATCTAAAAGGGATTTTCTTTTTCTTGTGTTTTTTCTAACAATCTCTTCTGTTGTATTAGCTCTTTTATAGATAATCTCTTTCTCTATATCTACAACCCAAGTTCCATCTAGAGTCAAATCTTCTGGAATAGTTTCCACTTCAATCAAACTAAATGGTTTACTCATAACAGGTAAACCTGTAGAATCTTGTGCAAAACTTACAACCGTCCAAAAAGCAGAAGTATCTGCTTGGGTAACAACAAGTTTAATAGTAGGTTTTTTTGCTAGCTCTCTCGTTAGCTCGTACCAATCAACCCCATCTTCAGATTCTTTAAAAACAACATTAAACTCAGTTTTTAATTTGTCTTCGTAAGGAGATAATACAGATTTATTTGTAAAATTTTTATAAACAATCATGAAAGTTGTCCTATAGAGTACCAATTCCCACCGATTAACTGTTGAATATCTCTGAAGAAAATAGTATCTCCTTCAGGTTCAGAACCCTCTGTGTGCCATCCTACACAACAACCACCGGAATTTGCCAACTGGTTATTTCCAGCACCACCGGAAATAGTTTTACTGTACATTTGAGTCAATCTAATACCAGCTACAAACGTATTATTAGCATTGTTCCAATATGTTTGGTCTTGATTATCTACGTAATCCTTTCGAGTAAGATCTGCTGCATTACTGCCTTGCCCTGAAGAAGAACGAGGATTACTTATTTGTATTCTGTCGCTGTAAACTGTAAGAGTTTGCTGAACTCCTGCCGCAGTTCCGTCGAGAGAGCTAAGGCTAAAGGAATGATCTGAATTTATATGTCCAATAACTGCACGATAGGCGTTTAGATTTTCACCAAAATAAAGATTTTGATTAGTTGGACTGATAACTCGTACTTGAGTAAATGCTATAGCACCATTTGAATCTCTTTTAGCTAGTGTATTTGCAGTAGGGTTTGATGTTGCTGCATTAAGTGTTGCAGAACTTAATTCAACAGTACCTACATTAGTTCCAGACCAAACGGCTGTTCCAGTAATATCTCCAGTGAAATTCAACTGAGTACCATCTTTAGGAAGATAAGTTAATGGTATGGTATCTAAATATTCATCAGCTAAATATCTTACCCACTGTCCGGTATTATTAAATAGCCAGTTGGTTTCTTCTGCCGTTAATAGTTGACCATAATCTACACCCACTTCGCGGAGTACTTGCTTAGGTCTTACTTTGTTTGTGTTTCCTGTTGAGGGTAATGTTGTATCCTCTGTTGCCCAATCAGGATAAAATTCTGGTTTGGCCATGTGTGCTCCTTAAGGTATTTGAGTTAGCATGGTTGGCATTCTTCCTTCAGTACCATTCGAATTGATATACAAGGAACCAAAACCACCTAACCCATTAGGTGTGTCTGTTTTTACTGTAGAATTAAAACCAAAAGAAATCCCTGTCTTCCCTCCAAGACGATAACTTGATAAAATTGGGAACATATTTGTTAATTCTTCAATTGCGTTATCTGAATTCAAACAGTAATTATAAAAAAATACATCAACTGATTTCTTTAAACCAACATAGGTATTTATATCTGTATTTTCAGAACCTGTAAATCTTGCAAAGATATCGATAATATCCGGTCTTGTACCTGCTGAAGCTACACGATAAGATCTTATTTTCAAAATCACCCGATATTCTTCATCAGAAGACCCGTTTCTTTCTACTCCCAGTTCCTCTCCTATCTCATCTAAATAGGCACCTGTGGCAGTAGATATTAATCTATTTTTAGCAAGATAGATCATTGCTTGATCTATCTTTTTCTTTTCATTTGTGATAGTGTACAGAAGTTTAACAATACTAACAGAAGATTTGAAGTCCTCTATAAGAAGACTTCTTACATCCTCGTTAATAGTGTCCCACTCTGTTACATGGTCAACACTAACAGCCATCTATTAATCTCCTACAACATATGCTAAATTATTAGTATCAATTGCAGGGAGTTCATTGTAATCTGGAGTTAGATCTGTTTCTGCAAAAGAAGAGTCTGGTTCATTACTTAGTTTAACATAAACACGTAGAGAAGTCAAGCGTCCAAAATCTAATGCAGAATAGATTACACCTTTAATCTGGTCATTAGTAACAAGAGAGCCAATTTCAAAATATGCTTGTAAGTTTTTTAGAGCCAAAGCAATATTATTTTGTTCTGTCACGCTAAGTTGACGACCATTAGCAGAAGTGTATACAATACGAAGATTATATGTTACTGTTTCACCACGACTAAATTTGATAACTTCCAAACCATTATCTTCAGTAGTTACAGTTATTGCTGTAGTACCATATGTTAATGTGTTGATAGGTTTAGCTTGATATAATGCCTGAGCAATAGCACCATCTTCTCCACCATAAACTACAGTTTGGAAGCTACATGCCGGAGCATAAGGTTCATCTACTAGTGTAGGGTTATCATAAATTTTAACTTTCGATACCCCTGAAAGATTTAGTAGTGCTCTTAATATTGCCGGACGAGTAGCCGCGCTAGCTTCATCTAAGTTATCATTAAAACGTGATCTATATTCGGCATCTGTTTCAATATCTGTGCCTGATGAAAACTCTGTAAAGTTACCAGATTCCACATAACCATTGAAAGTAGAGGAGATTGAACTAATACCCTCAATACCTAAAGGATTGTATCCTGTTTGATCCGCAACCACAGGAATTAGGCTCCACTTGAACCCTACATTAGCAGAAGCATAAAACTTTATACTAGTTGAAAGACCAATTGGATCATTATAGTCTGAAGTTCTGAAACCCATGTAAACTGTATTATTAGCTACGGAAACTAAACCTTCATCAATCTCCTGAACGTTAGCAATAATGAAATCTCTAAGATCAGTTAAGAATGTTGAAGAACTTGTTGTGAGGGTTATTGAATTTAAACTATCTGCTGAAGTTTTCTGAGCATAGAATGTCATAGATGTTGCAACATTTGTGGCTTGTGCTTTCGACACGCTAAAGGCGGCAACACTACTTTTTAATTCCGTGTCTGTGCTTACATTATAGTCCATGCTATTTGTTGCTGCAAAAGAAACACTTGTATCTACAATATAATCCCAAGGAGCTTTTTTATCTGTTTTAATATATGCATATCCACTACCAGCCGTAGCGCCTTTACGATAAAATCCTCGTTTAGAGAAGATTTCATCGAGATAAACACCCTCGGCACCGTCAAGGGTTTGGGTGTTATATACGCCTTGCATACCTTCCCAAAGCGTATAGTCCGTATATGCTATGATACGGAATAATTGTCCAAATACGGTATCTTCAGACGTAGCTGTATCCGCACCAAATGTATTTTTTAAAGCTGTTAGATAGTTATCTAATACTTCATCGTATGTAGGGATTACAAACCCTGCGTCTGTTAAACCGTAATCAGCCATTATTTTCCTCTTCTTTTTTAGGGGCAGGAGATCTGCCCCAACGTAAATCAATTAAGCTATTCATTAAACGGGAAGGAGTTACCATAAAAACATAAACCCACCCCATCCATTCTGGGATATCTTTTTCAATACCCAAATAAACAACCATAGCAGTCATTGTAATAATGCCAACACCATTCCAAAACTTGGTGGAGCTTATTCTGTTTGTGTGAAAATTACCAAATAAACCTTTCATGAATTCTTTCATACTTTTCCTTAATCATCAGGAAGTAATTCATTTTCAGAAGTCTTCCAACCTAATGCGTATAAAGCGTATTTTTGGTCTTCTTCTACTTCAACATACTCTGCCTCAGATCCATCTGCATTTTTTGATTTTCCATCCATATACAATTTTACTGTTTTCATGTAGTGCTAACCTCTGGTGCTAGTGTTGTAGTTGTTTTAACAGGATATGTTACGGTTCCAGTAATAGCATTATCTGTTAATTTCCAAGTAGGGCCAGTATAACCTTCCATTGTTAAATTACCAGAGATTGTAGGTCTTCCAGAAGAAGGGCCAGTAATCGTAACAGTACCCCAGTTTAAGGAAGCTGTACCATCCCCTTGTATAATAATAGGCGCAACCGTACCCTGTTTATTTAAACACTGTATTCTACCTATCTTAGGATTGGCACCGGAACGAACTAAAAATGCTGTACCATACACACGTTCAACCGTTAAATCATCCACTTGAGCGTCAGATGAAAAACGGATTATTGTATTTGTTACTGCGGATGTTGTGGCAATAAGATGAAGTTTTCTTACTCTACATGCTCTTGCAAATTCCACGGAGTATCCTCCTTGCTGGTTATTCATCTGAGCAATATAAATCTCCCCTATTGTTATTCCTGCTGTGTTTAAGTACACATCGTTGTTTAGAGTACTTGCACCGTGGAGATAAACTCCCGATATATCTACTCGTTCTATACTACGATCAGATGTATCTGTAGCACTAATTAACACAGCTCCGGCATTTGCCATTTTACTTCTAGCTGAAAATTTACCCATCTGGATATCGGAACAACCTGCATTAAAACCTAAACCAGAGAAAATATCTTTAGTTTTTATATTACCTATTTGAGCATTTGTAACGTTTAACCACACCATAGGCCCAGTAAGACTCGCAGTGAAATTATCTGTCCAATGACTTCCTAAACTAATTACACCGCCAATACTTACATTTGCAGAGTTAATACTTAATCCGCCAGCGCCTACGTATTGACCAACAACGTTTAAGATCGTTACATTAGATGCAGGGATACCATCTGCTGCTGAAGATATTGCTACGCCTCTAGGTTCACCTGCTCCTGTAACTTTCTTGGCTATTTCATCTTCGTTAGTAGCTTGTATACAACCAACATTTACATAAGTAAAGCCATCTACATAAATATCTGGCCCTTTCAGGATTAAACCATCCCCAGAGCACCATTCTACATAGCCATTAAAGAATTTATTGAAACCTGTAACACCATCGCGAGGATCTACATAACAGGAATATAAAGAGTCTCGTATTTGATCTCCACCAAAAGCAAAGTGAGTTTCTGTTTTTCCGTAAGCTCTTATTACTTTATTTAAATTATTACCACCAACATTAACACACTTGCCGTAGGCATAAGACCAAGCCACAGATTTTCCAGCAGTAGACCAAGCCATATCTCTATTAGCAAAACCTGAAACAGAGAAATTATAGGCATCCCATCCGTATTTAATTTCACTTTTAGTTGTTTTTGTAGCATCAGCCCATTGCATAAATGGTTCGTAAGCTCCGCTGGTTATAAATGTGCAACCATTCCCTTGTAGAGTCTTTCTATTTCCTGTGGTATAATTAGGAACATAAGGCAGTGTTACTTGTGTAGCATTTATTACATATCTTTTACCTTGTTCAAAAACTAAAATTAAGTTTTTATCTGCTACAAAGTCAGCAGCAGCTTGAATTGCTGCTGTGTCATCGGTCACACCATCTCCAACAGCTCCGAAGAGATGAACAAAAACCTTATCTAAATTATCTTCTACAGTTCCCCCTTGGGCTACCCCAATCAGAGAAGCACCTGTGGAATCCAATAGTGCTGTAGAGGAAGGTCTGTTATTTAATTCTTCTTGAACACTCTTACCTGATGTTGTACCTATAAGTCCTGCTGAAGTAGATTCTTGCAGTATACTTGTTGTTAAAAGCCCTGTCTTCGTTACTAAATCGGATACAGTAATCTTTTTAGTATTATCTGTTTGATCTAGAATAATTAAATCTGTTTGTTCAACAGTTATTGCACTGGGTAGACTTGCTATTTTAATTGCTGTCATCTACATTAGCCCTTAATGTCATATTTAATTGGGTTGTTATTTCTTCACCCAATTGAGTAATTAATAAAAACTGATCTAAAGATATAAAATTAGCCCACTCATTCCACCAGGTAGAATATGTTTGATCTGGAAGCCCTTCGATATTTATAAATTTATACAATCTATTTGCATCTAGAATAGTACCAAAGAATGAACAAGTAATACGTGCATCATCATCACTGACCTCTGGGTAAATATATTCTTCAGATGGTTGAGTAGAGAATATAGTTGTTACTGTATCTTCCCCAACAGAGACATTTGCCACCATAGTGTAGTATCGGTCATCTCTGTCAAAACTAGAAGTGTAGTTGTTAATGGTGTCAACAAAACGATTGTTTGCAATTTGAGATAAGAATATTCTGTCTACAGTTTCTTTTTTTCTAGCTACACCAATAATCTCCTGAAGATAAGGTGTACCAAAATTCGTATTAAGGAACCACTCACCTTTAAAAGTTTTTAATGTGATTCCTAAAGTTTGAGCAGCCATCTCGGTTCTTGTTGTTGTGAGGGTGAGATCACCCTCTACAATTACTAAATCATTTGTACTATCAAGTTTTAAATCAAAAGGTACACCCATATCAGCCTCCTAATGGAGCTGTAGAGCTTCCACCAGACTCAACGCCACCGTGGGTATGTTTGTCCACTACAGAGCCATCTGCAAGTGTTAACGTACCATTAGGTGATATTTTCAAACCATTGATGTTCACTGTACCTCCCGACATGGAAATTGTACCAGTCCCATCCGTTATTGTGATATTCGATCCGGTAATTTCTATTTTCATACCTTGACTATTATATATAGATATGGTATCTGTAGGATCAAATTCAGCATATGTATTTTTGTTATTAGATATAACAATTTTATCCGGGTCTACAGGATCTGTTGTATCCGCAGCCGTTGCTATTTTAGGGATGAAACAGATTGGATATAATCCACACGGTTGAATCAGTGTCGAAGTGCTTGTATCTTCACCTGTAGTTTGTAGTGCATTAGATGGATCTCTTTCTGAGAATATAACTGTTCCAATATCCCCTGCTTTCAACGGAAAAGAAATCCGGGCAGTACCCCCACCATTAATAGCAAAAGGTACTTCATAAAATGTTGGATAATCAATTTCGTCTTCTGTTCCTCGTTTATTAGTAACAAGGGACTCTAGGGTTACTGTTTTGGAACCGTAGTTAACAGCCGTTACCCTCACAGGTAAAGCTGTGTGGACTTCAGCAATTTGTTCATTTATTAGACCTCGCATAGAGGTAACAATATTTAAAGAATCCATATTATCCCTTCTTAATCATTGCAGAAACCGAAACAGATTCCACTTCAGTAGTCCAATCTTTACCTTCTTTGTCTCCAGAATGCACAACAGAAACTACTTTGAATGCACCATCATAATCATGACTCTTGAGCCACACTGTTTTTTCTGGTAAGATAGCTCCGTTCATTTCACACTTAAACTTAACACCGTCTGTAGGTTTTTTAGCTTTCTTAGTGGACTTAGTTACTTTCTTAGTAGGTTTAATATCGTTGTGGAACGGTTCTGGGCTTCCCACAAGGCCAGTTTCTGGAGATATATAAGCACATCTTGCACTTGACATTTGGGAACGAGGAGTTACATAGACAGATCCATCTTGTATTGATACGTTATGATCAATTCCGCGACAGATGTTTTCAAGATAATGAGATGTGTTACCGCACATTACGGTAGATGAGGAGAGGGTTTGTTCTGTATCAATATGGATATTACCTTCGGTAGTACCTAAATCTTTTACTAAGTCACCAACTACCTTCTTAACTTTGGTGCCTTTAGGATAACTTCTACTTGTTCTTGCCTCTGCTATGTTTATCCCACCATCAAGACAGTGTAATACAGTTCTTCGTTCAGTATTGTTAAAAGAGTCACTAACCCATTGTACTGTTCCTTTGAAGATCATAGTTAATTCTTGACCTTCATAACCTACAGATAATGCCACTGCTAAGTTATTACGGATACTTCTATTTATGTAATTAACCGTATCATCTGATAGGTTGTAAATAGTAATCTCACCTTGGTTAGGATCTTTGTTATTATCTTTTTTAATATTAAAAGATATTTGATATTCAGTAAGTAGATGCAGCGTAGAAGAAGACTTAGTTGTACTGGACATTTTAGTATCTAAGTCAACTGTAGAACTAAACGAAGAGTTTTTTGTTTTCTTTTTCTCAACGTTCGTTGCTGCACCAATTAGTAGTTTATATGCTCTGTTTAAATTAGGAGCAGGGGCTTTAATATAATCCGCCACATAACCTCCACAAATTATGCCTGATTGGGTAGAGAATCTATATAGACGATAACAAAGCGTTTTTCTATACCTGTATCATCGTAGTTAGGTCTACCATTTATTTTAACAGTATCTACCATATATAATTCTCCATCGGGTACGGCTTCTAAATATTTGTAAGGTAAAAGTAGATCAAGGCCATTAGTAACTTTAAAGGTTACACTAGGATCTTCCCCAGAAAGCCCTAGCTGCATTTGCCAGGATTCATCACGTGTATTCCAACGTAATCTTATATCATAATCCACACCATCCAAAGTAACTGTATATGTTTGGTCTGGGTATTCATCTGTTTTTAATAGCCATGAAAAATAAACAGAACGATCTTCTATGAAGACCGCATTATAACCAGTGTTTGTTGTAGCTCTACTGGCTTCAGAAAATGTAGAAATAGCCATAATAGCTCCTTACTGATTATTAGTTCCATTATTCCTGTTGGATGTTCCTGTAGCTTCACCAGTACGCTGTGTTAGATCACCAGAAGGGCCGGGGGATGGGCCTTTTTGTTTCACAGTTCCACCAACGTTTTTATTACCCTTTGTTTTAGTGGCAATAACGTTAGTTTCCGCATAAGTGACTAGACGTATCTGTTCAAACTCTAGATCGAATTGCATAGAATATTCTGATTGATATTCATAAGAAATACCTTTGAGAATAACATTCTCATAAACCTTGTGTTCTGTAAGAAGAATAATTGGTTGACGAGCATCAAAGATTTGATCTAAGTAAGTGATAGCTTGGCTTACACGTGTACCGTTAACTCCTGAACTATATAACAGATCTCGCATTAAACGAATTGGAGTTTCAGTAATCATGCCAGATAACGAGAATGTGTTATTTTTAATCTGAACATGATCTGAGACATTTGATCCACTTTCTACAGGATATGCTGTTACGTCAGCTTGGCGTTTTACACCCATGTTAGGAACAGCATCGAATACAATAGCTTGGTAATCTTGAATATAAGAATTACTGGCATTATTATAGACACTTGCTAAAATACAAAAGCCATTCTGCCCTTTGTCAGAAGTGGTTGTGTTTGTGTTTGATGTATTGTTTACTGTATCTGCCATAATATTACTATTGTACATCAGTTATGATAGCATGTTTATAAGCATGTTGTCAATACTGATGTACAACGTTTTAGCCTCCGGTAGAAGATTGTCCACTATTTATTTGCAATGTTAGATCTCTGGTATACCCGCTAAACGAAGCATCCATTTCACTACGTAAGAAATTACTGAAGCCATACCCATCAGGAACAACGTTCACTTGGAATGCTTGTGCAGGTATTTCTAAAGTATTTGTTATCTGTAGTGGGATTGGATATTGTGTATTAGGTTGTGCCATAGATGATGCAAGGTTTGGCCCTTGATTAGCAACACTATATGGATTTGGTGTTAATGGTTCAGTTAGGAACAGAGGGTTAAACATTCCAAGAGGAGAAGTATTTTTCTCTGTTGGATTTCCACCAGGCCACCAAGGCATGTTATACTGAGATTCGGAACCAGGTTTTAATTCAGTTCCATAGTATTGTGCAATACCTTCTTTAGTTGTATCTTTAGGCCCATATTTGTTCATAAAGTCTATAAACCAACTCGCGACTCTTGCAATACCATTTGCCAAATCACCTGTAGCCTTACCCAGTCCTTTAGCAGCTTGCATGAAAGTATCCACATTCTTAGCAAAGTCTGGAGAATCTTTCATCGCATCCATGAATCCGGTTAAAAAGTTATTACTAAAACCTTCTCCGTACAAGGAGAATTGAGTTGCCATTTTAGTATAATTCTGTGCTGCATCAATCTGCTCGTTCGTTAATGCTGCTCCTGAATTAATTAATTGGTTAAGAGTTTGGATATATTCTTTACCATTATCAGAGAACATACGTTGGTAGTGCATTAAGTCGTCACCAAGGTTTTCCATTAAACGACCAATCTGTGCAGAGTTCATACCTCTGCGTTGACCTTCATTTACTGTTGCTTGAATGAAATCCAGAGGTCTGTTTTGGAATTGAGCAATTTGATCTTTAGTCCAACCAAACTGATTCATGATATCATTAATACCACTATCTCCACCTTTCCATTTGCCAGATTTTTCATCAAACTGGCTCATCATTGCAGAGTTACCTAAACGTTCACGAACGTCTTTGATGTTATCGATTGCTTTGATAATATTAGCGGAGTCAACACCGTTTAATTCACCCCAAGTACGCATGGTTAAAATAGCGTTAGGGTTGGTTTGTACGTTCTGAGCACCACGACTTACTAAATTAGTACGCTCTGCTGCGGCTGCTAATCCTTCACGGATACGGCTAATACCTTCAAATAATCCAGCACCTAGTAAAGTAGAAGCAATTAGACGAGGACTTAACCCTGTAATACCTTCTCTAGCTCTATCAAAACGACGCTCTCTGTCTCTTCTACGAGAATCACGTTCACGCTTCTCTTCACGTTCCTGCATCTTTCTCAGACGCTCTCTGTGACGAATTTGTGCTTTAGCTTGAGCTTCCTGCTCTCTTCTCACTCTACGAATATTTCTTACTTCTTCCTCTACATCTGCAACTTTTTCACGATGTGATCTACGAAGTGTATCCAGTTGGTGAGCCATAACTTGATTTAATCTAGCTAAGCTTACTTCTTCTTTCTTGTATAATGCTACTGTTTGTTCTACAATATTTTTTGCTTGATTAAGAGTAGCTATATCTGCTTTAGGAAATTGCGAAGCTCTGTAACCAAAATTCTCTACACGTAGATTACCAAGTTCTTCACGACGCATAGCTCTTCTATGTTCTTTATCTCCCGGAGAGCTTGGACGTTTTGGTGGAGGGGTTGGTTGTTTTGGTGTAGGAACAGAATTAGGGGAAGGTGTATTCCCTTCCCCATATCTTGGCATTTGCTTTTGCAATCTTTTTGCATAGGCTTCTACTTCTTTCATCTGACGTTTCATTTTCGTCATATTAAGAGCAGGTTCTATTGATTCGGCAAAAGTTTTAACGCTCTTGATAGCATCCTTTGCCTCTTTAAGACTTTCTTTATCTACAGTAAATGTTACTGTATTCTTAATTTTAGAGGTGTTAATTTCTAACAAGGATTGATCCTCCGTTATTGGTTATTAGGTATCATCTTCTTAAAAGCGTTATCCAGTTCCTGTACCGTTTTTTGTTGGCCTTTTTTAATATCAATATCTTTTCTATGCATGGCATCCACATAATCCTCGAAAGAAAGAAATTCGTACAATTTTAACAAATAATCTACACCGTAGTTATCTAGTGTAGTTAGTGTCTCAGATGTATTTTTTACAACTTTACAAAGGATTACTTCATACCAAGTAAGACTCATTGTTTGCGAGGCTACTTGAATAGCATGTTGAACCGTAGGACTTAGCTCTTCACTAGGCTCTCTATTCCTTTGAACTGGGTCAACAACTTGCCGAAACCTCGTTTGAAAAAAGGGCCATAGTTCACCTCTAGAACTTTTGCAGTCAAATCAATAACAAGTTCAGGGTGAGCAAAGAATAATTCGTCGAAATTGTCTGATACATTATGACCAGATTCTGTGTATACTTCGTCCAGAATTTTCTTTAAAAAGTTAGCTAGATTTTTTTCTTCTAGACCAGAAAATAGTTGAATCAAAGCCATTGCGATACGAGGTTCTAAATCTTCATCCGCAGACATAGACGCTGTATCATACATAATCATAGGGACAGCTAATACGCTGCCTAGTTCAGGAATCCTTTCGAATACTTTGGTAGGATTCCATTTTAAAATACGGAATGTTGCAAAACGTCCTTCCTCCAATGGAATATCAACCATAACTTCAGGACGCGCGAATTGTTGAATTGTGTTGTCTTTTTGTTCCATTATTTCCTCTCTTAAAAGAAAAGGGCATTTCTGCCCTTTATATTACTGAATAGTTAGAGCTGTAATTGAGTTAAGTACGTTAACTCCGGCACCTACAGCTGAACGAAGAAGACTTGCGTCTTTTAATCCAATTACCCACTGGTTTTCTTGGATGGTTTCAGCAATGGTGTCATCTGGTTGACTTTGAATCCAACCGATGGTACTGATATAATATCCGCGAGGATCTTCTAGATATACTGGGAATGCAACTTGACGAGTTGAATACATTGTTTGAGCATATGCAGAAAGAACTTCGTTTGCTGGGGATGTACGTTGGAGCGACATAGTTAGTGTACCTAAACGGTTACGACTAAGAGCTAGAGAAACGTCTCCATCTGTACCAGAGTAAGGGTTGATAATATCATTACTTTTTGAGATAACGATTTTAGTGTCAGCGGCAAACCCCCACGGTTCCCATCCACCCAGAGATAGAATCACCTGAGAAGGGTCATAGGCGAAGACGCCAGTAAGCATTTTATCCAAAGTGGATCTCCTTTATTTACATTCATGCGGGGTTTCCCCCGCTTTTAATTATGAAGATGTTGTGCTACTATTTCCAGTAGTACTGTTAGAAGTACGGTTGGTTAACACGTTAACCTGTACTTTTACATAGTGGAAGAATCCAGCATAGACATATTCAATAACCATTCCGTCAACCAGACGTTGATTGATTTGAGCATCAGTCATATCTGCACGAGAAGGGATATATACAGTTGGTTTTAAACTTACCAGTTGGCCTGTTTCTTCTGAAGTAACAACTTCATTTGCGATAGTACCATTCAGGATACCTACTTGAATTGGGTTCGCTGTTACTGCTTGACGAATCAATGCTAGACCAGCGGAAGTTGCACGAACACCTGCACCCATCATAGATTGTTGTTTGAACAGGGTAAACAGAGATTCATCTACACGAGCTTTAAACCACAGTGCATGAACAACGTAATCTGCATAGAAACCGCTAACCATGAAGCCATCACGGTAGAATAAAGCACCATGTTCTTTGCGATAGATGTTTCCATTCTGTTGTACAATATAGTTTTCAGCAGTAGTGCTAAGTCTTTCTAATTCAACACCAACAAGAGTTTTACCATGCAGCGTAGTAACACCTGGCTGAGCAGAGCAGATACTTCCGACAACAGCAGCTTCTGGGAACACAGAATCAGCAGTAGTCATCCACAGTGCCATACTGGTGTTATTATAACCCATGTTACCAAGACGTTTTAGAACGTTGTCGTCTGAATTGGTAGTAATACCTGTATCTGAGCTAGAGAAGAAGTACACTTTATCATGTTCTTCAACATAACCTGCCAGATCGATGATATCAGCATCAGCATGAGAATCTGATAGTAACCAGAACCAAGAGTTATCTGCATCAGCAATCGCGGTAATATCATCAATAATATCACTAGCGTAGGTTACAGAACTATTCAAGCCATTTGCAGAAACAGTGGCAAGTTTACCCGCTACTGGAGCGAAAGTAATAACTGATCCATCGTTAGCCACAGTGAAATATGTGCTATAAGTAGGATCTGCATTAATAAGATCAGTCAATCCTACAACGATCTCTTGTGCAGTCGCAGTGTCATCTGCTACAAATTTAAAATCTTTTGATGTTTGTCCAGACTTGATAGTGATAGTATAAGTAGCACCATCTACAACAACTGGAGTGAATGTGAAATTACTAACTTCACGTTTACCTACCATAACTTGTTGTGGTTTGAATAGTCCATCAAATAGAAGTTTAGCCATTTTATAGGCTGGGTCACTTGTACTAAAACCTGCTGCTAGGAGAGCATCAGTTGAAGTGAAGTAATCCACAAGATTATCAGTGACGTTATGCCCTGTAAGAATTAGAGGGATATCAAATTGTGTTTCACTGATTGAAGTAGCACCGTAAGTTAGAGTAACGGTAACTACCTTATCACGAAAAGTTGCCATTTATGCTCCTGTTAGAAACTTTATTCCAATGTTTATCCGTGTGGGATGTATTTAATTAATGAACCATTTTCTAGAGTCGTATAGTACAATGTCTTTCCTGCTAAACTTCCTACGGAAGAGAAGTTTAAAGGGAAGTCTAGTGGAGTGGGATCATCGTAATTTGTTTTGAACGCATGAATATTCAGGTTTACATGTTCAATAGGTGTTGTAGATAAATCTTCAATAACCATTGTTGTATTGAATGTCAAAAATATTCTGGCTCTTGGTTCAGTCTTATCTCCATCCAGTACAGTGTTAGCTTGTGCAACATTTGTTGCAGATAAAAAGCTAACGCCTTTGGAATAAAGATACTGGTATTTTAACTCATCAGCACCACGTAAGGCTGCAAGGACATATGTCAGTAATGTTACTGGTCTGCCTTTGCAAGCTAAGAGTTCAATATCATATTTATTATCCATCAAATATGAAAACATATCATTTTCATAAGAGAATTTCTGTGACCATCCATTGGAGTCATCAGAAGATACAATACGTAGTGTGAGATAGGGTGTATCCGGTTTTATAAATGGTTTATCCATTAAGTAAACAGGCAACCCAGTTAGTCTTCGTATAAAAGCCCCAATATTCTCCAGAATATTGTTTTCATATGCTTCTATTTGTTCATAGATATTAGCCAAAATTTCCACCCTCTTTAGCATAAGACCAGGTGTTGTTTTGGTCGTCTAGAATAGCCACACAGTGGCAATGAATAAGGAATGACGTTCTAGTCCAATCTTTTAATGAATAGATAGAATACCATAAACCATCAATTAAAATTTGGTCTGGGAGTTGATCAGTTCCTTGTTGAATTCCATGTATTTCTGTCTTAGTCCAGAAACTATATTGTGCCTTAGATCTATATCCTTCAGGAAGGGCTTGCAAAGTTTTTCCAGATATTGGTTGTAAGCTTGCAGTTTCAATATCGAATGGCGTATATTCGATAGAGTTATCCATATTACCAAAAACTGACGTTGTACTTGTTACATACGTTCTTCTACGTCCTTGGTAAGTGGTTAGATCAAGGAGAGTAAAATTATCTAATAGCATTTGTATCTCCTTTTTAGTATACATCAAAAATTAACTTATTGCAAGTTATTTTTTAGAACGTCTACGGGTGACTTTGGTTTCTATACCATTAATCAAATAACCACCATCTATAAGAATATGAGTCGAGTAATTACCTTTAGACTGACGTATTCTTATTGTCACTGGAGACAATGGACGATAGCGTTGTAATGCTATAGCCTGAGCTATCCCTTCTCTTGAAGCTTTTGCTACTGGTTCAAATGCTCCTAACCCTTTACCATGTAATAAATAGTCTCTAAACACAGAAGTCCAAAGCTTAGGAATTTCTTTACTAGCATGTAATGCACCATCTGTTAAAAATGGTCTTGCTGGGATATTATTGGTATCACTACCAAACTGTTGAATAGCAGCAATAGCTGGAAGAGTGAGATCAGTTTCAGGATGTTTTTTTGGAGTTAAATAACCTGCATCTATTTCAATACTATCCAAAGCTAACATCTTCTGGAAGTATTGATCTAGAGACATATCCTCTCCTTTAGTGATCTCACTCTTCATTATCTATCTCTTCTATAGAATCCTATCGGGCCATAATTTCTTAGATAGTTGACGTTTCTTGTATTACGATCTACACTAGCAACACCACCTAAACCATTCACAGAGTTAGGATTACTGTTTACTCGTTCAATCTCACAAGCGTCCACACCACCTATTAAGACCTTACTTGCTGCACCACGTCCAGAGGCACAACCAGGAATCATCATATCTCCATTCAGATATCCTTTATAAATATCTTCCCAAGGAGATTTATACTCAGATTGACCATTACTAAATACAACTTCAACCTGTACTTCCCCGACTTTTTCTTTACGCGAGAGGGTTCCGCCAGTTTGCTCATTATGATTTAAAAGGTCAGTATTCCACAAATATTCCAGAACAGAAATTAAACTATTCCATAACACTGCACATTTGTTACTATCATCATTTCCTATAATATCAATCCAAGTTTGAATTATTTGTTCAACCACTTCATCAGGAAGTACCTCTTGGGATGGATTGAAAACAAGTATGCGTATCATAGGAACTAAATCCGCCGCTACTAACATACAGACTCCTTATTTTTTAGTGGAAGTTGCACGTTGTGATCTTTTCTTAGCCGGGGTATCTACTGCTTTAACTTCTAGAACTTCTACTTCTTTCCTTTGTTCAACTGGAGTATAATCTTCAAAACTGACTAAGAAGAATCCACGTTGTTCTTCACTACCAAAAGGATTAACTTTAAGCCCTGTTTCTTCACGTAGACGTGACAGGAAGTGAATAAAGTTTCCGCCTAATGCAATACGTCCATCTTTAGTGTAGAATGACATAGGTGGAGCAGTTGTTAGAGTTTTTTCAAAGTCTAAATCAGGAGCTAGTTCAGAAAAATCTTTCACCATCTCATGATAGCTAAAATAAGTTTTTACGATTGGGTTTGACATACGGTTCTCCTCGTATTATTATCTTTTTATAACAAAAAAGCCCACCCGCAAGGGGCAGGCTTTTTATCATCCGTTAGGATTAAGCAGTGGTCAGACGAACAACCAGTTCTGGGCGAGTGTTAACAGCCAGAAGAGAGAATTCAGACTGAAGCTGTACTTGACGGTGTTCTGAAACCATGAAGGTATACAGTTCACGAGCCATAGTATTCGCTAGCTCTGGGGTATCTGCTGGTGCATAGTGAGCCTGGAACATATCTGCAATACCCATTGGCAGAACATATGCTTCAGTAGCAGGGATGTTACCGTGGATATCTTCGATGTAGGTCACACCATTCCATTCGAATACCTGAACGTCCATGTTACCGCTTAGACGGTCACGTAGCAGGTTAGGAGTACCTTGGTAGTACTGGTAAGCCTGGCGAACGAATGGAGAGTTCACTAGAGATGCGAAGAATTCGCGAGAACACAGTGCAACAATACGAGTTGCGGTAGAACCGTCTTGTTTTGTATCGATGATGTAAGCACGTGCTTCTGCTTCGACAGTTGCTGCTGGAGATACAGTAGTTGATGCGAAATCAATCGGAACAACTTTCTGAGTGGCGTTCCATTCAGTGTACCAATTGTACGCTGAGTTTACGCTACCACCAGAACCAACGTAAGCGTTACCCATTACTGCTTGAGCAAAAATGGTTTCTTTTGTTTTAGCAACGTCACGCAGGATTTGAGTCATGTAACGATTAACGACTTCCGCTTCAGTGCGCAGTTGATCATTAATACCAGCCATAGCGAAGCTACGGAAGGACTGAATGTCTTGCGCTTTGATGTTCTTATCCAGAGGGAAGAACGGAATACGGAATACTTTAACAGTTGGTTGAGCCATAGTAAGGAAGTTACGTTCCCCACCACGTTCACGTGCTGGGATCAGCCCGTCATTCACTTTCTCTTTACCGATTTCGATAGCGGTAGTTTGGTGATAGTGAGTGTCGAACAGACCTAAACTTGCAATAAGAGTGTCAGGAGAGTCCTGTAGCTCAATCATTGGGCTAAAGTCAACAACCTGATCCAGAATAATAGCTGGCATGTAAAATTCTCCTGTTAATTATTAAGAAGTGAAAACGACTTTTTCAGTCAGTTTCAGATCGTGAGTTTCGAGAGCGGCGACACCAGCATCGTCAATCAGAGAACCGTCACTGTAATAAACAGCAAAGCGGTTAAGAGTTAGGTCGCGAACACCAACAACTGCGGTGAAGGTTTCACCTACTTCCACGTCGTCGATACTGAACAGTGCGTCAGTCCAAATTAGAACTTTAACAGCATCAGCAGCGCTTGCAGCTTCGGTATTGTCTGCTTTTAGAACAGAACCAATACGCATGGTAGCAGTTTTAACTAGGTTGATATCACGAACGCAATGACCAAGGTCAGAGCTGAATACACCACCCAGAACTAGGAATCCGAATTCCTGGCGGTAGTTTTGTAATGAAATTCCTGTTGCCATTAATTAAATCTCCTAAGATTATTTCTGGGCTTGTTGTTTCAGAAGGTTAGCTTTTTGCTGAATCAGATCAGAAGCACTTTTAGCTACAAGTTCTGGATTAGTTGCTTCTACTCCAACTTCTTTGCCAAATTCTTTCTTAACTGTTTCAATTTCTTCACGAGCTTTACTGAAAGCTTTAACAACAGTTTCTGCAACTTCATTGTTATCGATTAGGTATTTAACCAGTGCTTCTACTTTATCTTCCTCTACGAAATCGTAAGATTTGATAACGAGCATATAATCACTTTCAATACGAGCGGCTTCTGCTTTTAATAGTTCTTCAGCCTGAGCACGTGCTTTTTGAATTTCTTCCTGAGCTTCAGCCTGAGCCTGAGCTTTAGCATCAGCGGCTGCTTTTTCTACTGCTTCTGCAACCTGAGCTTTAATCAGATCTTGGAATTCAGCAGATTTCAGGAATTCTTCTTTGTTAATATTATCCAAAGGGGTATCTCCTTTATTTAGTTCATTTGTGTTTGCAGATGATTGTTTATTGTCTTCTGCTGGGTGATCCTCTGCAATCACAGAGTTGTTATTAGTGCGAGCTGAATGAGCTTTCACTAGATAATCTTTAACATGTGTATGTTTTAAAGCACCTTTAACAAGGCTACCTAAAGCATCGTCAATTAAGTTATCAAAGAAGTCTACAGATACTAAAACATCACCTTCAACTACTTGGTAGTCTGTTGTTTGAACTACTGGATTTGCAACGTCACCTACTTCTACAAGTAGCCCGTTAATAGTAAAATCAGTAGAGAACATTCCGTAGTCACTACAGAAAATAACAATGCCATTATCAAAATCAGCATCAACAACATATACCCAATCCCAACCCATTTCATATTTTTCACGAACGGCTTCGTTAAGGAGAGTCATTAACTGTCCAAAATAGGATTTGCGTAATTCAGTAACGTCTTCGCCCATATCTTCAAGGGCTTTCAGTTTTTCTAGACTAATATCTGGTGCATCACCAGATTTAAATAATAGAGGGGTATTAAAACCAGAAGCTGCACCACCTTGGAAATCGAAGGTATATGCGATGTGCGCTCCGCATGAGTCTTCCGTAGCTTTACCCGAAAAGTCTACGTCAGCTAAATATGTATGTGCCACGTTTAATCCTTCTTAACTACTCTACCCATTGCACCAATACTCAAACCTTTAAGAATTCCATCTTTTCTTGCTTGATATAGTTCTGGATCGTAGAATTGTATTTTGACGAGTGGTGTACCTTCAACGACAAACTCATCTCCAATATAACAATCAACTTCATTAACCCATGCTTTAACAGGTTTGAATTTATCTGTGTTTTTTAGGTGGCCTAAATTACCACTAACATTGGAAATATTCTCGTTGAAGTTGTCAACCATTTTTCTAATCTCAAGATCAGACATACGTTCACCATGTAGGTCATCGTATTCAGGTGGACAGTACATAACTTCGATAACCTGCATCTTTTCTTCATCAAACTGATTGTGTTTAATTACTTGCACAGGTGTTGTTTCTGGAGTAGAATCTTGTTGAGATGGGGAAGTATCTTTCGTTCCACTGAACGCTTTAAATAGCTCCCAAAGTGAGTCTTTATTAAGTTCCATAAGGTTCCTCATAAAAACAAATATCCCATAAATCTTAGTCTACAGGATATTTGCTTATTTGTCAATACCTAAATTAAAAAATTTTTTAATTTGCTAAATTTGATGCTGAAGTATCTAATGCAGAAACCGAAGTAGATGTTCCATTACCTGTTCCAGTAGCTAAGCCATCCCCAGATCTAGAAGTTTTCTCTGGCATGTATTTATCCATGTAATCTTGGAACTTATCCTCATCTGCAATAATATCATCTGGAATACGATAAGAGAATCCACACATTTCAAAGAACTCATTAAGCACTTGAGGGGTTAATGGTATTGCTCCAGAAGCTACTAATTGCTGGATTGCTTTAGCATTAGTTTCAATATTAGGATCACCAATATCATTACTTTTAAACTTAGGCATATCCTCATCAGATAAGAAGATATTATTCATTCTTAGTAGTTGAGGAATTAGTTGCGTATTTAATGCTTCTGTGATAATGTCTACATCACGTTCAATAAAATGGGATAATAGTGTTTGTTTGTTATCTGCTAGAGAGAAACTTCCTCCCTCGCCATCACCCATGATTAAAACACTAGCACCAAATCTGTTATAGATATCTAGTTTACGTTGCTTAATTAAAGCCTGGGTATCAAACTGTTTACCATTACCTTCTACACCTTGGAAATGCAAGTCATATTGACGCATAGAAGTGTTTTCATAGATATCAGATGGTATTACCATATATGACTGCTCACCTGCATGGAGGTTTGCTATATTGGCTTGAAGAATACGTAAAGATTGTGCCTCTTCCCCGTCAGGGTTTAATGAAGCTCTGTTTAAGATATCACTAGGTACTAACAGAACTGGCATACCACCTAAGTCTTTAGATACACCTACAACTTCGAACTCTTGTATTAAAGATTTCTCACGCCATGCTCTGTAGACTGCCAATAGAGGACTTACACCCAAGGGCGTATTTTCTGTTATGTTAGTTCCTAAGTATAGCACTTTACTCATTGGAATTTCTTTACGTCCAATAAGATTAGGGTTAATATTCCCTGTAGCGCTTAACATTGTGTTTGTTATATTTTGATTTACCGTAAGAATGGTACGACCGTCAGCAGAATAAGTGAAAGGCTGTGCCTGATCAATTGTATCCTGGGGTCTAAATGCCAGCTTAGTAATACGCCAATAACCAAAGTATGGGCTTTTTGGATCTTCGTCCATTTCATAAACTTTCTCTGCAAAGGCAAATCCAAATTGCTTATAAGTGAGTAGTGAACGAACATACTGGCGAAGAGTTCCATTCATATTACGTAAACAATAATCTACAAACTTAGCGGCTTGTCTAGACTTTCTAGAATTGACATTACTTGTAATAGTAAAATCAAAGAATGCTCTATCGACAAAGATATAAGTAGCATCAAGAGCTGTAGCTACATCTGGGTCTTCCCCCATTTCTTTGTATGTACGGATATTCTCTGGAAAACGAGTTTCATAGGGCTGCATAAAATTAGTAAAGGCTTTAATAGAATTAAGACCAATTGTACCAATTTCAGGAGAGAGTACTAAACTTTTTTCTTTCTCTAAGGATTGAGATGGAGATAAAGTAGCTTTACTAACTTGTCCTTTGTTCCAGTAATCCGACTTTTTAGTATATTTACGTTTTCCTGACACGTGCTTCTCCTAAGTCGTTTACACAATATCTGCCCTATAAAAGGGCAGATCTATAAAAGTACTTTAACATACTTTTATAACTTTTGTCAAGACTTATCTAGATCTTATTTTATAAGGATGACCAAAAGATGCTCTTGTCCCAGTAGTCATTTTACCGTATCCTGTAGTAGCACCCATTGGTGTAGGAATGGCTACAGCCTTGAATACTTGCTCTTTCATAAGGGTATTAAAACAAGATGCAGCGGCATCGGGAATATCATCTTTTAGAGTTGCAGTAGATCGTTCTCCATTAAAAGATTCCAATTCTTTATAAAAGTGATCTAAAGTTTCTTTGTTAGGGAAAGAATCTTCTACTATATAAACAAATCCGTTCTGACAAGCACTACTAAATGGCATGAAACGCTGTAGTTTCTTTTTGTTCCCTGGCATTGCATCAGGTTTTACAATGAATCCTTCAGAGATAAGTTTCTTAGCTGATTCAGTATATTCAATCAAACCTGCCCCAGATGGATCTTTAGGTAACACGACAATAACCTCATCCCCATCAATCTTACATTGATTAAGAATCAAATTATCACGTTCACCGGGAAGTCTTCTAAATCTACCGAAGATTTTACTTTTCTCATCTTTTGCATCATAATCATAGTCACCAAAGATATAAACGTTACCATCTGTATCTTTAGCCATTTTCACCGATGTTGTATAGTCAGGGTAACGATAAGATTCTGTTGGAACAGATACAGCTTTATCCCAAGCTCGCATGTACTTCATGTTATTTGGAATATCTGAGTATTTGATCACATGCAACCATTCCCTATTGAAGAAGCTCTCTTCTTGTGCTCTGGCAAACCAACATCCATCTAATAACTGTGCTCTTTTTACTGCGGTCTGGGCTTTAAGAGAAGCTAAGTATTTAGGGTTTAAGCGAATAAGTTCTGGATTATCAAATATTGTACCTCCGATAAAAACAAAGCTTTGCGGTTCAATAGTTACAATCTCACCTGTATTAGGGTTTTCCATGAAGCAGTTTTCAGGATATTTTTCCTTTAACTCTTCAGGATTTTCTGCAAACACAGGTTCATCGTTTACAATGAGGAAATATAATTGTTTACCACACATATCCTCACGAGGGAATCCTGCCTCATCTAGATACGGTAGCACCCAGTTAATAACCCAACTATCTGCATCCGGGTTACATGTACATAGCATGAATGATGTAGTAGATTCAGAACGTAGACGACCAAGAAGGTAAAGCATTTCATATTGCGTAAAATGCGTTAACTCATCGAAACCTACCATAGAATACTGTGTACCCTGATGGTTAGTTTCGGCTGTTACGTTATCATTTTCCAAGTGGTCAAATTTTAATGTGCCACCCTCTGTAGCTCTAAACTCCATCTCCATAGCTTGTTCACGAACATGCGGCTGAAGTTTTAGATACAGCTTCTTAGCTTCTGTAAACAATCCACCTGGTTTACGTAGAGCTGTTGTATTTTTACGGAATAAGATACCACCAAACAGTGGATCTTTACATGCATATTTTAAAGCTTTTAATAGGAGTAAACGAGACTTGCCGCTATTCCCAGTAACGAAGATATGATCGCCACGTCTAAAGACAACATAACTGCTTGGAGTTTCAAAACAATATTTTTTATCATCACTTGTCATTACCTCATGTATTTTTAGATAAGTGCTAGGTTTACCTTGTATATTAAAAGGTACTCTCTTACCAAATGGGTTTTCTATGTATCCTCTTAAAGGTTCTCCTGCTTGCTGTAAAGCAATAAGATCTCCTACAAGGATTTCAAAATGTTTTTTAGATTTCTTTTTCTTATAGAATACAAATCTGTGTTCCATACTTAATTCTTGGAAGACACCAACACCGTTGGTAATTCTATACAAATTATCTTTAGTATCGTATTCTACATAGTACGGAGTAGTTATTTCTAATTTTTTATTTCTTGGGTTATATTGGTAAATATCTTCCCCGGAGTAGGAATCAATACTCTTCCATCCTTCGGGGGTTAAGTATTCAGTTTCTGCTGTTACACAACCTGCTGCACCACCATAAATCATAACCTCTGGCATTAAGTCCATAGCCAATGTTTGTTTACCTGGTTGTGCTTTTACTTCAATTTCGATATTTGCCAGATTACTTCTTACTGGTTTCCTTGCCAAAATTCCTCCTATTTGGAAATAATACCTGCATCTTGTAAAGTTTTTATATAAGCTTGTAATGCTATAAGTTTTTGTCTATCTTTTTCCCATAGTGCATTATTAGCCGTCTGATTGTCTACAACTTCAGATCTTGAAACACCTTTAGCGATTTGAGACTTCGTGTACACTACAGGCGTTGTTGGAGCTTCTAGATTGCTATTATCAGGGCTAGCGATGCTTTCTTTTGCAATGGGTTTGCACTGGTCAATTAGAATTGGTTGGGAATGATTTGTTGATGATGTGCAGCCCGTTATCATCAGGGGCAAAGCAAGACATGCTGCCAGTAGTAGTTTTTGCATACTCTTTTTTCTCTTGTTGAAGTTCAGTTTCTTTTTGAGACAATTTCTCTTTTAAAATTTTAGCGTCATCTGAAAGCTTAGCTATCGTATTATTTAGTTGAGATCTATCAGCGTCTACTTTAGCTTGTAGTGTATCAAAAGCTTGCTTAGCTTTTGCTTGTTGAATTACTTGTGCCTGTTGCTCTTTAGCAACTCCTGCATTGTAACCATCTTCATAAATACTGTTTTTAATGTGTATCGCACTAAATATGATAACAAGTAAAAGGATTGTTCCTATTACAATATACCTAATCATTTTGTTGTTTTTTATCACATTCAGTAAAGATATCAATAAGCTCATCTTCATTTACTCTTAGTTTAGGTGTTGTGGAATTATTAATAATCTTCTTCACTTCCATTGGTTTCGCTTTCGTCAAGATCTGCTCCCACTGTTCTGTCGTAATCATCTAATTCTTCCTCAATATTCCAGTTACGGGTGTAATCGTTTTTCCTATCCTTGTGTACTGAAGCACGATTATAATCATGTTTTGCTACGTAGTTTCTCATATAGTTTCCTCCTACATTTGATCTTACCATAAAATTAGTATAAAAAGCAAGCTTTTTAAAAATAAAAAATCCCCTAACCTTTCGGAGAGGGGCGTTAAATAACGAGGAGGAAGGGAGCAAAGCTCCCAAGAGAGGAGAAGTGAATCTTGTATCAATAAGATTAAATGGAGATTTTCTGAGGGTTATCTTGAACATCTACGGTATCCTCGTTTTCTTCGTAGTGTTCTTGCATCCAACCTTCCACCTGTTCCTTGATGGTTTTTGCGGCTTGGAATTTTAGATTTTTAGGTGCATCTTTGTCATCAATTAGATCAACAATATACTTTGCAGCTTCGACATATTTCTCAGCAAACAACTCTTTGACTTTAGCTTCAGCTTCTATCATTGCGTAGATTTGCTGCATCTCGGCAGTTGGTCTTCCACGACCACGTTTTATTTTTGCCATATTAGCCTCCTAATATTAATTCTACCATGAAATTATGAGTTTGTAAAGTTTTTATTAAGACAAAACAGATACAGGAGCTTCCAGCCATGTCAGAGTCATTACCACTCTATTCACATTACCTGATGTATTTATTAATTGTAATTGAAAATTACTGCTACTTGGAATAATTTTATACCCTGTAGAAACCGAATTTATTCCTCTGTCTCTATTGTTATTATTTCCTGCGGAAGCAGGGATAAAAACAGGTATAAAGAATATAGATCCTCCTGTAGGAGTGCCTGTCAACTGAGTAAGTATTGCTGTAGAAGAACCATATTTTAAATTAGAATTTCTATTAGGGTAGCTTATACCTGTAGCACCTCCAGTTACGCCAGTCATAACCTTAGCTTCGAAACCAGTATAAAATGGAGAGAAAGTCCAATCAGTAAAAGCACACTCCTTATCTACTGGGCTTTGGAAATTAATCCAATAAGTTGCACCAGCCGCTATAGTTATATCTGCTGTACAGTGGAATAGTCTTCCTTCTATACTTGCAATTTCAATTTGAGTTAAAGTTTGTGTAAGAATACGTGGATCAGATAACCCTGTAACTTTACGCATTGCAGATCTTATATCTGTATTTTCTGCTCTCCTAATAGATATCCTTCCCTGAGCAGAACCTTCTGCTACTACAGAAGCTACTCCCCAATTAGGTTGTATGAAAAATTCCTCATTAGGTTCTAATAAGATGCAATTCTGTCTTTCTGTTATTTGTTCTCCGTTTATCGCTAAACGAATACCTACCTCTGAAACATTCTCTATTACATGTGCATACTTTGGATCGACATTAAGCAAACTGAATATATCTAACCATTGTGTTGTAGGTATTTTAGGAGATATGATTTTCATAATATTACCTCTAAGAATAAACGAAAAAAGCTCCACTAGGGAGCTTTTCGTGTGCGTTAAGAGGCGCACCCCTCTATCGAGTGAGGAACTAGGCATGTTCTCATCGAAGATACCGCTGGCGCGATATTCTTTACACTAGCCCTAATACTATTTTAATATATTTTTAATAAAAAGTATTTAAGAATAGTCTCTAAATGGTTGTAGCAGATGGAATCGAACCATCATTTAACGATTATCAGTCGTTTGTACTAGCCGTTGTACTATGCCACAATTATTTGGCAGCAAGGCGAGGAGTCGAACCCCTTGATTTATGGTTTGGAGCCATATAGAGCGCCGCGCTCGTTTAAATCTACCCGGCTATTATTTGGAAGCGGGAACCAGAGTCGAACTGGCAATCTTGAGCATATGAAACTCACATGGTAAATCCGTTCCACCATCCCGCTTATTGTTTGGTTGATAGTAAGAGAATCAAACTCTTCTCACAACGCCGTATGAAAGCGTCCGAAACATCAGCTTCACACTATCAATAATATTTAGGCTCTAAGCCTTGGTTAACCCTTTACAACCCGTCTTGGCGTGGTATCCTGATAGGATGGTAGATATCCATTGCAAACCCTGAGATATCTCTTAGATGAATATGGTACTTCCTGGAGGAATCGAACCACCGACGCTCACCGTGTAAAGATGACGTTCTACCATTGAACTAAGGAAGTAAAGCGTTAAATGATCTTACCAGTTCCCAGTACCTTGATTATGCAACCCGAAACGTCAGGGTGCGGTCATTTAACTATTCTGGTACATCAGGTCAGACTCGAACTGACACGCCCTCACGAGCACTGGAACCTAAATCCAGGGCGTCTACCAATTCCGCCACTGATGCATTTTTATTTGGTGGAGCCGGAGAGAATCGAACTCTCAACAGGAAAGGTGCAAACCTCCCTCGCTACCTTAGTACATGCAACCCCATTTTACTTGGTACGGATGGAAGGAGTCGAACCTCCGGCGCAGGGCTTCGTAAACCCTCGTTCTGTCCACTGAACTACACCCGTATAATACTTTGCCTAAAACGCCACAACTTGTTTGGTCTTGCACCGTGTCAGTTGCTATTTATCGGTAGAATTTGAGCCATTAACCTGAGCGAATATTTGTCATGGTTGTCACACCATCAAGGCAAAACTTGGTGCAACCTACAGGTATCGAGCCTGTCTATCTGCCTTTTCAGGGCAGCACTCATCCATCTAAGTCAAAGTTGCATAATATATTAGAAAGAAAGACTCTTTGTTTAAAGGAGTACCCTAACCGAAGTTTCGCTTTTTATTTCTTTCTTAAAGTGGTCTCCGTAGAAAGATTCGAACTTTCGACCCCACCGCCCCAAACGGCATACTCTGACCAGGCTGAGCTACACGGAGATAATACTTATTGAGAAAATTTCTCTAAAATTGGCTACAGGTCTAGGGATCGAACCTAGTCAATATGGTGGTCAAAGCACCATGCCTTCCCATTTGGCTAACCTGTAATTATTTGGTATAGTGGACGGGATTCGAACCCGCAAGGTAGTTTCCTACTCTAGATTGAAAGTCTAGCTACTTCGACCGATTTGTATACCACTATATAAAATTATTTAAAAAGGAATGCTAGAACTTGAAGGAGAAAACCATGAGCGAAAAGAGAAAGTTTTCTAACATTCCTGTCTAAATAATCTTGAAATTGTTGGCGCGGGTGACAGGATTCGAACCTGCGACGAACTGGGTGGAAACCAGACACTCTACCAGACTGAGCTACACACGCGCTGAATAACAATTCTATACTATTTACTCTACTACATTTTAATACTTATTGTCAAGTAATATTTTGAAAATTGTGAGACAGTGACGAGTATCTCGTGGATGACTAATCCTACGTCCGGCTGAGCTAGGCGATGATTTCATACACCTTCTCGTCGATTGGCAGGAGCCGTTCCTCCTGAACTACCATCTAGCATCTAAGATGCAGACAGCCTCACCAATCCACCTACTCCCAGTCACGGTTTCGGTTATTAGGAAGCCCCTGGTTATAAGAACTATTGAGTGGGTGTTTCCAGCCGCGCATACGTTCTTCATTGTTAGGGGCAATTCTGGTGCTCCAAGTAGGCTTCGAACCCACGACCCCATGCTTACAAGGCACGTGCTCTACCAACTGAGCTATTGAAGCAAATAGTATTTTATTATTGAAAGGTATTCCACCATAATATCAAGGTTTGCCGATGCAGTAGTTCGGGAACTATACAATGCCGCTTACGCGCTGGTTGTCTCAATTCAAACCCACTGCAAACCGTGGTAGTTGAGGCCAGTTTCTTTTCCACTTGTTTCCACTTATAAGTCTTAACCAGACCGGGATACGGGCTTATAAGATCATCAATAATAAAATTTGGCGATGGATCAAGGATTTGAACCTTGCTGGAGATTTCTCTCACGGATTAACAGTCCGCCGCCCAACCACTAGGCCAATCCATCATTATTCTTTGTTAAGAGTAGGCGCGTTTCATCAGTCGCCTCGTGTTATTTTCTCCTGTTTCCAGGCTCCCTTTAGTGCTCGCGAGGGAGGGATTCGAACCACTCACCTCTGCCAGAGCCAATCAGATCTTTCGGGTAATTACTCCGTCCAACCATTTGACCAACCTACTGGCAGCGTCCATCGCCCTTAGACTGCCTCGCGTCTGTCAATTCAGATGCCACTAAAGCTCTCTCAACTAATTTGGTGTGGGAAGATGGAGTCGAACCACCCGATTCCTCTCGGAAAGCTGATTTACAGTCAGCGCCGCTGCCTCTACGGTACTATTCCCACATTGTCTGGTGCATCGTGAAGGATTCGAACCTTTCGATCCCCGGATTAAAAGTCCGGTGCCTTACCGCTTGGCTAACGATGCATAAATTTTCTTTATGATAGAAACTCAGTCTTGGCTCTGAATCTCTATGATTAAGCGAGGTCTATCATAAAGAAAACTTGGCGGAAGAGGGGAGGATTGAACTCCCACGCCCTTTCGGACGGCAGTTTAGCAAACTGCTATGGCTACCATTTCATCACTCTTCCTAATAAATTGGCGCGACTGACGAGATTCGAACTCGCATATTCTCCATAGACAGTGGAGTACCATTACCAAGCCAGCCCCAGTCGCATTAATTTGGAGGAAGATAACGGAGTCGAACCATCACCATATCGCTACAGCGGGCTGGTTTTCAAGACCAGTTGCGTACCACTACGCCCTATCTTCCATATTTTTATCTTATCACAAAATATCGGCAGAAGCAAGAGAGATTCAGGAGTACTCTCTTTCCTTGTATGATTTAGGCCCATACAGCCTTGCCTTTCAGCAGTTCACTTTATCATAGTAAGTTGTATAGTTTAGTGTTTGCTGCACTGCTTCTTAGCCAAATTTTGTATTTATTCAGAAGGTATTTATCATAACGTTTTCCCATTTAAACTATCAAGTCAAAAGACCTGAGCCGGACTCGAACCGACAACTCTTCATTAGCAGTGAAAGATGTTAGTTGCTGAAAACCTTCTAAGAATTTTGTGTGCCAGTAGCTTATTTTTACTACTTTTGCTCTACCCCTGAGCTATTCCCCGATATTGTTCGGGGAAGTAGGATTCGAACCTACGACCAAAAGTTCCCTTAGTATGTATTTGCTGTACAGCTACTTAGGCAAATATAGTGACAGAAGAAGTTTTTTCTTTTTCCAATAAAAGTATGTTTAGTTGCTGTATTTCTTCTCGTCAAATCTAAATATTTTAAAAAGCATTCAGAAGAATATTTTATTTTCTATGCATGAAATTTTAATATTGCTGTATTTCTTCAAGAACACTTTTTAAAAGACTTATTTATTAACCGTTTACTTCACGATATAAATTTATCTTAACATAAGGGGCTACTTGTTGTCAACCCCTTTTCTAAAATATTTCTAAAAATTTATCGTTTTAGAAATCGTAACGTTCTACACAAACCAGTTTCTCTACTACAGAGACAGGATTCATTTCTCCTGATAGCACACCTTGTAATACCGCAGGAGAGAATCCAGAAACAAGTGCTACACCTGAGTCTGTAACTTGCACCGGGATATTACCCTGTTGACGTGAGGTAACGTTCCAAAATACTAACTGCGGCATATTATAACCAGCACGAGCATACTTAGCTTTAATAGCTTCGAAGTTAGTTACTCCACGGCAGCAGTAATTAAATTCCATATCAGATACAATCAGAATACGAGTTGGTAAGTCTTCCTCAGCGAGGTTATCACGAACTGCTAATGTCAGGATCATATCAAACACACTTTGCAAGTTAGTAGACATGCCCCAAGGAGAACGTTCCACATGTGCAATTTTCTGACGTAGAGTCATGCTATCACTTACTTCGATAAACGAAGGTGTTTCGCTAAAGGTAATCATCTTATTACGGAAGATACCACGACTACGTTCAGAAGTATACAACCCAAGAGAAACTGCAATATCCATCGCACTAGTTTCACCTGCTACTCGTACACCCATACTACCAGAAACGTCTACAACACACAATACACTTTCTTTGCTTCCGTTCATATAATCTGGCAGAGCTTTCCATTGCGCAGTAGATACAGTAGAGTCTCCGCGACGTGCTGATTTAACAACATCGTAAGGGAAAACTGCACCTGCGTTCACTTTAACGCCCTCTACACCTTTTACCAAAGCATCTTTATAAGCTTGGTAACGCGCTGTATCCTTACGATTAAACAGACGTTGATAACGCGCAGCAGCCAGAGAAGGAATTTTACTGTAATCAATATCTGTAAAATCACCTTTAGAGATTTTCTGCTCTACAGTGCTAGAAAGAGAAGAAACCAGTTTATTATACTCTTGGTAACTTAACTTCATGCCCTTAGCTAGGGTTTTAGCTACCTCTTTATTATGTTCAGTATTATTACCGCGCATACGTGGCATCCATTTAGCACATAAACCCGCAGTGGATTTATCTGTTAAACCTTGCTGTACAAATTCAACTGCTTCTTTTTCAATAGGAGTACCGATTGCTACAAGCACGTCATCCCAACGACCTAACTCAGGAACTTTGTGCAAAACACGCAGTGCCAGAGAAGGATTTTGAATTGCGATGTTTCGGAATGTGCGTCGGAAGATTTCACGCTCACCCATACCACCACGAATATCACGGGAATAGAGAAGAATACGAACAGCCATTTCAGCATCTTCATCATATGCTTGCCAGAACATATCCTCAGAAACTACGTCCGGGTTATTACGTAAACTACCAATCTTAAAGAAAAGATCTACGTTTTTATTAAGCGATGAACGATGAGTAGTTGCTCCGTTCAGCGTAGTCTGAGTTTTAGTTTTACTTGAATCAAACAGCTTGGACATTATTTTCTCCTCTTAGGTATTTGGCAAAGGCGGAGGGACTCGAACCCCCAACCAAGGGAGTAGAAATCCCTTGCGCTATCCAATTGCGCTACGCCCTCATTTATCTAGGCTGACTATAACACACACTATTCGTTATTGTCAAGCTCTTTTTTAATTTCTTTTTTAGCTTTCTGACGTTCAGTAGCTTTACACACTTCTTGCCAAGAGTCGTACTCATCTCCTTTACGATAGCCACGGCTACGACAAAGAGAACATAGACAACCTTCTTGACTATATTTCAAACCATGAGGTTTCATGAGTTTCCTTAGATTATCAGAGTTTTAAACTTAATGCAAATGATTTTCTTCTTACCGCCTACATACTGCCAATGATGTATCTCCGCAGCTACTTCTAGGGAAGTTCCTACTTCACGATAGGCGTGAGTGATTACATCAATCCAGTATTCACAATCAGGCTGATAAATCATACTGTAGTGCTTATCAATCAACGTATTGATACCACCGAAATCTCCAATTGGCTTACGCCACGGTGTACTCTTCATAACAAACTTTCCCAAGTTTTATCAGGAATTTCTGATGGAGGAATCTTACCTTCTGTCTTGGCTTTATCGTCTACTGCTTTTTTAATAGCTTGGATCTGCTCCTCAGTCAAAGGGCCATCATCTTTTTCGTATGCCATTATATTCCTCCAAAAATTGGTGAGCATTACCAGATTCGAACTGGTGTCTTTCGGGGTTAGAATCCTACGCTTTACCGCTAAGCTAAATGCCCTTCATAAATGTCACGACTATCAGGATCGTGATACAATTCTGCAACCTCTTTACTTAAAGATGCTCTCAGTATAACACCTTTATGCGAAACAATTAAATAAATATTCGTTTCACTTACATCTCCGGGATTCAACAACTTCCCTCGTATAATTCTCAGACGTTCTGCCGAATACCCATCTTCAAGATCAGCCAACATATCTGCTAATGACTTAGAGAAGGTTAATCTATGTAACGTGTTAGTTTCACGATTGACAATTCCCCAAATACGATCGTCCAGTTTGCAACTTCCTGACTCACAATTAGTCTATGACATTTTTGTTCTCCTGATTAATAATTTCGATATCATTTGGATCTCCCAGGCTTCGGCTATAATAACCATCTCCTGCATCGTATCCCGTTTTACCGCATTAACACATCTTAAATTCCCGCAAAAGAGTAAATAGATGTTCAGTGTTGCAGCATTTAAATCTCACTAACTTTTTCATAAAGTGTTCCTTATCAAAACACATAAAGGAGGACAATGATCAGGTGACGTTTGCCAACGCCCTGTCGAAGCTAAGAGGATCGCAACTCCTCTCTTTAGCCGTGGCCATAATAGATGAACTACATGATCAGTGTAGTTTTCCGAGCCACTCACACCCCCTATAGGTGCAGACAGTTTTAACGCTAATCAATGCCTTTCTTTATGTGTTCTGTATGGTTGACTGCTACAGGACTTGAACCTATTTCTCTCCGCACCCTTAGCGAAGCGCATATACCTATCATGCTCATACAGTCATTGGAGGATGATATGGGATTTTAACCCATCTGATACTGTTTTGCAGACAGTCTCCTAGACACTCGGACAATCATCCCATCGAAAATGGTGTGACTAGTGGGGTACGATCCCACATCAGGAGAATCACAATCTCCAACGTTATCCATTTACGCTCATAGTCACCATTGATTTGAAATCTGTGCCTCCGGCACTACTATTGACCAGATTTCGTTTACAGTATCGACCACTACCTTCAAAGCTATAGTGTCCGGTGCTCCAGAGCCGCCGATTTCTTGCTGTATCAAGCTGGAGTATGCCCTCCAGTGCAGTTTATTTCACACCTGTCACAGTGCTTCTTTTCCGAGATAACCACTCTCGTAGTTGCTGACAAACAACTCGTAAAATATATTCTCGTAAGAACATATGTTGCGAGAGTTTGGCACCAGGAGGAGGAATCGAACGCTCCTAATCAGGTCATGACTCCTGACTATCTCAAACCAAACACTGTTGTGTCGGTTACTGCATAACAGCGAGCGCTCACTCTTATACAAACCTTCACCAGTGTCGAGATCCTGGCATTATTTGGTGGACAGTATCGGACTCTAACCGATGTTCACGATCTCTATCGTGGCGCATATCCCTACATCGCCTACTGCCCTTAGTTTGGTACGGGTGACGAGATTCGAACTCGTAAGATCATCAAAGACCTGGGGGATTTTAAGTCCCATGTGTACTGCCAATACCACCACACCCGCATTAAATTTGGTGACCCCCGGAGGATTCGAACCTACCTGCCTCTCGATTATGAGTCGATTGCTCATACCTAATGAGCTTGAGGGCCAAAGAAGTATTACTCTAACATAAAATAATACTTCGTGTCAATACTAATTATGCAAAATTTTTAAAATCTTCATCGTCTTTTTTATTTAGAAGAGCGTAAACAAGAGCTAAGACAGTTTCTTGATTACGAGGTAAACTCATTTCTTCTAGCAAAAGATCGATATTCAAAACTTCTTTACCTTTTGGAGCATCTTCACGAATTGCTAAAGTGCCATCTTCTTTTTGAATAAACATGTCGTCTGGATTAAAAACAAACAACATGTTTTCATCTTGGTCAATGATGAGATGTTTAAGTAAACCACCTACATTAACTTGATCTTCCATAGTTATCTCCTTTGTTGATGTGTATCATATCAAAAGATTCTAATGTTTGTCAATACTAATTTGTATCTATTTCATCATCACCATTTGACGTTGTTAAAAATAAGTCTGTAATACCTTGATGTTGATATGCCCTTTCGGGACTATCATCAAAGGCCAAGCCTGTACAAATAGAACATAGATCTGACTCTTGAATATTTCCATTTTTATCTTTTCTGGAGTGATTCTTCAATAGTCTATTACAGGCTCGACACCTAAAATAAAAATTGTGTTGTTTCATAAAACCTTCGTGAACCCGACAGGGCGATAATCGGCTTCTCCTCACTTTTATCTTAACATGAAGGTTTCATTTCGTCAACTATTTCACTTCAATCAGATGATTCATAACCTCTTTATCCAGACGACCACGGATATCGTTGAAATCTTCATCACGTCCGTTCACTTGGGGGATCAATACATCCCCATTACGGAAGATTGGTTGAAGCAGGTTGTCTTCATCATTGATCTCTTCAAACGAGATGTTATCCACTTGATGCAGAATACCATCTTTACGAACAACCTTGATGAATCCCTTCGCAGAACGTTTACTTGGATCTGTTTTCGGTTCTTTGCTCACCATGATTTCGTAATCGTCAATGAAGCAACCAGTAGCTTTCACGGCAATACCGAAGGTATCACGAGTGTTAAACTGATAGGTGAAGCTACCAACGCCAAATACGATGTTTGAAGAAGCAAAACCATTTGCTTTCAATCGTTTTAGGATTTCAATTTCACGCTCAACAGTGATAGAATCTCCATAAATCATACCAATGTGGCTATCCAACACTTTGTAGCCTTTGTTGTTAACTTCGCCACCAAAGATTTCCCATAGTACTTGGATGGAGCCTACAGCCTCATGATATGGAATCTCACAATCTGTATCAATTTGCGTCCAGTCTGACCATTCTACTACTCGGTAAAATTTGCCGTTAATTTTTACGGCCTCATATCCATAGCAAGCCTCCTCATCATATGCTTCGTCTTCTGATTGATAGTCAGTACCATTCCATTTATACCCAGCAACTACTTTAACCGGATCACCAGAATCAGGACGAACAACAAGGCGACCATTTCGAGACATAATCTCTTCTTTCAGTTCCGGCAGAATGCGAGTGAGTACAGCCCAATAATCGTAGGAGTCTGCAACATACGAACAAAAACCTTCCGGTACAATCTTAGTGATAAACGTCAGCAGGAATTCTTTCTCAGCCAGATAGCGGAGGCCATCCACATCACTTGCTAGGTGAGGGAAATGCTCTTCCAGATCTTTTACGATACGACTGATATTGGTAGTTGCAACAGAGTGTTCAGAAGCAGGGATACTACCAGCTACAAACTGATCTTCATCAATACCATAATATTCGTGGACAGTTTCGATTGCCAGAATGTTATCTGTACCAGTGAAGGAGGCCAAGTGAGCAATACCACTCTTATAACCATCTTCTACGTTTGACAAACCACGCAGACTGAAATCATGGCACTGGAAGTTAACGTGATCCACGTTGTCACAGGTTGCCAGGGCGTAGGACATTGCCACACGCTTATACTGGAACGCAGCGGTTGCGTTGGTGATCGTTTTCCAGCTTTCGGTTGACATAACTGTTTCGATGTAGTTAGTCACCCAGAAGAATTTCTCTACGGTGTTGTGGATGGTATACACCGGAATACCAATCGGTGACAGAATACCTTCCGGCAGAGCGCGGATTTCAACTGGTAGATAACCCAGATCGTGAAGTTCACCCCAACATTCTGCTGATGGTGCAGCAGCGCCAAGTGCGTTTTTGGACATACGAGCAAATTTCTTCACGGCAGCTTCACGCTTCATTTTGAAGAATTTCTTCCACATTCCAACCATTGAGTCCATTACCATGCGGCGCAGACCAAGGACAATAACGCCACGAGCGTTCTTATCAGCGTAATGAGCAAAGTTTTTGTCATTACGTGGTGTCAGGTTAGAAAAGATCAGCTTTGTGTTCTGGTTGTACATCGGCTTGTGACCAGGTTTATACCAATCAGCAGCGAACGGTGCAAAAATTTCCATTTGTTTCTCCTTTCTCTTTTTTGTTTCGGTGGGAGAAGATTAATTCATCCTCTCCACAAAGTCAACACTTATTATTCAACGATTACAAAATATTCCTGGCAAGGGTCTACAGCCAAACCTTTCACTGCTCGTGTGATGAGGTAGTTTACATCATCATGAAGATGAACCAAACCATCTTCAAGCTCACCTTCATAAATTTTACCAATGGTCAGATCTTCTGTCTTCCAGAATCCTGATTCTGTACCTGGGCCAACATATTTAACTTTAACTCTCATGACTTTCTCCTTATTTAGAAATAACCTGTCGTTGTACTTCTTCCTGATTGACCACCAGAAGACCTTTTGTGTTTGTATCCTGCACATTGTTCTCCCACACATTGAATGAGTGAATGCAGTCAACATACCCATCAAACACATCTACACCTTTAGAGAAGATGCCGTGGGTGACATACAGTTCAATCTTGCCAGCATTACGCTCACGAAGCACCTTAGCTAACTCAATAAAAGTGCGACCACCATCACAGATATCATCTACAATCATCAGATTTGCTCCATGGAAGTCTTGCACACTAATATCAGTGCGAATGATATCTCCGGTGGCAGTGTCACGAATCTTGTCTGCACAGTATACAGGAAGCCCCATACGTTTAGCGAGTTTGAAGATTTTCTTCAATGCTCCACCGTCTGGGCTTACTAGTTCGAAATTATCCATACGAAGCTTCCAACCTAGAATATGAAAAGCAATCTCATCTTGAGAAATTGCATCCAAATTCGTAATCACTGCTGGTGTCACTTCGCTATGTGGATCAGCAACCACTACACGAGAAAACTCCAGAGCATTCAGGAGACGAGCGAAGGATTTAACACCAAAGGCTTCTCCTTTCTCACAGTACCTGTCTTGTCGTGCATACGGGACATACAGGGAAAACAGTTCAATTGGTTTAGGATTGAATCGTAAGATCTCGTCCAAAGCATCCTTCACCATCACAACAGCCATAAAGTCATCTGAGGAACGGATATCTTGGTGTACTTCCACTTTTTGGATTGTGGTTAAATCAATGAAGGAAGACTTGAAAGCATTCATGTCAATCTTCACATGTACCTCACCACCAGAGAAAGTGAACACTTTTACTGGAATGTCGTTATCATGCCCCCATTGATCAATAATATTAATCTTCATCTTCTTCCTCCCGTTCAATATCATCGAGTTCATCAAAACGTTCTTTCATTGTCATTACTTGATCGTACATAGCATCAAAGGCTCTACGCTCACTGTTTGACAGGTCTGCTGGACGGAAATCATCTTCGTACATCTTATCAATGATATCCTGCATATCGTTCGATGTGTTCTCGAACATGCAGTAGCTCATGTTTGGCATATCTTTCTCCTTCGTTAGTTGATAGACGCTAGTGTACATATCTAGATAACATAGATCAATAGTTATTTATAAATTAATAGTAAATTAATAATTGATTATATGATCTACTTATACTATAGTACTGTTGTTGAGTAACATAACAGATCTATGATACTCCGTACTATACATATAGTATATACACATAACAAATACTAGAATCTCCCCTCGCTTCGCTCGGCAAACTTCGTGTTTAGGGTAGCACATATAAAAACAAAAGTCAATACCTTTTGGACATTTATTTTGACGTCTTATAAGGCATCAGAAGAGCTTGACTAAGTACCCTTAGTGGTTTATCTTTTATTTAATTAAAACGTCCTAGAATGCGATACAGGAGGTCTGATGGACTTTACACATACAACTCTTATGGGAGAGTTACATGGCTTTTATAATGGAGAGATATTTTGCGTTGCCTATCACGCAGATGATATGCCTACAGAGTGGAAGCAACTTGAGTTTATCTTAGAAAAAGCAAATACAATGCTTGACTTTGACCATGTTGAATGGTATCTTGGTAACTCTCTCAAGATAGTAGGTTTGGATCGTAACCAGATCATCGATCTTGATTGCAAATTAATCAACTTCCAGTTTGGGAACAAAATTCCCCTGGAGCGACAACTACAACTCGTTCGTGAGGAGGAATGATGGAAACTATCTACCGTGTAACCTTGGGTGGTATTCATGATGTGAAACAAACGCACAACTACGCAGAGGCGAAAGAACATTTTCTTATTTGGGTTGCGGAGTTGATTGAATGGGGTGAGGTTACATACAATAGTGTTACTCTCACAGCAGATCATGTCCCTGTTTTGGAGTATGTTAGAAAATGAGTAAATTTCCTGTTACAGGTGTTACCTACTCTTGCGTTGGTAAGGGTGGGCTATATTCAGTATTAAGCTTTCCTTCCCCGGCTGGCGTATCAAAGGTATTTGATCCTATTGTGATCTACGAAGACCTTCGTACTGGTGTGCAATATTGGCGTTTCCAAGGAGACTTTTTAGATCGTATGGAGGTGGTGAGTGGCGAAAACACCGAAGAAACAATCCGCTCGAAAACCCGCTACTAAGCGAGCAACCCCAACCAAATCGCAAGCTGTACCGAAACCTAAGTTTGACACGGAGGCATTTGTCTTTGACACACCGATTGAGAAGATTGAAGAGGCGCTCCAACGCCTTGAGGAGCAGGAGGCAGATCCTATGGCTGAGCCTCTCACGCAGGATCAACTCTACTGGTGGATTGTCTGGACAACAATTATGCCAGATGCGAAAAGACGTGGCATGACTACGGTTCCGATTTGTGCGAAAGAGTCTGCGGTGTTGGGGCTTTATGAGAAACCGAAAGGGAGGAAGAAGAAATGAAACTACGTATCACTGATATCCGAGCGTTTGACAATTACCACATTGCTTTGTCGATTCTGGGTGCATATAATGTAGGTGATGTTCTTGAGTATAACGAGCATATGCCTATTTTCGATATTCTGATTGAGAAAGGTTGGGTGCAAAAGATATGAAAATTTGGTTAGATGATCTTCGTGATCCTAAAGACTACGGGCATCCAGACGCTACTTGGGTGAAGTCTGCGCAAGGTATTTGGAGTTTGTACATGAATCTCCAGGTGAAAGGCACTACAAACGATGTGACTGAGATTCATTTTGACAATGACCTTGGGCCAGGATACGATGGCTACTACGTATTTACTCGTTTGGAGAGCATAATCGCCGCAGGTGGATTCAAAGGCTTGAAAACAATCTATGTGCATACATCCAATCCGGCGGCTGCACAGAAATTCATGCTGGCAAAGGAGCATCTTGCTGGTTACGGTATTGAACTGATTCGTAAACACTATTGAGGAACCAAATATGTACGTTATCTGGGTAGATGAAGGTGATGGGTGGTATATCTATAAAGAAACAGACCATTGGCCTGATGTGCAGAAAGCTCTTGACAGGTTCGAGTATTGTTATTATGATACTCACTTCGACGAATAATAATTAGGAGGTGTAACATGTGGAATAAACCCGCACAAGGCCAACTACCTTACCCACACCAGGTGGTGATTGCAATAACTCCAGAAGGGAAGGAGGCAGAAATGTACCGAATTGGTAATCTGTGGTTCCCTGTCGGTGACACATGTTATGTCTACTGGACACCTGTAATGTGGAGGAATAAGTAATGTTTGTGACGAGTGACCGCCATTTCTGGCATGATAAAGTGCTGGATTTTCAGGCGCATACCCGCCCATTCTCTGATTTAGAAGAGATGCATGAGGCGTACATTAAAGAGTGGAATTCCTGTGCAACTAAACCAGGCGTGAAAATGTTCCACTTAGGCGATTTCAGTTTTGGTCTGGAAGACCAGACAGAGGAAATCTGCAAGCGTCTACAGGGTGATATCACGTTTATCGTAGGGAACCATGACCGGAGTTATACCCGTTCTGTAATGGAGAAATACGGACGTGTTGTATGGTACGATGAAGTGAAGTATCAGAAGCATTTCTTTGTATTGAGCCATTATCCTATGCTCACTTGGAATAAATCCCATAAAGGGAGTATCATGTTGCATGGTCACGAGCATGGCAATCTGGTACATCTTGAAGAAGAGCGTGGTAAAACTATGGATGTGGGTGTAGATGTTCACGGACGTTTCTTGCATTTTGATGAAATCATTGAGATTATGAAAGACCGCCCTATGCGCATGGATCATCGTAAATTTAGAGTGGAGGAAAAATAATGGCAACAATTTTTATCCTGTTTGCAATTTATTATGATCCAAATGGAAATACCAGTTTCCAGCAAGAGTTTAATTCCCAAGGCGCATGTGAGTATGCTCTGGCGGAGGGTAAACGTGCGCGTGTAATTGATCTTGGCTATTGTGCATCTAAGGGGTGATCTATGAGTACTTTTAAACGTGGGGATATTGTTGTATTGAAGTTTTCCATAGAAAGAGAGGCAACCAGAAAGCGTTTCTTGGTCGAGAATAATATGTATTTAGATAGTAAAGTTGATGTAATTTATTATGACGTGCAAGAGAGAATTCATCGGGATAGATTCCATGTAGATCTTTTAGAACTAGCAGGAGAATAAAAATGAGAACTTTTGTAGTAACTTGGTTAGATTGTCCTTGCTTATCTCACAATATTGAGGTAAGCTCCGAGAAAGGAGATGAACTTTATCTTTACTATGGAGACAAGGTGAAATGTCTTGATTGTGGTAATGAAGGTTCTATCGAAACAGACGATTGCTGCGCATATGCAGTTTGGGAGGATGAATGAGTACAGCTATTTATGTCAGGGGTTATAGTGAAAACCAACAATGCCTTTTCTCTTTTGGTGAAGGTGTTGAGATAGAAGACATGTATCAACAGATCTGTGAGGTATTGGATGAAGAGGGATTTACTGTCGTTAATTCCTTCTTAGTAACGTCCTCAGAATATCTAGATGTAGATCTGATTGAGATGTTGTCTAGTGTTCAAGAAACTGTTTTCGATTGGTAAGGAGACATAATGCTACAATTAAACCCTACATTGTATGGGAAAGATACTAAAGGTAATATTAAAGAGTGGTCTGTATACACTGACGGTGCAACTGTGACCGTTGGTCATGGTCGTCTCGGTGGTAAGATTACCCAAAAGTCTTACGAAGCCGAGGCGAAGAATGTGGGACGTTCTAACGAAACCACGCCAACTGAACAAGCGGAATTAGAAGCATTAGCTAAATGGACTAAACAACTCAAACGTGGCTACTACCACACAATTGAGGAAGCACAAGCTCACGAACCATTTACACCGATGAAATGCCAGGACTATAAAGACTTTCCACACAAGGTTAAGTTCCCTGGTTACGCTCAGTATAAGCTGAACGGCTTGCGTTCGATGATCAATGATGATGGTGAATGCCTATCCAAAGCTGGCGAAGTGTATACACTCCCTGAACACTGGACTCAAATTCCTGAATTCATTCAGAATGATTTTGGATATCCTTTGGATGGTGAAGTGTTTGCTGGTCTTGGCGTTCTGAGTCTACAAGTCATCAATGGGGCATGGAAGAAATACAAACCCGGCATCACTGAGCAACTAGGCTATTATGTCTACGATATTCCTGTACCAGATTTACCATTCAAGAAACGTGTAGAGTTTTTGAAAGATCTGGCAGAAATGGTTGTACAAGCTGGCTTAGAGAACCTGATCCATGTCGTGCATTCAGAATACATTGAAGACCAAGAACAACTAGATGCTTTCTATGAGAAAGCGCTCTTGGAAAAAGCTGAAGGTATTGTTTACCGTAATGCAGAGGGTGTGTATGAATTTGGTAAACGTTCATATGATGTTATCAAGCGTAAGCCTCGTGGCAACATGGAAGTAAAAGTAACTGGCATGTCTGTTGACAAAAATGGTGATGGAGTATTGACAGGAGTCACAAAAGATGATAAGATTGTCGAATTCTTAATGCGTAAAGATTCGCATCCTACCATAAACTACCGCAAAGCAGATAATGCTTCTACCCTTATTGGGGAATTCGTTGAGATCGAATATGAAGAATTATCTGACGCAGGAATACCCACTAAACCAGTTGGCGTTCGTGTACGTGAAATGATCGAAGGTACATGGGAACCTGCTGAATAAGGAGGCTTTATGTTTTATATAATTTTATTACTTCTATTCGTAATAGGGGTAGGTATTATGACATTGGCAGAGAACGAAAGACGCACTTTCCCGGTGTTAGTAGCACGTATCTTCGACTCAGCAATGTCTGGTTTGGGGTATGGTATTGTTACATTTTATCTTGCCAAATATTTTTCTAGTTTAATTTAAGGAGTTATAGTGATTACTGATTTTTACAAACCAATTAAAGCAGATACTGAATTTTTTGTTAATGCTGCTAAACACGTTATTGCATGGAATGCTAAAGCACGTGGCGGAGAAACTCCTGAGTTTACTAACGAAATGTTTATCGCCCAACTGGGTTATGTCAGGGAAGAACTAAAAGAGTTCCAAGATGCAGCTAAGATTAATGACCATGTTGAGCTACTGGACGGTGCAGCCGATGTTTTTGTTGTCGCAAGTTATTTGGCTTTTATGTTCACCAGTGAGCAACATCTTGAGGCTATTCTTAGTACTGGCATCGGGGATGTTTTCCCGGAAACAGTGTATGATGAGTTTCTCCTTTATGAACAAGAAATGGCAACAGAGGCTCAAATTATCCCTCTAACCATTGCTATGCTTCGCATGGCACGAGATACATTGATTCGTTCTAAATATAATTATAAGAAAGTTGTTAAAGAAGTACTGCGTAGTAATGATTCAAAATATCCTACTCGTAAACAACTGTTAGCTGTATGGGACACTAAGGATATTGATTTTGCCATTGCACAAGAATGTGCAGCTATTGTCGAGCGTAATAAGGATCGTAAAGAGGGTGCTTATACAGGCGTATATGCAGAGTATAATGAGAAACAAAAGGTTTATGTTTTCTTCGATGACAAAGGTAAAATCATGAAACCTTCAACTTTCTCTAAACCTGATATTAAAAGCATTGTGGGGTGATATGATTCAACAAAATGAACTGACAACACATGCTTTGCTCCAGATTATTAGTAACTTGAAAAAGTCGGGTATTGAAGATATTACCACAGAGGTAGTTGGTTTACATGATGGTAGTCGCCATCTTAAATTCCGGTTTTACACTGAAGAGCAATGGGTATCAAACCAAGATAACATAGCAAATGAGGCAACAAGATTGTTTGGTAAAACTTATAAAGATAAGTATAAAATGCCAAACCATGTTGTAAAGTATGAGAACGAAACTTATTGTGTAACTATTGTATAAGGAGAAACTATGTTTGCTAAAAATTTTAAATCCGTACTTCCTCTGGCAGCGGCAGAAGGTCTGTCCCTCTCTGGTTTAAACGAAATCACGGATCGTCCTCTTGATTTTGTTATTGCAGAAGGACAACAAGCACATACTATTGGATTGGTGCGATTTGAAGATGACCAATCCTATGTTAAAGAGTTTAACGGTTTACAATTGATTAATGTTGGTCAATCTGTTAAAAAAGTAAATAAGAAAAAAGTAAAACGTTTAGTTGCAGCTAAGCTGAAACAAATGGAAGAAGCTCATAACCTCGATAATCCTGGTGTTGAGTTTTTCATTGATAAAGAAAGTAAGAAAGCTATTGAGGCAGATGTTATTTTCTCCCTTCTTCCTGAAACAGAAGCAGATGATTTCTATAACTATATTGTTCTTGATACCGAGATGGACATTCTGCATGTGATTAATGGTAGCAAGAAAGTAAGCGAAGATATTAGTGCGTTCTTACGCGACGTTCTGGGTAGCTTTGCAGTGATGGGTTTTGGTGTTCATGAAGAACTCATCGTTAAAGGTTTTGGTGAGCTTCTGGAAACTCATGAATATGAACGTCTGACTCTTGGTAACTATATTAAACTGGAAGATGATGAAGGTGTTGTTGTCTGGAGTAAAGAATCTCTTTATGAATCTAAAGCTCTCGAACTGAAGGAAGATGGTAAATCTGTTCAAGCTATTGGTTTGGAGTATGATGGAGTTGTTACTTTCATTGCAGATAAAGACTTCCGTCTTAGTGGAATCAAATTCCCTAAATACTTCAATGATGAAGAAGGTTCTATTGAAGCAGCAGCTATTCTGTGTTTCAAAGAAATCCGTGGGCTGATTGAAGATCTAGCGGCAGCAACTTTTAAAAAATAACACTTGACTTACTAACTTCGTTTGTGTTAAGATGCCCATCTACTTAGTTAGGTGGGCTTTAATAGGAGAACATTATGAGATATGTTTTAATGGCTTTACTGTTTGTAGGAAGTGTTTCTGCATATGCAGGTCAAATAACAATTCCGAATTCAGGAGAATCTGTGAATGGAAATACCAAAGTTTGTTTCTATTCAAACTCCAATTATGACTTCACTTACGAAGTATCCGTAAATCGTCAATGTCCATACACAAAGACATTTTCCACAGATGAGGATGATGAATAGGAGGATAACATCGGCTATATTCTAATTGAGCCGGAAGACTTACATAAGTACATAGATGAGAACACTGTATTGGCAATTGACTACGATCAAATTGCTTTCCAAGCAGCCTCTGCATTAGAGAAACGTTCAATCCGAGCTGTACATAAAGCTTCCGGCAATACGAAAGATTTCGGCAAGAGAACAGATTTTTGGGGTTCTAGTAGGACTAAAATTGGTGGCTGGCTAGGGGCGTTGAATAGCTCACGAGAAAAAGTAGGTAAGAAACCATTTTCAAAAGAAGATTTTGAAATACAAGATATACAAATAGCCCCGGAAAATATTGCATTCACTTTCCAAGCAGCAAAAACTAAAATCGCTGGTATTCTAGACCACCTTAAAGTAACGAAATATTGTGGTGTTATTGGCGTAGGTAAAACATTCCGGCATTTATTCCAAATGCCAACAGAATACAAATCTGAACGATCTGAAATAAAACCTTTACAATTATCTGAAACTAAAAACTACCTTGTTGAACAACACAACGGGGATGTTGTTACGGGTATCGAAGCGGATGATGAACTTGAAAAATTCGGTTTTACTGGATACCTAGATTATCGTAAAACAGGAAAATTCTCGTATATCGTTTGTTCTATTGATAAGGATAGTTTGTCAACTCCTAGTCTACTATTCAACTTCTACAAAGAAGACGGTGTATTTAAATTACCACAGATCATCTTAATAGATGAATCCATAGGTGATATTTGGATAGTAGAAAAGAGTAAGAAGAAAGAAGTTAAAGGTTGGGGTAGCTATTGGCTGGCGTATCAGATGTTGATGGGAGATAAAACAGATAGTATTCGTCCATATCAGGATTTCGATATTAAGTTTGGTGACATGACTTGCTATAACTTAATTTCGGGATGCAAAACACAAGCTGAATTATTCCAAACAGTAAAAGACCAGTACTACGAATGGTTCCCGACAGGTGTTACTTTTACATCCTTTGATGGGACAGATGTATATCTAACTACTGACGAATGGATAGAAACAATATTCCAGTTGGTTTATATGAAACGTTGGGATAAAGATGAAACAACATTTGAGAGTATGCTTCAGAGCTATATCTCAGCAGAGGAGGAAGTTTGAGTAGATTAACAAATGAGCAGAAGATTGAAATCGCATCAATGAAAGCTGCGGGGTATTCTTCAAGACAGATTGCAGACAAGGTGTTAGGAAGTTCCAGTAAAAAGAGTACAGTGAATGATTTTCTTGCTCGTGGTGAGAGTCTTAGTGAAATCAGGGATATTTCAGAGGGCATTAAACAGCCTGTAATCAAAATCATTGACGTAGAGACAGCCCCGGAAATTGTTTATAGTTTCCGCCGTTTCAAAGCTTTTATTTCACCAGACCAAGTTATTAAACGTGGTTATCTGTTGTCTTATTCTATTTCTGATCTTTATACAGGAGAAGTAGAAGGTAAGAACTTAACTTCATATCCCCTGTTCGATATAGATCATACAGATGATTGGGAACTGTGTCAAGATTTATGGCGAATTTTAGATGATGCTGATGTGGTTGTAGCGCACAACGGATATAAGTTTGATAGAGCTTACATTAATCAAAGATTTGCATATCATGGTATGCAACCACCATCTACTTATGTCGTTGTAGATACATTAAAAGCAGCTAAAAAACAATTTGCTCTACCATCAAATTCTTTGAAAGAAATGGGTGCGTACTTTGAAACAGAGAGCGAAAAACTGGATAACGAAGGTTTCCCACTTTGGAAAGCTTGTTGCGAGGGAGATAGAAGCGCTTTTGATCGTATGCAAACATATAATGATGGTGATGTAGTTTCATTACGTGATTTGTATATCAAAATCCTTGCATGGATTCCTCAACACCCTAATCTGGCGGCTTATTATGAAGATGAACTTCGCCGTTGCCCTCGTTGTGGTAAAGATCATCTTGTGCCAGTACCAGATAAATTCTACAATACTGCGGTGAGTACGTTCCAAGTATTACGTTGTACCTCTTGTTCAAGTTTATCTCGTGGACGAGTAAATCTACGTAGCAAAGCAAAACGTGCAAGCACTGTTATTGGTATTTAACAAAAGGGGCGAAAGCCCCTTTCTTATTTAGGAGATTATATGTCTGATGCATTAAATATTCAGATCGACGGCGATCATTACAAACGTCTTAAAATGCAACCCCTAGAATTAGCATATCTTATTGGGGGAACACCTTGTTTTACTAAGCTAGCTAAATACATTATCAGGGATAAAGGGGATAGACTGATTAATTTAGATAAAGCTATCCACTGTATTAATATTGAACGAGATATCTGTGCTTCTGCACCACATTATCTCAGAAGTAATTACACACTGTTAGCAAGTCAAGAGAAGAAGGAACAAGCAGAAATACTTATTAACATGTATTCTGAAGATCCTTTTGTCCAAGCAGCATTAAAGGCTATGATTCATCAGGACTACTTTGCAGCAGTGGCTGAAGTAGAATCTTTAAAGAGAAAGCTTGATGGCGGAGAATAAGCAATACAAAGAAGGAGATGTTTACCGTATCTATAATAAAAGAGGTAACAAACTTCTACAAACAATAACTATCCCAGAGAGCATGTGTAAAGCCGGGTTGGATAGGATGTTATTCTTTAAGTACAATATTCCGCCTGGGGACTATTCAGCACAGAAGGTAGGTAGTAGTGAGTAAAGAACCAAAAATAATGTGGGGAGAAGGAACTCCCTGGAAAACACAAGCAGAATTTTATACGTACATACGAGGATGCTTAAGAAAAGCATGGATGAGACACCCTAATAAAATAAAAAAAATTAATGCTGTAAGGTTTAAAGTCGATAGACTTGACAAAGATGGTAATGTCATGTTAGATAAGAAAACAGGTAAACCTAAGCAAATATGGAATTGCACTTGTGATATCTGTGGACATACAGGTAAAATGTCGGACTTTCAAGTAGACCATATTCATCCAGCCAAAGCTTTAACATGTTATGAGGATCTACCAGGATTTGTCCTACGTCTGCTATATGTCAAAGAGGAAGACTTGCGTATTCTGTGTAAACAATGTAACGCCATTCATGCCTATGCTGATAAGCAAGGAATTTCTTTTGAAGAAGCTAGGATAGAGAAAGAAGCAATTGCTTTGTGTTCAGCTAAAAAAGATAAAGCTTGGCTTACAAAACGTGGGGTTATTCCTGCTAGTACAATAATTAAGCGAAGAAAACAGATAGTTGAAATTTTGCTTGCATCTGGATCTTAAAAGAGTAATATAAGCCCCACAGACGGGGCTTTGAGGAGAAACATGAGAATCGTTTGTGATTGTGATTTAGTAATAGCTCCGGCTGATGTTCCCTGGCTTGCCTGGTTGAATGCTGTGAGTGGTGATAACGTGGTATTGCCAACATCTGGCAAAGATGCACTTTACAACCTATCCGCATACTTTCCTGATTTCGAAAAGAGATTTGGAATAGATCCGCATTCCTTTTGGGATAATCAGCACCTCTACGACACAATGGGTACAGTACCAGGAAGTGTCGAAACACTTAACTACTTTGGTAAAGCTGGAGATTCACTTCTTATCGCAAGCCATACCAAGGGTGGACATTTTAGTTCCAAATATCGTTACATAAAGCGTAACCTCCCAGAGTTTGATTTTGGGAGAGGAACAGGTAATGGCTTCTTCGCAACCAAGGAGAAATACTTATTACCTTGTGATATAACAATTGATGATCGGGCAGAAAATCTTGTTCTATTCCCTGATCATGTTGTAAAGGTATACTTTAATACTATTTACGAAGATCCATTTTTAGAAGAATTAAAAACACTACCGAATGTACTAATAACATCCATTGAAGATCCTTGGAGGGATATCTTTAATGTTGTAGACATTTATCATAAATAAGGAGAAACAATGCCAGATATTAGCGCAAAAGTAATCGCTCATTCACATAACGGGCGTGGAAATGAAATCATCACCTTCGAGTTAGAATATCCTCGAATTATCCATAGCGAATTAATGACACACCGCCTATTCAGTAGAAACGCTGCATCTAGCCGCGCTATCCCAGTAAAAACACTAATTGAAATGGTTAGAAATGAACCTGCAATGCCTTACCGTTTCGGTGCTAATCAACCCGGTATGCAGGATAAAGGTGTGGAACACGATGGTATTGTGGGTGCTGGGTATTCAGGTCGAGAATGGTGGAAACTGGCGGCTCTCAGTGCTGCACGTTTTGCAGAGGAACTAGCAGAAGCCGGATATCATAAACAGATTGCTAATCGTCTCTTGGAGCCGTTCCAGAGAATGAAAACAGTCCTTACTGCAACTGAGTATGAAAACTTCTGGTGGCTGCGAGATGACGAGGAAGCTGATCCTACTATCGAAGCTCTGGCTAAGACCATGCATAAAGAAGTGGAAGCTTCAACTCCAGAATTGCTCCAACCAGGGCAGTGGCATACGCCTTACGTAGAACACTTCTACGAAAACATTGGTACAGAGGGGGATGACGTCTGGGTATTCTGCGGCTATTATGTAGAAGATGAAAATGGTGAGAAAGTTATTCTAGATGAGCAAGAAGCTAAAGCTATCTCATCTTCCTGTTGTGCTCAGGTGAGTTATCGTCGCCTGAACTCTACTAAAGATAAAGCTTTGGATATTTATGGACGTTTACTAACTGGTCGTAAGGTACATGCGTCTCCTTTCGAACACCAAGCCACGCCTATTGAAGAAACTATTGAGGAATATGCTGAACTGTATTCTGGGGATTGTTTTGTCAATGTACATTGGATGATCGATTCTTGGCAGAAAGGAATCACACACTTCAGTCGTGATGGTGAATTCTGGTCAGGAAATCTTTGTGGATGGATTCAGCACCGCCAGCTTTTGGATAATCATACTAAGTGGTAATTTAAGTATTGACTTTTACTTGAGATTGATGTAATATAGCATAACGTTGGGAGAGCTGTCGCTCTCCTTTAGAAGAGAAGGAGAATTTATGTCACTAATTAATACAACCACTTGGGCGACCGTAAGTATGTCTACCATTAAAGCTACACCTATTTGGCAGAAAAAAGAACAGGAAAATAATGGCACAATTCCAAATTCAGAATATTCTAATGTGTTGCGAGCTGCTCTCGTTATGTTAGGTATGTCAGAGGATGGACATTATACTGTTGAACGCGATATGAATATTCGTAGTAATAATAATCGTCGTGTTGTTTATGCTAAAACCACTTTATTTACTTTCCCTATAGAAGCAAATTGTTCGTTTAAACGTGTATATCAAAATAACGACATTTTACATTTCGGTGAAGAAGAGTTTGAAGGTTGGGGTGTTTCTCATATTAAAATGGAAGACTTTGGGAATGAACATGATCCATCACGCAACGATGATGGTTCTGATTTCTAATTGAGAGGCCAAATGACCGAAAGTAATAAATATGAAGGCTGTGAAATCGAAGTTTATTTTGATGAAAGTATCGGCTGTAATGTCACAGTAATTAAAGACACATCTAAACGATTATCCCCTAAAAGGCAAGAAGCAGATCGTAAAGCTAAAGAAAAAGGTTTTCAAGATATCACTCATTTTGAAGGATTCTTATATGCCAATGGCTTATATAACGAAATGAAAACAGGGTATGATGTAGATGTTTTAAACATGCATAATTAAGGGAGTTGAAGTGATTCGATATGTAACTAAATCTAATGGCAAGAGAGAAGAATTTAATCCAGAGAAACTACGTAAATGGTCGGAGTTTGCTGCTGGTAAACTCAACTGGTCAGAGATTGAATTAGAAGCTGTAAAACGTTGCTATGACGGTATTCCTACTCGTGAATTACATAAAGCAATGATCGCTGCATGTATTGATAAGAAAACACAAGCATATAGCGATATGGCTGGTCGATTACTTCTAGGTATGATCTACAAACAGGCACATGGGGGATACCATAGTATCCCTTCCCTGAATGAATTTTATAAAGAGATGGTAAGCAAAGGCCATTGGATTAAAATGGATTATACTGATGAAGAAATCAAAGAGATTAGCAAAATTGTAAAGCATGACAAAAATTTAACTTATGGCTATTCTGTACTTCGTCAAATGTCTGATAAATACCTTGTGAAAGATGCTGTGAATGATATTGTTCACGAATCCCCACAATTCTTGTTTATTGGTGTGGCAATGAAAGTAATGGAGATTCAGCCAAAAGAAAGACGTATTGAAGATATTAAACGTCTGTACACATACATCAGTGATCTAAAAATAAACTTACCGTCACCGTATCTTACAACATTACGTACTACTATTCCTGGTAGTGCATCTTGTTGTTTGTTCAGGGCTGATGACACAGCAGAATCATTGGCTATTGCAAACTACTTGGCACATGAGTATACTTTGAATAACGCTGGTATTGGTGTTAATCTACAAACTCGTGCCACTGGACAGGGTGTTAAAAACAACCGTATTATCCACGGTGGGTTGCTCCCTTACCTGAAATGGATGGAAGATAGTGTTGGCGCTTCTAAACAAGCTAGCCGTGGTGGTAGTGCTACCGTTACATACACAATCTTGGAACCGGATTTTGAAGACTTAATCCGAATCAAAAACCCAACAACTCCAGTTGACAAGCGCGTAGATAAATTAGATTATTCTGTTGTAGTTAATCGTTCATTCTTGCGTAGAGCTGCAAAAGGTGAAGAATGGATGCTTGTAAGTTGTGATGAAGCTCCTGAGCTTTATGAGGCTCTTTATAAGAGTGAAGCAGAGTTTGATGAGGTTTATGATCGTGTTAGTCGTAAACGTATTAAGAAGAAGTTTGTTAAAGCTCGTGATCTGCTGACGGAGATTATTGTCCAACGTGCAGAGACAGGACGTATTTATATGTTCTTCGCTGATAACGTAAATAATCACACACCGTTTTTAGACACTGTGTATCAGTCAAATCTGTGCCAGGAAATTTTCCTACCAACGAAAGCATTCCACAAGATGCCGGATCTTTTTACTGGTGAAAACACCGAAGATCAAGAGTTGGCTTTATGTTTCTTATCTTCTATCGTGGCTGGGCGTGTATCTCCAGAAGAATATGAAGATGTGGCTTATTATACAGTATTGACAATTGATAATGTTATTGAGACAATGATTTACCCATTCAAGCACAATGAGATTACAGCTAAAGCTCGTCGTTCCATTGGTGTGGGAATCACAAACCTCGCACATTACCTTGCAAGCAACTTCGCGACATACTCTGATCCTTATGGTAAGAAATTGATTCACGAATTAGCTGAACGTCACTACTTCTGGTTGGCGAGTGCATCTCTTCGCCTAGCGAAAGAGAAAGGTAATGCAGAATGGATTGACAAAACCAAATGGCCTCAAGGCTGGCTTCCAATTGATACCTACGCAAAAGCGGTAGATGATATTGGCAATTTTGAATTGAAACACGATTGGGAAGGATTACGCCAAGACATTATTGCTCAAGGTGGTATTCGCAACAGCGTACTAACCGCTATTGCACCAAACGAATCAAGTAGTCTGGTAAGTAACACAACGAACTCTGTTTACCCTGTACGTGACACCATCATGTATAAGCAGAGCCAGAAAGGTAACGTTCTGTTTATTGTGCCGGATTATGAAAAGCTCAAAACTGTTTATCAGAGTGCTTGGGATGTTCCAGCAAAAGATATTGCTGAGATGTATGGTTTGTTAACTAAATTCATGGATCAGGGTATTTCTTGTGATGAGTGGATTGACTATTCTAAGATGGAAGGTGGTCGTCTGTCTATTAAAGCACAGATGCAATTCATCCTAACATTTGCAAAACTTGGTGGTAAATCTTTGTACTACCTGAACAGTAAAACCAAATCTGCCGAATCTCTCGCCCAAGAAGATTCTAGTTTTGGTGAAGATGGATGCGAATCCTGCAAGATGTAATAATAAGGGGCGAAAGCCCCTTTATTTTTAAGGAGGAAATATGCTTTCACTTATAGTGATGCCGGGTGTAACACCTATATATAGTTCCAAATCTGATTATATATTGATTGATACTAAAGACTTTACATTAAATTGGTGCTACAAGAATATTGCAGGTATGCAATTTTCTAATATTGAAATTTGGAAATCAGAAGATTCGAAAGCAACAGCATATGCTTTATCCAGGGCACGATCCCCTCAAGGTATTAGTGTACTATTGACAAAAAGTGTATGGGGAGCATTGGAATCACTTTATCAAATGGGGAATATGGAACAAAAACACATTGATGCAATTAAAGCATCGTGTAATATCGTGGAGGATTTAAAATAATGGCAGCAATTAATTTACATAACGAAACTTATAAAGAAGGTAAATATCCAGTTTTTCTTGGTGAGCAATTAGGAATTTTTGATTCTATCAACGTCACCTATCCTGAAATGCACCGCCTTTACAAACTTCAGAAAGCGCAAGATTGGGATGAAAACGAAGTTAATCTAGACCAGACACGTAAAGATTTCGTAACATGCTCTGCAAATAACTATGATGTTATGATTAAGAACTTGTCATTCCAGTGGGAGAATGACTCTCTGGCAAAATCTATTATTACGCTGTTCGCTCCGTTCCTGAGTAATAATGAAGCCTGTGCAATGATGATGAAACAATCTGAAATTGAAGTTCTTCATGCGCTAACGTACTCTGAAATTATTCGCCAGTGTATTCCAAATCCAAACGAAGTGATTGAACAGATCATGGAGAATGACCGTATCTTCCAGCGCATGGGTGTTGTGGAAGAAGTCATGTCCGAACTGTACGAGGCTGGTCATAAATATGCCCTTGGTGAATTGGAAGCAAATGACGACCTGCGTCTACTGATCCTGAAAGGTATGATTGCTCTAATTGGTTTGGAAGGTATTCAGTTTATTTCTTCTTTCTCTGCAACATTTGCTTTAGCAGAGCAACAATTGTTCGTTGGTGCGTGTAAGCTAATTCAGAAAATTATGTTGGATGAGGTATTGCATGTTAAGATGGATTATGCTATTATTGATGCGCTGATGAAAGATCCAGAATGGAAGAAAGTTTACGAAGATAACATCGAAGAACTGACTGCTATTCTAGATACTATTATTGCTCAAGAAGAAGAGTGGTGTGAATATCTGTTTAGTGAAGGTCGAGTTATCGTTGGTTTAAACGCTGAACTATCTAAGCAATGGGTTTATTTCAATGCAGCACCTATTTACCGTCGCTTAAAAATGAAACATAAATTCCGCGCTCCCAAACAAACGCCTCTGGCATGGATGGATGTGTGGCTTAACCCAGACCAGATTCAAGCAGCAGCACAAGAAATCCAACGTACTGATTACAAGTTGAACTCTGCAAATAAAGATATTGCAGATGATGAAGAATTTGATTTTTAAGGAGAGGATATGATTGAATTTGAAGACGCTAGCATAATCTCTGAGTTAGTTTTTGAAGAGGGTGGTGCTATTGATTTTGTATCGATTGAAGGGAACCTTAAGAAAGGTTATTCTTTATTTGTTATGTCGCAAAAATCAGAAGATATTTTTGAACTGATTCTATCCGAAGAAGAATTAAAAGCGATGCTTAAAGAAATAAAAGAGGAGTTATAATGGGAATTGATATTGGCTGGAAAATGATTCAAGGTGCTCCTTTCTCAGTTTGGGAGCAAGTATTAGGGGATAACGAAGAAGTTATTGAAGGATATGAAGGAGACTTCACTTGGTTTCTGTATGACCATCTTAATGTAGTTTCTGCATCCCCTTATTATGACGCAGCACAAGAAGACTGTATCTTCGGTATTGAGCTTGCTGGTGAAGATTATGCAAAAGAGGTAGACCTTGCTGAGCTTGCTGTTAAAGCGGCGGAGATTGCGCATGATCTGAAAACTAAGTATGGTATTGACACGACTACTATTTGTAGTCAGAACGTCTGGTAAGGAGATAATATGAAAGGTATTATTCTCGCAGGGGGAAGTGGGACTCGTTTATACCCTGTCACCAAAGGGGTTAGTAAACAATTACTCCCAGTTTATGACAAACCTATGATTTATTATCCACTATCTATTTTAATGCTGGCAGATATTCGGGAAGTTTTGATTATTACTACAGCTCAAGACCAACAAGGATTCATTAACCTTTTAGGAAATGGTAAGAAGCTGGGAGTCTCCATAGAGTATGCAATACAAGATGAACCCAAAGGCTTAGCTGAGGCATTCATTATTGGAGAAAATTTTATTGGCAAAGATGATGTAGCTTTAATTTTAGGGGATAACTTATTTTATGCACAGGGCTTAACCAAATCATTACGAGAAGCTAAACATGATATATTTTGTGATGGTGGAGCGAGCATCTTTATAAAACAGGTAAAAGACCCGGATCGCTTCGGTGTTGTCGTTTTTGATGAACAACATGGTATCACTGCCGTGGAAGAAAAGCCTCTTCATCCTAAGTCTGATTATGCAGTGACAGGTTTGTATTTTTATGACAACACTGTTGTAGAAAAAGCTAAAGCTGTTATACCATCCGCTCGCGGAGAATTGGAGATCACGGATATTAATCAGATGTATATTGATGAAGGTAAATTATGCTGCACAATGCTAAGCAGAGGAAGTACTTGGCTGGATACAGGCACTCATGAAAGTTTAATGGAGGCTTCCCAGTTTGTGTACACTGTGGAAAAACAACAAGGATTTAAGATTGCATGTTTAGAAGAGATAGCTTATGATAAAGGATGGATTGGAATGGCGCATGTTTTATGGGCTGCACATGAAATGAGAAAAACAGAATATGGGGAATATCTCCTTAGAATAATTAAGGATAAAATATGAAAGTAAAAGAAACAGGTATTGAAGGTTTACTTATCATAGAACCTACTGTCTTCGGAGATGATAGAGGATTTTTTCTTGAAACCTTTAATCAAACACGTTATGATGAACTAATCGGAAAGCAAACTTTTGTACAAGATAATCACTCTAGGTCAACGAGAGGCGTCCTACGTGGCTTACATTATCAAGAAACAAATCCCCAAGGTAAGTTAGTACGATGCACAAGCGGCATGGTGTTTGATGTAGCTGTAGATTTACGTGAGGATAGCGAAACCTTCGGAGAATGGGAAGGTGTACTTCTATCTGAGAAAAATAAAACTCAATTCTGGATACCTCCGGGATTTGCTCATGGTTTTGTTGTTATTTCAGACGTTGCAGACTTCGAGTATAAATGCACTGAATACTACGATCCAACGTCAGAAAGAAGTTTACTTTGGAATGATCCAGATATAGCTATTGACTGGGGTTTTGATTTAATATTCTCTGATGAAGATTATCAACCTACTTTATCCAAGAAAGATAAAGAAGCTAAAACATTGCAGGAGGTATTTGGATGAAGCGTTACTTGATTTTAGGAGGAAGTGGTCAGTTAGGGCAAGCTCTTAAAAAAGTAAAACATGCTGATGTTGAATTAATTTATCCAAGTAAACGTGTTGAAATTACTAACTTTGAACAAGTTAGAGATATCATAGTAGAAGTAATGCCTGATGCAGTAATTAATTGTGCTGCATATACAGCAGTAGACAAAGCAGAAGACAATGTTCAACTAGCAATAGATGTGAATGCGTATGGTGCTGCAAATATTGCTAAGGTGTGTGCCGATCTGCTTATTGACATGGTACATATCTCGACGGACTATGTGTTCGATGGAAATTTCCCTGGAATTGAGGGAGCCAAGACAAACCCCTTAAATGTTTATGGTTACTCTAAATTATTTGGAGAACAATTGGTTATGGCTGTTCATCCAACTGCTCTTATCATTCGAACTGCTTCGGTGTATAGTGAGTTTGGTAATAACTTTTTGAAATCTCTACTTTCACGATATAATGCAGGGCAACGGGAATTTGAAGTGGTTTGTGATCAATTTTCTTGTCCTACTTATGCCCCTGCCTTAGCAGATACCATTCTAACTCTATTGGAATATGGTGTTGGTGGAAGAATTCTACATTATGCCGGGAAAGATTATGTCTCGTGGCATACTTTTGCAGAAGCTATCTTTTCTCAAGTAGATCCTACTGTTAAAGTTAAAGCTATACCTGCATCTGTCTATAACTCTAGGGCTACACGCCCTGCTAAATCCTACCTAGAAACTAAAGAAATGCTGAAACCAGAAGAAATGGGTATTGGCATTACAGAAACACTAAATGTCTTATTAAACAAGGAGAGAAAATGAATTTTGTAGTCTATGGTAAACCAAATTGTCAATTTTGTGATATGGCTAAACAACTGTTAGAGATGCGTGGTAAAGATTTTAATTACCTAACTCTCGATATAGACTATACTCTGGATCATATGCAAACTATGATTGCAGAGAAAACAGGAATTCCTCCACGGCAGTTCCCCCAGATACTGGTACAGGAATCTGACGTAGCGGAATATGAATACGTAGGCGGGTTTACCGAACTACGTGAATACATGGCTCAAATTGCGGAGTAACAATATGAAAGGTAAACAGAAACGTAAAATCTTTTCTCGTGCCTTAGTAGCAGAGCTTAAATCAACCATTAAGAAAACTAAACCTAAACGTGAACCAGCACCTGAACATCGTTTGTATGATGAGCTAGATCACGGAGAGGATGAAGAGTAAGGAAAACATGGCTAAAGTAGTAGATGAATTTGACATGCTTCGTTTTGATGAAGGACTAAAGCTAACTGTTTATACAGATACCGAAGGTTACTGGACAGTAGGTATTGGTCATCTTCTGACAAAAGTTAAAGATAAAAATGTAGCTATCGCGGAGTTGGATAAATTGGTTGGTCGTAAAACCAATGGTCTGATTACAGAAGAAGAAGCGCGTAAGATCTTTAGCAATGATGTTGAAAAAGCAACTAAACAAATCAAACAGAGTAAGATTCTTTCCCCAATTTACGACAAGGTAAGCCCTACTCGTAAAATGGCAATTATCAATATGGTGTTTCAGATGGGTATTGCCGGAGCAGAATCTTTTAAAAATAGCTTGACATTGGTGAGCAATTCGTACTATACTCAGGCTGGTATTAATTTACGCAAGAGTAAATGGTACAGACAGACGCCTAAACGTGCAGAGCGAGTAATCAAGGTTCTAACTTCTGGAACTCTTGATGCTTACAACTAACAAAGGGGCGTAAGCCCCTTATAAAGGAGTGCTACTATGGGAAACAAACCAGCAAAAACTCGTCGTCAGGAATTAGCAAGTAATGATAAACGTGAGAGTCGCTACGCACAAAAAGCTGTGGGAAATGATGATTACCGTTTAGATGATTTTTATCCAACCGAAGCACAGCAAGATATCGTACACAGTATGGTGTGGAATGACCTCACAATTGTTACAGCGCCTGCTGGTACAGGGAAAACTTCTACAGCTTTATGGAAAGCATTGCAAATGCTCCGAGCTGGAGATTACCGTAAACTCATCTTCCTTAAAAACCCAACGGAAGTTGGTGATGATCAGATTGGTTTTCTTTCAGGGGATAAGACAGATAAACTGGCGGCACACTACGATTCAACTAAACGCATCTTTCAGCAATTCATGACAGCTAATAAATTAGAGAATGATATCTCTTCTGGTAAAATTGAATTGAATATTCCTAACTATATGTTAGGTGCTACCCTGGACAACTCGATCATCTTAATTGATGAAGCTCAGTTAATGTCACCAGACACTCTGAAACTTCTTGTTGAACGTGCAGGTATTAACACTCACGTTGTTGTTCTAGGAGATATCCGACAGACATACGCTATTAAGAAACGTCCTAATGGTTTGAAAGACTTGGTAGATCATCTTGTACCATTGGATGAGGATGGTTATAGAGAACCTATCGTAGACTTTATTGGTTATGTGGAAATGACCAGTGAAGAAAATAAACGTTCACGTCTATCTAAATTGATGACAGAAGTATATAAATAACAATAATTTTGGCAAGGACGCCTTTATCAAGGAGGTATGATGGTATTTATCGAAATCGATAAAAGTGGTATTGATGAGTGTTATCAAGCAGGTTTAGTTAAACCTAATGAGTTTCGACAAATTTACACAAATCTTATCGAGAGAGAAATAGCTCTTCGATTAGAAAGTTTCACCTTAAAAGATAAGTTTAATATGCTGAAATCTTGGTGGAGAGAAGAAAATTACATTTTAACTTATTATCAAGAACTTTCTGATAGTAATGAGGGCTTGTTTGAGTGTATAATGGAGATAGCGGCTTCTCGTCCTGAACTTCTTCTTTTAGATGAAGAAGATAGTAAGCTAATTTTTCTTAGTAGTATTTTCCATAAAAAATCCCTGCTAGTTCGTGACTGTAGTGACCTCTTAAATCATCCTTTGGCAATATCCAGTAAGATAACAGTTGATAAAGAAACACTACGTGCAATTGACTATTTGAGAAAGTATGTCAATGGCGGAAAAGCAGTTCTTAAAACACTTCAGGAGGAGAATTAATATGACAACTATTATTGCAACTAAAAATAAAATTCTTAGCGATGGTAAAGTAACTGTTGGTAGTCGAGTAGACCAATATAACTTTAAAAAAGTACGTCAGATTGGTGGTTACTTAGTTGGCGGGGCAGGGCGTCTCTCCTCAATATTGACATTCTTCTCTTGGTTTGAACAGAACCTACAATGTCAAGCAGCACAAGAAGCTATTCCAGGATTAATGATTCAATCAGATCCTGATAAAGAAGACGAAGAATTTGTAGCACTTGTGGTGCATCCTGACGGACGCATCTTTATTCACGAAGGAAACAATCCTGCACGTTCCATGCCAATTGAAGCAGAGTATTACGCTGTTGGAAGTGGAGCAGATTTTGCATTAGCCGCTCTAGATGGCGGGGCTAGTCCAGAACAAGCAATGGAAGTAGCTAAGATGCGTGATGCTTTTTCCGGGGGTGAAACTTTTGTGGAAGAGCAAGAGCAACCTGTGGACATTAGTGACGAAGAACTCAGAAACTATACAAAAGCTCAACTACTAAACTTACTGTTAACTGGAAGCCCGGATGGAGAAGAAGGTGAACGTATTTTAGCAGGAGAAACTTCAGAAGATGTATTGCAACCCACTGAGTTATCTGCTAAGCTTTAGTAAAGTTAACAAACATGCCTCTTAGGAGGCATTATGAGGAGGAGATATGTTACCTATTCCAGTTGAATTTTTCCAGCAACATGTTCATGCATATGAACAAACCTGTAAACGTGCTGAAAACTATTTAAGATATCTATCTGATAAACGCTATGTGTTTACAGAAAAATTAAGTTGGTGGAGAACACGACAGTGGGAAGTAAATGCTTTTGGTGAGATGCTGCATGTCGTGGGATCTCTTGATAATGTATTAGAGTGGCTTTTACAGGAAGATAAGATATCTCCTCTTGATTATCAATTACTCAAGTTTTATGCGTACTCGGATATGGTTGACACAATATTAGAGAAAATGAAAGAACGAGTGGAAAATGAAATGATCCCTGTATCTATTGAAGAACTACAGCTATTAATTGATATTAGTTCATTTGTAGAAGACCCTCGTCTTACTAAAGAGGATATTCTAGAAATTGGCAAAGAATTATGATAGACCTGACAATGATTTCTATCCTACACCACAGAAGTGTATAGATGCACTTTTTGGTGTTATAGATTTTAAGGATCTTGTTGAGGAAGGATGGACTTTTGCAGAGCCTTGCAGAGGTCAGGCTAGTGCTATTTATCAGCACTTTCCAGAAGGATCGGAATATTGTGAATTAGAAGAGGGTTTAGACTATTTTGAAAGTACTTGGAAACAAAGACCAGACGCAATCATTACAAACCCTCCATTTAAAATTGCAATAGACTTTTTAGAAAAGAGTTTGAAGGAAGCTGATGTTTGTATTTATCTCTTGCGTTTAGGTTTCTTAGAATCCAAGAAACGTAGAGAGTTTCATAAAGCTAATCCACCAAACCATTTAATAATCTTGTCAGAAAGACCATCATTTGTTGGTGGAGGAACAGATAAGACAGCATATGCGTGGTATGTGTATGATCCAAAACAACGTTTAGGATTGTCACAGCCTTTCTATTTTGTATGAGGAGAAAATAATGTTACCTACTTTTAATTTTAATATTTCTTTAGTGTTTAATGAAGAACAGGATGACTTGGATATTCGTATTAATACTAATGGAGAAGACATTGATTCAGTTCGGCTGGCAGCTATTGCAATGTTCTTCAAAGAAGCTATGACTGCTCAGGCAGAAAATATGGCTGGCTTAGCTGTAGAATATGGTAGAGTGATCCAATCTCTTCAGGATGCACAGGAGAATCCACAGGACTGATTATGCCTTATAGTTACTACTTAGTTTATACGCACGAAACAAACAAAAAAGACACAGGAACCAATGTATATGCTGCTGATGAACAGCAAGCTAAAGATATTGGAGCCGTTCTTTTATCACGTATTACAGGAAAGAATATCACTTCAGATAAAGTGTTTGCTGACGAAGAGCCAACTATCCAAGAAGATGATATCACAACCACTTGACAAGTAGATGAGAGTAGTGCATACTCTTATTAAATATCAGGAGGGCATTATGAAATACGTACTTTATCATCGTCTATCAAAAAGGAAACAGCAGGGCAACCAGTATGGTATCGAAGCACAGGAGATTGATATTCAACGCTTCCTGGATATGCAAGAGGATTACACCGTAGTTGGAAGCTTTGCGGAATACTATACAGGTAAAGGGGATTGGCGTCAGCGTCGTGAACTGGTAAAAGCTGTGAATCTCTGTAAAGAAACTGGTGCTACTTTGGTAGTAGCAAAAGTTGACCGTTTAGGTCGTAACACAGCGTCTGTATCCGCTTTATTAGAAATGATTAAGGTTCGTGTGGCAACAATGCCCTCTGCTGAGAATATGATCATTAATATTCTTGCTGTAATTGCAGAAGAAGAAGCACGAGGGATTTCTGATCGTGTTAAGAAAAGTCTGAAAGTAGCTAAAGAGAAGGGAACACTTCTCGGTGCTGCAAATGAAAAATACTCTCGTACAGATTATTCTAAAAAGCAGCATACAAAATACTCCCTAGAATGGGCGGAAGAATTTAAACCATTGCTTATGGCATACCGTTCTCAGAACATGCCTTTTCTGACAATTTCTAAACGTCTGAATGAAGCAGGGAAAAGAACTATCCGTGGTAGCTTATTCGATGCTAAAGCAGTGCTGCGCTTATGTGATAAATTGGAGATAAGTTGAGGAGAGATATGGAACAATTACACGAAGAAACAATTAGTAAAACATTCTTATCGATGCGCGATGCACTAAACTATGTTCAGTTCATTGCAACAGATAGGGTTCTTATTGAAACAATTCCAGACGGCTGGAAAGTTTCATACATGGCAACCAGGTGTACTGTAACATCACCAAACGAAGGAACTACTGAGGTGGATGTTACTAGTTAAGGAGCACATATGCCTTTGGCTTTTAACGGTAAAATTAATACAGATGCTGTCTTAACGGCAGTTCAAATACTCTCAAAACATTTTCAATCTTATAACTTACCAATCTGCGTAGATTTTGATCACGTCTTTGACCAAACTGCGCCTACAAAATGCATTGCTCGTAGTAATATAGATAATCCTAAAGAGAATCTTTTTTATATTACTAAACCTTCTCAAGCAGTACTTAATCAAGTGAGATCTGGTTTACTTAATGAAGGTAAATACTTTTCTCTCCTACCTTGTAAGTCTCTGGCTTTTGAAGATACAACTCATTACTCAAGTAGTTTAGTAGTCACAGCCTATATAATTTCTCAAGAAGATCCTATAGTAGCTCTTGCAAATGAAGTTAAACATGTGTATAATGCCATGAACGTTGTGTACACAATCTTTACATGTGAAGACATGACTCATTGTGTGGAGTTTATTGTGAATGGTATCACAGTTTGTCGCATAGAGTGTTGTGAAGTCGATGATAAGTATATTGCCGTAGCTACGGTGATTGTGGAACCAACCTTTAGCTATGCAGTGGGGTTAACTAATTAGGGGGTGAGGTGGAATTATATCAGTTTGTTAAATTAGATGATGACAAGGATTTGTTTATCATAGGTGATTTACATGGTTGCTACGACCTTTATAAAAAGGGAGAAAGGGTGTTAGGAATTCGAGAGGAAGACTACGTAATTTCACTCGGAGATCTGACGGATAGAGGAAAAGAAAATTTGCGTTGTGTACTAGAGTTTACACGTAAAGAAAATCGTTTCGCTATCCGAGGTAATCATGAAGACATGCTTATTCGAGGTATGTTAGAAGGTAGCCGAGAGTATTACCAGTGTTGGTATCAGAATGGAGGTCATACTGTCTGGGATGAACTTGGGGAAGAAGGTGTAACACTGTTAGCTACTCTAGTAGAGGATCTTCCTGTTGTATTAGTAGTGGAGCATCGTGGAAAAACTCTAGGGTTTGTTCATGGAGGCTATCCTTCCATTTATGAACATCTACCGTTAACAGATATTCTTAAACTTGGGCTATCCGCTCTACGAAAGGATAAGTTTGCAGAGAGTGTTATGTGGGACAGAGATATGATCACTTGTGCGCAAGAGGGTATTAAATTACCTAAAGTGCTAGGTGTAGATTATGTGTTTCATGGTCACTCTTATGTACCTGAGCCATTAATAAATGCTAATCGTGTTTATATGGATACAGGAAGTGTGTTCAACAACAACCTCACCTTTACGTATTTTGATAATGAGGGTAAGTTAAAGTTTTATTCTACTTTAGAGGAGGATTAATGTATAAAATTACAATTAAAGAAAATGCCGGGGAAGTAACTAGAGAAGTAATTATCGAGACAGATGATCTTGAACTAGCCAAAGAAATTTTGGTATCAGAAGAAATTATCAAGGTGGAAACCGATGTTCCTAACGAGAACATTGATCCTGGTATGACTACACTAAAAGAGATCTGGGAAAAGCAAGTGCAAGATATATGGAAAAATCCCCAACATCCTTACAGAGTAGAGGATTGGCCTTTCACTGTAACTTGTTAAGGTGATCATATGAGCGGTCTATTTTATACGGGAGTTGGCAGTCGAGACATTAGCGATGAAGAGTGGGATACAATGGTATCTGTTGCTAAGTGGTTAGCACAGTGGCTTAAATTAAGATCAGGTAAGGCAGGAGGATCGGACTCTGCATTTGAGTATGGTGTATCCCTGTCAAACTATCCAGACAATAAAGAAATTTACATCCCTTGGCCTAAATTTGAAGGTAATGAAATACAAGGAGAGAAAATTTGTCTGGACAATCCTGACACAATGAATTATGCTATAAGTGTCAAGTATGCGAAAGAGATACATCCCGCTTGGGAGAAATTATCTCAGGGCGGTAAAAAGTTGCATCAACGGAATGTTCATCAGGTTTTAGGAAGAGACTTAGAAAATCCTGTTCCTTCTTTATTCCTGTTGGCTTGTTCTGATGTGGATAAAAATGGAGATGCAAAGGGTGGTACTAGAACTGCATGGATGTTAGCAAAACAGTTCAATATTCCTTGCTTTAATATACGAGGCAAAAGTAAGCGAGAAATATTTGAGTTTATTAAACCTATTTTAGAGGAGACAATTAATGCTTGAAGCATGTCCAAGAGGTGGAGAACGTACTAATGTGAGTCATATGCATCACGATCTCGTAGATTTAACTAGTGCTATCCAAGAGCGTGTGCAAGATACCCTTTGGCAAGGTACTCGTTTTGTTATGGATAAGGTAGACTTTCTTTATCATAATTGTAATGTGTTCTTGACAGAAGACAATGTTGCATGGACTATTCCATTTTATCCTTTAGATAAAGACTTAAGTCAACAAGAGATTGAAGATATTAATCTTCATTTTCTAGGATATGTTCCATTTGAAAATACTGTGTTACAAACATTCACTACTGTGATGGTGAACGAGATCTTACGTGCCATTGTACACGAACTAGACAATGGGGCTCAAAAAGTGGCTGTTCACTTTGCTCCGGCTGATACTATTCAGTACGCAGGAACAGTTGCATACCCGTTGTATGGATTTATCTTGAATAATACCCTGCAAATGGAAACCTCTTTCTACGTGGAGGTTATCAAGCCGAAGGGAGATGCTTGGTAATGACTGTAAGACAAGTAAGCGAGATATTCAAATTAACACCTGCTTTAACTAAATATGTAAATGATAAGTTAGACGAGGTGGGTTTAAAAGATAAGGTTTATTCTACAAATCCTACGGTAATACTTAATTCCGAAGAAAAGAAAGAAATTCCTTTCTATACAGTAGAAAGACCTCTAAATGAAAAGCAAAAAGAAGAACTTTTAGCTTATACCGATCCGTTAGAAAAACAACGGTTTGTGGCTGGGTTGCTTCGGGATATGTTCTACACAATAACATATACAAAAGAAGACCAAGCTGTATATAAACTTCACTTAGGGCCACTTTCCACAGACAACGCAGATGTTGGTTTTTCTGTATACATAGAAAGTAATTCTGAAGGAGATTTTTTAGTTCTAGAGTTTAGCTTTCTTTTAGAAGATATCAGCAGTAATGCGTTAGTATAATATTTAGCATAGAGGAGAAAACAAATGAAAACTACAGAGCAACTGATCGCACAAAAACTAGAAGAAGCAATTGTTATGGCCCGCGCTGAGGGTTTAGGCCATAACTATTTCAATATTATGCTAGAAGATGGTGAAAATGTAGAAGTTAATGTTTCTTGGCGAAGTTCTTCTTACGATTGTTAATTAAGGAGGCGTCATGAGCGGATTAGAATTTTCTTTTTTGGAGTCTTGGGAAGGATGGGACATTGTGGGAAGTTCTGGAGATTTAGCTTTTTATAATGCTAAAGTTAAACCTGAATTTGAACACCTTGTTCCAGGGAACACAACTGAAGTTATGTTTACATTATTAATGAGTGAATCAGTAATTCAATTTGATTTCTTTAATGAAAGAAATCATTTGGGATACAGGGCATTTAAAATTACAGCACAAGTAGAGGAGGAGATTCCATATGACGAGTAAATATACGTTAGGGCAAGTATTTGAAGATTATTACGGAGATGAAGTAGCACGAATTATTTTCTTAGATGGTGCTTGGTCAAGTGAAGAAGACAAAGAAGCATATCTAGAGGAAATGAATGAACTCCCTGAGCATAACGATGCAATTCTTTACGACGATTATTATAGTGAGGAATTTATTGAAGGGGATGATTATATTGAAGAATATGTTAATGAACACGGTCTAATCGATCCTGTAGAACGTGAAAGAAAAGATAAAGAACGCCAACACATTGTTCATACCTTGAAGTCTCTGGGGGTTAATACAAGAGATTTTATTGTATCTGATGATCGTGTGTATATTGGTAATGACGAATGTTCTGCCTATATCCAAGGTACTCATGCTTGGTGCTCTAGTAGCATGTCTTGTTAAGGAGATAAGATGTACAATACTCGTGATAACCTACAGGTAGGTAAAGATTACTACGATCTTAACAGTGGAGAATATGTTTTCACTGTAGTGTTCGACGGCGACGAAGATGATCGCCTTATTGTTGAAGGTGTCCCATCTGAAGTTAAAAGTTCTTATGGTGATTATATGCTTGAAACATGGGCGTATAATAAAGAAACTTTAGAGATTTTTGATGAAGATGATCTTTCAGATGCTTGCTATAACAGACTGGTTGTAAGCAAAGAACGTATGGATGCCATCAATACCACTAAACAAGTGCTGATTAATATTTGGGAACAATCTGGTATTACAGAACCGTTTGTCTATGAAGATGGCAAATTTAGTGTAGGTAAAGAACAAGTTCTTTCGGCTCACATCAATGCTGGTTATGAACATGGCTGGATTTCTTCAAGTATTTGCTGGTAATAGGAGATAAAAATGAGTGAATTTAAAACAGTAAAAGAAGCTGTAGAGGCTGCTTACGCAGCTCTTGCAGAAGCAGAGCAACTGGCCCTGGAGAGCGGGGAAGGTTTTGGTTTCCATCCGACTTATGGTATGGGAGGTTACTTTGATCCAGAAGAGGAAAATGAGTACACCGGGGATAACTGGTTCCCATCTTCACTTGGGTGCTAATGAAGTTTTCTGGTCATTTCTTATGCCAGAGATACAAATTTTAAATAATCTTGTAGAGGAGAAAAAGATGGAACAACGTAACTATGATAAAGAAATTCATGAACTAACCAAAGCAGCAGAGGAATATGTGGAGACTGTGAAAGATCAGATCGCTGCTTTGGCTGATGAGGGCGGTGTCCAAGCTTATTGGGGCGAATATGGGGAAAATGGACAAACATATTATCCTAAAGGTACAGATATTGAAGAATATTACTTGGGATGGCGAGCAAGTGAATATGCCGACGAGGAAGGTAAACTAACTCAAGGTATCTGGGTGTCTTCCTCAGAAATGTGCTGATAGAATGTAATGACAACCCGCTTCGGCGGGTTTTTTATTGTTTAAGTGTTGACATTGGTTACGATACCAAGTAAACTCTAGTTATCATTTAAGAGAGGAGAAGCATTATGATCTTAGTAGGAAGCCGCGCATTGGAAATGCAACTGAAACGTCAAGACAAAAAACTATACCGCCCATGTGTGGATTTGGATTATCTTTGCACAGAAAAAGAGTGGCAGGTTCAGTCCGTTATCCATTCACATGATGAGCTGGTAGAGCTTGTTGAGCGGAATGGTAATAAAGGTCATGTCAAGATGGTCGCTGGTGCTCATATCGAGTTTGACATTGCACAACCCGGAGACAGTACAGATCTGCTAATCCAGTATTGCAAAGCAAACCCACAGAGCCTGTTTCTGAATAATGGTGACTTCGTGGCTCCGGTAGATGTTCTGTATCTTCTGAAAATGAGCCATCGTTACAAGAAGAACAGTCCACACTTTTTCAAGACCATGAACGACATTCATTTCATGCGCTCTCTTGGAGCTAAAATTCCGCCAGAGTTGGAAGAAGTATTCAAACTGCGTGAGAAAGAAACCTATAACTATTCTCACCCAAACCTAGATGTGAAGAGCAAAGACTTCTTCAAAGGCGATGAAGTGCCATATGTGTACGATCACGACACCATTCACGAAGCGGTGGCAGTCCTCGGTGTTCCTGCATACAAATCATATATGAAGGATGATAGCGAAGTAATGACCTCCAAAGAAAAATTCTTTGAGCAGGAAAATCATATCCGTCTTCTCGGTGTGTACGAAGAAAGCTGTGTCTTAGCCCTGGAACGTTCGCAGATCCCTTTTAATTTTGAAGTTCCTGCTCGTCAGAGTTTTGTTATGGCACTTAGCAAAGTTTGTACTTCGATCACTTCAGGATATTTCCGTGAATATGCTTGGGAGAATTTCGGAGTAGTTATGAAATTCTACGAATCTATGGGTGAGGATGATTATATTGAGCGTTTCAAGTCTAACAGTCACATGGTTAAACCATTTCAAGGAGATTGAATGAGTAAAGTGGTATGGTGCCTTTATGATGGCTCAGGAATCATGGGGCTTCCTTGGGCTGAGGCTGGATATCAAGTGTATTGCTTTAATTCCAGCGCTGCGGATCATGGACAATATGAGATTAAAATGGAACACCCATTAATCACATATGTGGATACTTGGATTGATGAAACTTTCGATCCTATTGGTATGGGTAATAATGGTGGGGATGCTCCTAGTATTATTTTTGGATTTCCTTCATGTACTTTTCTAGCTAACAGTGGAGAGCAACATGAGAGAACTGAGGAAGAACTTGATGAGGCTTTGAAAAGTGTTCGTATAGTAGAGACCTTAGGTAACAAATATAATGTACCCTACATGATTGAAAATCCGGTAGGTAAACTTTCTACTAAATGGAAGCTTCCTAATTATTATTTTCATCCGTGGGAGTATGGAGCGCATCTCCGCCCAGAAGAGGGGAGTTTTCATCCTAAGATGCCTTTCTGTGATGCGTACACAAAGAAAACATGTATCTGGTGTGGTAACGGGTTTGTCATGCCTCCTAAAAATCCTGTTAAAGAATACCAAAACTGGTTTTGGGGATGGAAAAGTCTAGGCGGGAAGAGTCAGAAAACTAAACAGTTGCGGTCTCTTACACCTCGTGGTTTTGCTCGCGCAGTATTCGAAGCTAATAGAGGTGTATAATGGAGGCAGTAGTAGATTTGTTAGAGATATTGTCAAAGTTTGCTACCGATCCTACTATCTTTAGATACAAAGTGGTAAAATATACTCTATGTGTACTAGTATCTTTGTTAGCTCTAACAGCAATATTAGGTTTATATTATTAAAATTATGGAGGTGATATGGCAGAATTTGAAGGTCGCATTGATTTAGGCTATCGCAATACAGATATTCACGAAGCTACAGGGTTTCAGATCCTTGGAATGGTTCCACCTAAATACTACAACACGTATGTGGTCACAATCTGTTTCATGGAGGGTGATGCTGATGGCTATCAGTATGAAGAAGTAGCCATTAGTGACGAAGAAACCCTGAAAGAGTTTGTTGACTTCTGTTTCCGTTGTGCGATAGCATACCCACATGGTAAAGGTGGACACGACAACTATGAACATGTGCCAAATTACAGAAAATTTATAGGTGAGTGTTATCACGAATACGATGGTATGTATGATGAAGAATATCCAGAAGGTTTTGAAGGACAGAACTTCTTGGAGGGCTGGCCTACAGAAGAAGGTGAATACTTCATGTACTTTGATTGGTTCAAAGTTGAATATTATGGCGCAACAGGTCAGCCCTGTACTGTTAAAGTGACTACGGAGGTCAACAATGACAAAGAAACTAGTGGCGTATCAAGTTGATCGCGATGATTATGAAGGTAGTGTAGTTGTATTTGATTCTCACGGCTTGGCTGCTCGCCGTCGTGGAGCTTGTATGCTGGATATTGGCGGTGATGACGAATATTGCTATGTTCATCGTGTGAAAGAGTTTGACCAATATGCAGAAAAGGGTTACGTTCCTTATAAAGCTCTTCTGGAACAAGGTTGGTGGCTACATTCTGCTCATGATGGTCGTAAGATTACTGAAGACTATTGCTATGATGAATACGAAGATGAAGAGGTAGAAACACCTGAACTCGTGTTCTTCCAGAATGAGCAAGGTGTATGGTTTGATTGGGATGAGATGGAACGCCATGCTTATTACATTAATGAAGCGAAAGACCGTCTTGATTGGTGGATTGAAACAGTCATGCGTTGCTATCCGCGCCTCACCTTTACCAAGTTTGAGGGTGGCCCTGGACGTATCACTCACACTGCAAACTTCACCTTCCCTGGCGCACAATATGGCGGTGGTCATATTCGTTGGGATTGGGAAGAAGGTGTAATCCCAGATCCTAAAGAACACTTCTCCAGTTGGGTTGCCACAGGAGATAAAGAAGCATTTGACAAATACATGGAAACTGTAGTATAGTGTTCAAAATTAATAAAAGCCCCTCTATGGGGCTTTATTTGTATAGGTGAAATATGAATTTTCAAGACATGATAAATTATCAAACACAATGTGTATTAAATAGCGGAGGGATAAAAATGCCAAGAAGACTGATTGTAATTTCCGGGGCTGGACTAAGTGCCGATAGCGGTGTACGTACATTCCGTACAGACACTGAGAGTGGAAAAGCATTGTGGGACGAGTACGATCTTGCTGAAGTGTGTGACATTGGAGCGTTCCAAGCTGGCTATCGACGCCGTACATCGCCTGATGTTCCTGTTGTAGGTGGTATTGATGATGACGGAATGGATTTGTACGAAAAGACAAATAATTTCTACAACAAACGCCGTGTAGAATTGGCAACTGTTGAGCCTAATGCAGCCCATCTACAAATTGCAGAATGGTTTAAGATGGCCCCTGAACGTGTATATAACATTACAACTAACGTAGATGACCTACTCGAACGAGCAGGGGTTGCTCGTGAATCTGTTCTGCACGTCCACGGATATCTGCCAGAGATCCGCTATCGTTTAGAACCTGGTTCTGAGGAACAGTTAGTTGATGTTGGCTATGCTCACATTGACATTGACGCATTCCATTGGACGAAACCTAACGTTGTGTTCTTTGGTGAAGCTGCACCTCTTTACACCGACATGTATGCACTGTTTGATACTTTAACCGCCCAAGATATGGTGATTGTAGTTGGCTGCTCTAACCAAGTGATCAACTTCAACATGGAACTCTTCCCAGCCGTACATATGGGAACAAAGATGGTTGTTGTTAATCCAGGTTTGAACTATCTTGAGCAAAGCTTATACGAAGAACGAGGCGTGTTAGTTTATTATGCTGGAGCTGCTGAGGCATTCAGCAATAAATATTTCATTAAGATGGTTGAAGATCATCTGAACGGATAATCAAAGGGGCGAAAGCCCCTTTTCTTTTATCTCATAGTATCTATAACGCTCTCAGACGCACCCTAAGCTCTTCTAGTGTAAAGCAGTACATTGGTTCATCTTATATAGAGAAAAGCCCCCAGAATCGCTCTGAGGGCTTTATTTTATTCATCGCTAAAGTAACCTATAATAAGAATGACAATTACTAAAGTTACTAGCACTCCTTCCCAAAATCCTATCAATTTACCCCCTTGCTATAAAGTTCGATAACTAAGTCATCATAATCAGATATTCTCGCTATCTGGTTTGTGTGTAAATAAACCTCTTGGTAATAATGGATTTGGCTTATTAAAACACAATGCCACAAACCATCTTGCATCTTCTTACCTACATGAACCCCTACACTAAACGGGAAAGGGTTGTCCACCAGGAACGCCATACATCCTTCATTAATCTCTAACATAGTTACTCCTCAGTTCATCTAACACATCTTCAAACTCATCTGGATCAAAATGGAACAATCGTGAGGATAGCTCCTGGATCAGTTCTTCTGTTGTGATCTCCTCCATCTGTGGTTGTTCTTCTTTTAGGTAACGATTTCTCCAACCACAGCCACAATCTCCTCCTCCTACATAGTTATTGCACACTTGGCAATACAAGTAAAGACCATCCATAACATTCTCCTACAAGAAAACCCGCACTAGGCGGGTTTATTAAATTAATGACTACGTGTTTTAAACTTATGGTTTTTATCAAACCATTGACAAGAAGCTTTCACTTGACCGTGTTCATCGAAGAAGTAGCTATAATTAGCCTCTTTACTTGTGATATCAATCCAATCTACACTAGTAGAAGGAATAGTTACATTCTCTCGGATAATCAAACCACCAATATTACGTTCAGAGGTGATGGTAATAACCTTATCTTCAGCTCGCACAACAACACTTAGTACACGTTTGGTTAAGTGGTTTGAACCGTCTCGATAAGCGATATAAACTTTAGTTTGCGTTTGTTGCTTCGGTTTTTGTTTCAATTTAGTATGAGGGGAAACTTTAATCTGCCCTTCTTTTTTGGCAACTGGAATCAAGTCTACCTCACGGTAGCTGTTAGCTAAACCATTCCCCCATTTAACATCAATACCTAAAGCACCTCGTAGAAGATCACTATTATTGTAAGAAGTAATTACACCTACAACGCCCAACGGGTTTGCAGAATCCTTTGTACCTGAACCAACCCATTTACTGGTAGGATTTAAAAATACTTTACCACCAACCTCCAGTTTGGTGTCTTCAAGGAGTTCTACATTACCTTTAGAAAAATTCCAAAGTCCATCATTAGATGTATTTTTAATGTTTAGACATACGCCATGACCAAAATCTTCTACGATATCAAAAATTTTACCAATAACTTCTTTATCGAAAGTATAACCTGCCTGACCAATTACTTTTGCTTTCATGTTTTCTCCTTAATTATCTTCTTTTGTAAAATAAAATACTTCATACTCTGAGCGAGTAACAATGTCCATTGCTTCGGCAGTACCAAAACCTAATCTAGGCTCTGGAAGTATGTGGTTATTGAAAAGACAAAACTCACCACGCATGTACACACGACCTGTAGGATTAAGAACAATATCATATTTCCCTACAGAGGAAAATTTAATATCCCCATCAGCATCACGAACTACAACTACTGCATGGTCAGGCCATTCTAATTCACGTTCTTTTAGCTTTTCATACACCTCTTGCACTAATTCCATGTTCTACCTCCTTAGATGGTGAATTCTTTCTCTTCTGGTTTATCTCGGTTAGGAGAATACACGTGGGAAGGATCAAAACCTTTAAAATTACCACGTCCTTTACGAGGACAGTGGAAAGTTTTTGCCTTATGATCGCCAAAGGATTTGCCACAATGAACGCATTTGTAATTCGTTTCCATCTATTTCTCCTTCTTAATAGGCTACACCTATCTAAATGTAGCCTTTAATAGTTATTATCGTTTGATACTATCAATAAGACGCTGAAGAGTTAACACAACGTATTCTTGATTCTTACAAAACAGATAACCTACTACAACACCAACGATAAATGCTAGCATTTTTAACTCCTTATTTATATGGGTAGAAAAGGGTAGGAGAAGAAATCTCCTCTGCATAAATTTTGTGATTACTTTCAATATACTTCAATTTTTCAGGCGTATCAATATTTGGAACAGGATTTTCTCCAAAAACATCTTCTGAGTGAATATAAGATAAGCCACGTACAGGAAAACCCCAGGCATTATCATGCCCTGTCAAACCTGCATGTAATGCTCTTCGTGAACGTGCAGCATCTTCATAACCATAGCGGTTATATGCCGTGTTATATCCACCGATCGTAGCCATTGCAACCTTATCCTGGTACACAAAACAACCTAAAGCACTATACCAGTACTGCATTTCATTATCACTGGATATAAATTCCCCACCGAACACCTCTGGGATAGCCATGTAGTGAATACCATATTCAGATGCTTTAGTAATGAAGTATTGTTCCCAGCCTAGTTTGGTAGGATAACAATCATCATCAAAAATGAAGATATGATCATAGTCATCAAAATGTTCCAACACTTTGTTACGAGCGTGGCTTGGCCCTAAACGTTCCTTGTCTGTATAAATAAAAATCCCATGCTCACTATTTTCAAATAATTTTTTATTAATCGTGCGAACACCCATAGTGATCACACCAATACCAATTTTCATTTTGCAATATCCTTCATTAGTTATTGGCTGCAATAATTGAGGTAATAGCTCCGATAGAAAGACTGCCTAAAAAGACAGCAAAACCATCAATTCCATAATGAAAGAGAAGACTACCTCCACAAATCATAAAGAATGATACCACAAATCCTACCAAAAACACAAGTGCTATTTTCATGTTTCAACTTCCTCCAGTTCACCAGCGTTGTTTAGCTGGTACACAGCAATCACACGATCACCATTCTCGGCACACCAGCGATTAAACTTTGCAGTAATTTTAATAAAATCTTTGGCCTCTTCTAGAGTCTCAAATCTTCGGTCTTCATTCCCTGCATAAGTATACTCTTGGTATGTAGACCAGTAAGGGAATAACCATAGGAATTTTCGAGTGTGCTGGACAACATACACACTCTCTTCTTCAAACTGCCGCCGTTCTAAAATCCTATATTGTTTTATCATACAACCATCCCTCCGGCTCTGGAACATCTGTTCTGTCCAAGTAAACATAGTCTACAATTGGATCGCTGTCTAGGTGTTTATCAAGCTGTTTTTGCAAATTAAAGACTTGGGCTTTAAGATTTTCTGTTTTTAAATCATGTAACCACTTGGCACGTTTATTCATATGTTCTCTGGCCTCTTCTTCTGTAAGGTAAACACCATTACCTGAATTCATGTAGCCTATAAAACTCATGCCCCCTGAATAAGTGAGGATCATGATTGTATCTGTTTCACGCTCAGGAACTTCGTGTACCGAGTGAAAACGATCAACAACCAAGTTGTTTGCCCTTCCCCCTGCGCAAATGTAGATAATAGTTCCTTTCTCCATCTGCTGGAATTGTTCTAAAGTGATCATCCACGTTCTCCTACACTCTCCGGTGTACCGTCCCACGCGCCGAGCACCTCTTTAAGGTGGGATCGTGGTTCATTGAAGAATTCTTCCATCTTATCCAAGATATCATCAGTGCTTGGGCTATATCCTGGAACACCACGGAGGGTATTCTTCTCTTGGATGGCTAACCATCTGTGATAACTTCTAATCATTTGACCTCCGCTTAGGATTTATCCGAGCGCCGAAGGCGCGATCTTTAGTATATAGCGATTTACTTCTGTGCGGTAGCCGCACATTGTAAACGCCGACATTCTTCCACACTTAACGCTACTTCATAAGCAAATTGCCATTCTTCTTTAGCCCACCAGTATGCAAAGCGTTCATAATGGTCAGGGAATTCGTGGCTTTGCCAACGAATAACACCACTACCGTCTGTCTTGATCGCGATGGCGTGTTCTAAAGTGAGTTTCACATTATCTTTTGAAATATGTTCTTGTGTTAGAATAAATCTATGTGAAAAAAGAGTAGGATCAAACATCTCACCACCACCAGTGAACGATTACTCTTTCACCCTTCTGAACACCTTTGTGCTCCAGCCAGAAGTAGACTGCCGGGTAATTTTCAAAAAGATCCTCATCCAGGTTAGATTTAAGCATGTAAAAGTCATTACCAAGTTCATAATCCTCCCACATCTGGATTACTTGTTTTTCAACTTCCACAGGGCAATCCGACCATTGTACATCGAAAAACCACACTTTAGTTACAGAATCGTGACCATCAGAAGGTTTATCCCATTTATTTCCGTAAGATGTATCTTTACCCGAAAGGGATGCAAGGTATTCCTTGCCTTGCTCAATTGTGAAAGACACGAACCACCACCCCAGTGCCGCCGCAAGGCACACAATTTTCTAATTGTCCTACATCAACGGACACCCAGCCCGTACCACCACAATAAGGGCAGAACGTTTTCTCTTCTTTGCGAGCCATAAGCTCTTTCAGCGCTTCTGTAGGAGCCGCTGGTTCATTACACAGATCTTCAATCTGTGCAAAGGTTTCTTCACTCACTTCTTTAGACTTCTTAGCCATATTATCTCCTTAACTAAATATGTATATGCCAATCAGCAACAGGTAAGATACGACAGAAATACCTATCAGAGTGCATCCACCTAAGCTCCGTAGGATCACCTTGAGCATAGGCGTCTCTAAATACAGTTTTTCACAGTTTTTAAGGATTTGCACCCCAAAGTATAACACTATAGAGGCCAACACAAAGACACAAAAAGAGAATACATCTAACATATGACCTCCAGCTATCAATCTTATCCTATTAATAGGAATTATCTGTTTTACTTTTGAGAAAAAACATGCTACCCTAGTATTATATACCGAGCGATAGCGAGGTAGTAGATTTGTTATGAGAAACATGTTATGTTAATCTATCTACTACCTAGTAATCAACTATTAATAAATCTATCTATTAATAAACTTACTATATGATTACAGTTCTCCTCGTTGTACAGCTAGAGCCATACGTTTAATGTCGTAAGCTAGTTGTAGAGCTGCTTCTGTTGTAAGATGAATACCTTTCCCATTAGATAGACACCCGTCCTTATAGTCATCACCTACAGCTATGAACACATCTCCCCAATTACTACGATCAACTAACACTTGTTTACCAAAGGAGTCCAAGTGTAGAGTAGCTTCCACCGGAGGAAGGGCTTCCTCCTCTTCTACAACATATCCTTTAAACCAGAGATGCATTCTTCCTAAACCATAATCATCTCCTGGTTGAAAATTAGGGCAGTTTGATTCTACAACAACGCCAAGGCCAGCACCATCACATACATCTGTAATTTCAACTACCAGATGTTCAGCACCACTATTCAAAGGCATTACTCGTTTTACCAAACGACCCACTTTAAAATCTTTAGTCACTTCACAGTCTTCGAAGGAAATATGGAAATCCTTAACCAACTGACCTTCGTTAGTAGCCATCTCTACAATAAGCTCTTCATTGACATTATCAACTTCTTGTATTACACCATAGTTTCCTGGAACAACACCACACAGATTATAGTCTTCAACACACTCAGGATTAAACTTAATCAGAACACCAGCTTTAAAATTCATAATTTCTCCTATCTTGGGTAACGTGCTAACCACTCTGCATGGGAAGCACTGTAATGTTTACGTAGTATACTTGGCGGAAGAGGATCTTTCGACTCTTTGTAATAATTACGATATGCCGTGTATGCTCCTGCTAAGCTAGCATGGCGACATTGTAAATTCAAGCGTTTCATCATAGATTCAAAAACTATCTCTTCCTTGTTCAGCTTAGCATACAACATATGTTGTAGCAAGGTGAGAAGAGTCCAAGTTGCTATACTCAGAAGGATAAATATTCCCAAGAACTTCATAAAATCTACCATGCTACCCTCTCATTGTTAATGTTCTGTCACTATACCAGTGATAAGAGTTCTACGCAACATATTTATGTCATGGTCAAGACACAGTAGCACTAAATCTCTATCCCAACTTCCCATCAGTTCTGTGCAAGCTGCGACCTCTTTAGCAATCCATGCTTCATCATGATAGAGGGCTTCCAAATTGCTAAGCTCTGTGGAAAGGGCCAATCTTTCATCTTCTGTAATTGGCGTACCCATGCGTTGCTCAGTGAATATATTCATATATTTCCTTATCGCATTAAAGAAAGGCTAATACCAGTTTTATTTTCAGTGCTATACGTAGTAGTCGCATACCATCTGCTATTCGTGCCCCTATTGTTGAATATTTGATTAGTTAAATCGCTACGATGATAGTAGTGTACAACACCTGTTTCTAGTAGGTCAGGATCTTTCACCATTTTCTTCAAATCATAGTAATAGGATTCGAAAGCTTTAGCTCTACACACTATGGCTTTACTTTTAACATTCTGTAGCACTTTATCTGCCAGAGTCATATTCTACCTCGCTAAGTTAATTACCTTCAGAAGCATTATGCACTTTAGCTTCAAGCATAGCTAAACTGGTGCCACAGTCCACTGCGGCTGTTAACAGCTCTTTCATAGCAATAGGATTTACACCATCCTGTATCGCACGTGCGATCACTTCTTTCACATTTTCACGCATGGTATCCCAAGCATTCTGGCTATATTGCCTAAACTCTTCAGTTCTAAACCCAAATTTATCGTGACACACCATAAACTCTTCTTTTTGTTCTTGCTTGTGGTATCCTATCACTCCAGCAGGATATGCGAATTGATTCCCGAAAAAATCCCCTTCATATTTAAGATTTTTTGCATCTCCAGAAAAGCCTTTCAAATATTGGTACATAGTGTGCTCTTCATTCACCCAAGCCCTAAGAATATGTCGGTTGTGGTGGCCATCTACAAAACGCCAAACTAATTGAGTAGCCCACTCTGGCGGCTCTTCGTCTACGATGTATCCCGGTTCAATAAACCAATCTTTCATTATTTATCCTCCATATCTGCAATACGTGCTTTCACCCATGCCAAACGTTTTTCGTCTTTATGTTGTGTATCATGGTAAGCGGCTACATCATATGCACGTTCTCCGAACGGATATATACTGTTTAGTCCGGCGTCTTCAAACTGCCCCTTCATGCAACAGTAGGCAGCATTGGCTACAGAAGCTTCCTCGTCGTAGTATTCATCACACCACATTTCGAGGTTTCCACAGAGTCCCATCCCATTACGAAAAATGAGATGGTTGTCGGAATCAGCATCTGGTGCCTCGGCAGCTTCCAGCCAATCTTTATAAAATTGTAAAAGCGCTGGTGTAGATCTAGTAATCATTACATTCCCCTTAGTTGTTGTCTTGCTTGTATCTTACATACCTCTGGCAATCCATGTCAAGAAATTTTTCAGCATCTTTTTGATATTTGAGAACGATGCATTTTTCTTTTTGCTCTTGCCCTGCTCTATCAGCTTTGCCAGCCCATGATCCAAGTTCCACTGCACCCCAAAGTAAAAGAGCAAAGCCAATAGTCCAACCTAATAACCACCTCATGATACCTCCTAAATAAGTGTCAACCCCATAAGCAGGAAGCATACGGGAATAGGGATTAATTGTAAAGCTCTTTCTTTTGGGGTGGAATATTTATCAGCATTCACGATGCAACACCAAGTGATCCATCCAAACATACAGACGATAACAAAATGTTCACTCACCATAAGGCCATCCAGAGATATTTTCCAACGGTTTATAGAAATTAGCCAGCCTACGTTTGACTGTTTCATAGCTTTCAGATACAGTTATGTATTCTCCCCAAGCAGTACGAATCATACACCCGTTAAGGTGTTTTGAACAAACAAAAATGTCAGCAGGATCAATAATGAAAGGCTCTTCAGTATCCATGCAACAAAACTCAATCTGATTTTTCAATATTACCTCCTTCGGAAAATTATTATATCCACTCTCCCTCATGATATTTTACAGCATAGTTGTAAAAATCGAACATACTCATCATAACACCTGCCATCGTATCATCAGTAGGGTGGAAAGGGTTATTGTAATACCAAACAACCTTCTGTCCAGCATTATGAGCCGCCTCTTCACTGTCGCAACCGCAGATTACTTTAGTCCACGGATCGCAGCCATGATATTGTAATTGGACAAGCCACATTGTTATGAACCCCTCTAAGTCACTGTAAACAAGAAATATGCTGCTGTTCCGCTTGCAACAGCAGCTACAAAGAATGCAACAATAGTGTACATTATTTTATATCTTTTTGTTTTCCTTGTGATAGTCCATGTAGTTTTATCTACACTCCTATCTTCATAGAAGGTGGCAAAAGCTCCTAATATGAAAGTGAATAGCCACAAGGTGATCAAGAAGTTAATTCCTAAATCGAGAGTCATAGCCACTCCTTCTTAGCACATCCACGTCGAAAACCTTCCTCCCATTCATAGAAGGAGAATGATCTTGGTGGATAAGGATTATTATTACAGAAACTACCATGTTTCTGACCATAAGTAAACCCCTGCATGAAGATTTGGCTAACACTCTCTAACATTTAGTTTCCCTCTTTAGTAATACTTTTCACGAAGAATGACATTTCTGTTTCTAATCTAGCATGACGTGGTTCGAACATCAAGAATCCGTACAAACTTTTATCGCCATACTGTCTCGGATCAATCAGGTCAGGAAGCGCGAAAGAGAGTTCGATGTTGCCCGGACGAAATGCTGCCATTTTCGTGATTACCGTTTTAACATGGCAATCAATCATAGCCGAAATATATCCTTCTTCCAGAACAACACCTTCATCAACAGTATACAAAATCTCATTGAAAGATGAAGAGGCGTTCTCGGCACGAAGAGTGAAATCGCTTGATCGATAACTTGTATCCAATGGGTAATATTCATGGTAAGTTGCTTCCCCTGCGAACGTAACCTTATCCCCAGGGATAAGATAGTCATGTATTCGATCCATAAATTCCTCATGAAAAGCATCACTTAAGTTTGTTACATATGTTCTTGGCAGCGGTAACACCTTAATGATAAGAGGCGATGGCGCTGCGGCGCGAGGGACAGTGTACCAGTTACGTTCACCACCACGTTGACGTGGCTGTATTACAAAAATATCATAATTTGACATATTATTCTCCTATATAAGTTTAAACAAGTTTAAAGGTTATCTTCTTCCCTTGATAAGGCATCTTGAAGGGCAGCATACCCGTCAATGAGGCCAATATCTTTTAACATCCAATAGACAAATTTCTCTGGAGGGCTGATAATATGTCCCAAGTCTACCATCATAGAGAGTTTACCATAGTAGTCTAACAGTTCTCGTATTTCTTTCATAGAGATGATGTTCATGCTACTAGAACGAACATCATGAATTGTCACTGTAGCCTCATCAAACGGTGTCCCGTCTGTATGACCAATAGAGAAGCAGTAGTTTCTCAGGAAGTTCACCATTTCACGATCTGTCATTCATCCTCCAAATCCCGGTTTTCTATCCAATTAGTGACGATATCGATGGCTCGGATATCGGCTTGGAGTTCTTGGATTTCTTCTACTAACTTCTTACGGTAGCCCATCAGGGAACAGAAGTCACTATAGACAATACCATCCTTATCTGCAACATCAACGAGCACCTCGTCTACCGTTTTTAAATCTTGCTCCGCTTCATACAAAAGCGTTTTCAAAACTCTTGTTGAAATTCTCATTCATATTCTCCTTTTCTGTGAACTGTTTCTTTCCAGAGTTTACACAGTCTACGTCGCTCCTTGTTGTTCTGCAACCAGATAAATAGCCCGAACAGGATACCAATACCACCACCGATCACAATTATCCCAGGTATAATGAATACCAGTACGACACTCATTGTGGGTAGAAGAATCGTGATTATGGAGAGAAGAATCAGCGGAAACCCATAATGCTCCATAAAACGACTGTACCTAGAGTATTTGTTAGGTTTATAGAACAAACCAAGTAAAATTGTTGTAACAATCGCGACAACAATTGTCGCCCATCCAAGGTTTTCTACGTAAATGAATCGACCGTATGGCTGAAAAATGGTATGAAACCACCAACTACCAAATTCTTGTAGTACAGTCATGACACCACCTCGAAGGTTACACCCCAAAGGCGATCAGCATCATACGCAGGAATCGCGTCGCCATCATCATCGATCACTACCATCCCGTAGGACGACAGGAAGTTACAGTCAGGCTGGCACTGGAATAGTTCGTATGCCTGGTATTCTTTACCGCACTCAAAACCGTGAGCATATGTTCTGTCATCTTTAAACTTCGCAATCACTTTCATTTGAAATCTCCTCCGCAAGGGTATCCACACGCACACCACCAAAGCTTTCATAGATACTAACCACTTTATCGTAGTCTGTCAAGGCTACAGTTTCTGTCCATCCATCCGGCATATCTTGCTTGGACACAATACCACACTCAAGAACTTTTTTACAGGTATCCTCCGCACCTCTACAAAGTTGTGGTGAAGGGAACTCGTAGAGTGTCGCCCGTTTCATTTGCAATTTGTTTAATCTGTTCTGGCCTTTTAGTCTCATATCACTATCTCGCGCGATACCGAGTTTATAGGCGACAGGGGAACTCCCATCAAACACTGTATTAATATACGCTTGTCTTTGGTTTCGACCAGCACAGGCTGGACAACTAACCAAGTTTCGAATACGTGTGGTAATACTTGTAGTCCTCCATTCTCCATGCTCAGCGCAGACACATATTAATTTCGTATAACATCCGTTCCAAGGTTCCACGTATCCAATTATATCAATCTCGTCCTCCACAGCATCTTCACACTCTTTTTTATATTCTTCCCATGCTTTTCTTCTCCCATCCCACCGTGTCTTATTTGCACACTCATTGCACTTATGCCCTTGCATCAGGTTCTGCCAATCTACAGTTCGGATACCGTGTTCAGGGCAGGAATAAATTGCAAATTTACCTTTGCGTTCTATGAAAGTATATCCAAACTCTTCACATTTTAACTTTGTTCTATAATCTTGTTGCTCCTCTGTATAAGATGGGAAATCAGAGCACCTACAACGACAAAGCCCTTTTTTCAAAAGACTCGCATGGGACTCAAAGATACCTGTACAAAGTCCAGCTTTAACAAACTCGTCCTCCGAACAAATAGGGCATGTGTGATACCAATACTGCGCCCATCCCTGTGTAGTCAACTTTGGACTTTTCCAAAACTTACATCCATCTTTAAACACCCCTGTCGCAAAAAACTCTGCAATATGCTCTTCATCAGATTTGCTGTTCTTATCCCCTATGGTTTTTTGAGCACATTTAGGGCAGGATACTCCATTCTTAAATTGCACTATTGCGGTAGTTGACCATTCTCCATGTTCTTCACAGCAAAGATGTAGTTTTGTCTTTGTCCCTGTGTACGGAGGGATGAAACCAAGAATGGATATTCCGTCTTTTTTAACTTGCTCGCATAACTTTAATTCATCCTCCCACTTGGGGGTTTGTTTCTCGTTCACTCTTAACCGAGCACATGTTGGACAAGTGCCTCTTTTTATAAAGTTTGTGATGGTGGTGGTACTCCACTCTCCATGTAGTTCACAGGTTAATTTGAGTTTAGTCATATTCCCATTCCACGGAGGTATAAAATCCACCACAGTGACAGGATCTTTAGCAGAGTCTTGGCACTTACTTCTATACTCTTCCCACGGAATAGAACGCAAACGCCTAAGATTCTCATTGGCACATAGCTTACAATTTGTCCCATGTGTTAAGACATTTTGTGCTGTGGTCGTTTCCCAAACCCCATGCTCGGCACAACACAACTTTAATTTAGTTCTAACCCCTGACCATCTCCCCACGCACCCGATTATTGTGACATGGTCAGGGAGTTTTTCTCTACCCTCAATCAAGAACTCTTCCCAAGTTTTACCCTTTGGCATTACTCCAACCACTCCTCATAAACATTATGACAGTGTGCGCATTCCCAGAATGCAATGCAGCACTCATAAAGATCAGAGTATAACACCTCTGTTTCAATCATAGTGTGACCACAATCACATAAACGAGTGCGTTCCTCTTCTACGTAGGTCATATTATTCCTCCAAAGTAAAAGGTAATATGTCTTTATGAATCATTTTTGCTTCAGATAGATTATCAAGTACTTTACTTACAGCCATAGAGGTCTCAAATACTCCTACTCTATCTGCAAGAACACCAACTACCTGGTATGCTTCTGCACAAATTTTTTCAAGCTCTGCGATGTGACAACGAGCATCTATCTCATTATTTTCTGCTGCCTTGAGCATAGCTTCTAATTCAATAATGCGTTGCTGCTGCATACAGGACTCTTGAGCTAACCCTGCGTTCCAGTCTCTAAGTTCTGCTATGTAATCTGCCGCAGCAATTAATGGATGTTTAAACTCTTCCCCGGAGGCTTGTAAATATTGTTCTTTTGATACATATACATAACCAAAAGAACCCTCCACTGTTGCAGATAGTGTAGGATAAAAACTATGTTCCTTCATAGCCCATCCCTTAGCCACTTCACCATCTTTATATGTATCTGGGTAAAAATAAATCTCCGTATCTACCATACTCTGACACGCAGAGCCAGCACCTTCAGGCCATCCGCCCCGGCGTGGTAATTCTTGCAACAATAAGTCTAAAAGTTTCATTCTTCCTCCTTTTACACATAACGTTTAGTTTTAATATCATATCCAATGTGTCTATAAAAATCAAACACATTATCATGAACAATGACAGGAACAAGATTATAAGGGTGAATATAATCCGGGGCATATTTTCTCATACGCTGCGTGGAGGCTTCATTATCTTGTTCCCACTCCGCAAGTCTATGCACATGACACAGCAACCCTGTTATAGGCACCTGCTTAACGCACTGCATCTCATAATAACGTTTAGCCTCACGATTCTTGAATGCGTCGATGCTCAGCACACTTTTATACCAACCTTTCTCACCATATGCTGGCATGTTAATAATATGCTTCTCAATTACAACACCATCCTTTAATAGAAAAGCAAGATAATCAATTTTCATATTCCCTCACCTTCTCTTTAGCTGTCTGGATGTAACTGTTAATTAGCAGAATGATATCTGCAAGTCGATATTGCAGCTCGTCCGGTAAGGTGAAGAAGATAGCTGCACCAAAGTGACCATTATATTCTATTTGTTGAGCACCCATACTACCTAACAGATCGCACAGGGTGGCAGCACCCTTCTTTTCATGGGCTTCATCAAGAGCCTCAATGGCAAGAAACTGTTCGACAGTTAGCTCTACGCAATAGCTTCTGGCAATAGTAACTACTTCCATCACTGTTCCTCTCTTTTAAACTTGTATTTCACCCACGTAAACACTGCATCCCAGAAGTTTATTAAAGCGAAGGATACTACGCTGCCACAGGCTACGTTTACGAAACCATCATAATAATACACTGCAATACCAATTGCAACCAATGCATTTATCACTTGGTTGATCACAAGAGATGTTTTATCACTTACACCTTCAATCTTCATTGTTCCTCCTATACATATTGAGAATGTACTCTTTTGTGTCTTCTACGGAAGGAAGCAAAATACTTTCAAAGCTGTTGAAAATAGTAGTACGAACATGTCCTCCCTCTGGTAGATTGATTCGCATAATTTTTGCATCATAGTGATACACAGAAACTGTTCCATCTGGCTCATTTTTGAAAGTTATCACATATTCTCCTATTAAAATTTTCCTCTTGATATAAAGACCCAAGACAGAAGTACAATAAACCAAACATCCATTAAGAAGTTTATTAGCATACTTAACCCTCATTTATAGCTTTTGTCAAGCTCATATCAATAAAATAAGTGTACCCTCCACCAGAGGCTTCTTTGCACCACTCTTCTGCTTCCTGCATAGAGTCAAATTCCTTCTCTAAGTTATTGGTAATAGTTCTGTAATCTCTATCAAACTCATCTATAAACACACGCATGACTACCTCCTTACACTGCTACTAAATCTGATTCACCAATGAAAAGCCATCCTAAGCAATCAGTGGAATAAGCCCACTCTGCTTTGTTATATTCATCACCTTCACTCCAGAAAATTGCAGTGACGTTACCTTCTTTACCGTGATAAGTGTCACGGACACGATCACCAATTTTAAATTTTTGTTCTGGCTTTGTCATATTCACTCCTGTTAATCAAACCAAGCATACGTAGAAGGATAACGGGCATATTTTGGTTTATAGCCTAGTTTCATCATCTTCATGGAAACAGCGTTAAATCCAAAAGTAGTGCGTCCTTTCTTCAGAGCACGAGCACTGATAGGGGTTTTCTGTCCAGTGGTCATTTGTTGACGCAGGAATCTTGCTAGCCACAAAGTGTATGCACTAGGTACATCCTTCACTTTCATTTTATTACCTTTCATAGAATTGCACCTCTTATTTGTAGACAATCACTTCGAAGTGATGACGAACTATTGTACGGTTAGTGGACGTGACAATAGTCACTGTTTCATCTGCCACGGTTTGCACAACTCCAACTAAGGGAGTGATAGAGTGGTTTGATTGTGAGTATACCACTTTTGCACCAATAAACAATTCATTTCCTAGTTGATCTTTCATACTCCCCCCCTTAAACGCCATCGTTTATCATCTTGGTGATCTCTTTCAGGAGACGCTTCTCTTCTTCGTGACAAGCTAGCATAGCCTCAATAGAGCCACACTCACTTTCATAGTTACCGCTATTAATAGCATCTCCATACTCTTTCACAAGAGAGAGTAGCAGGTCTTTACGACTTACATTATCCACCACTTCTACCTCGTCCTTAAAGAAGCAATATTTGTATCCCTTTAGGGTATCATCCTCATGGAAAAACCACCCAGGGATAGCAGCAATGGTATCAAAAGACACTGAATAAAGAGAATAACCTTCCTGGAGCACTTCCACTTCTACAGGGAATTGCACATTAGCCAATCCCTTATAATCAGCAGCATGTAGTAAACGAATTTTCATAATCACATCACCTCCATCTGAGACATGAGCAAAGCTTCTTCCGAGAGGCTAAACCCCTTAGTAAGAATATGTGTATAATTTTCATAATTCACAATTCTTAGCACTGTAGACTCCTGTTTCCCGAAGCAGTCTTGCAACTGTTTGACATTCCAACCTGCTTGTTCGTAGAGCAATCGCATAAGAAGGATTTCTTTCTCTTCTTCACAAAACTCTACTTTCTCGATCTTCTTTCTCTTGAAAGGTGGATTTGGCGTGTTCGCCATATCTTGCAGAACTTTCGTAGCCAGTCTTAAATTTTTACTCTCATATTGCACTTAACACTCTCCTCTAGCAATTTTTCATAATAGTCGTCTTCACCCTTTTCCTAGGGGTTAGTTTAAGATAGATACCACTTAAAACCGCAAGACGGACAACAAGGCTCTTTGATACGTAGTTGATCTGGAGCCTTAACCGGGGCATCCTTCAGATTATAGGAAGTAAAGCACCTTGCACAAGTTACACGCTTATCTGGAATATCCATCTCAAACCAAGGAAGTCCATTACTCTTCTTTATTATTTTCATACTATCCTCTTCAGTAGTATCACCAACGTTGTGAGAAACCTTCAAACAAAACCGAGACTAGAAAGAGAACAATAGCTATACAGCACACACCAAAACAAAGCAACATTCCTAACCAAACCCAGCCTAAGATAATTAACATACATCCCCTCCTATAAACTTTCCATGACAATCATTCTACAACACCCGGAAATAAAAAGCTACCCCTATTTACATAGGATTATCATCGGAAATATCTATCAATTAAACATTATTATTGGCGATTATTTTACATACAATTTACCACAAAAGCTACAAAATTTCTCCCATACACCCGTAATTTTTAAGCCACCCCCTATTTGACAAAGAAATGTCAATAATATCAATATGTTGGCGTCAATATGGCTCGCTTGCGAGAGGTGCTTAACGCGATTTTCAGGCACCCCCACTTTCAAATTTCCGCGAGTCCCAAATATCAATGCGAATCATTCTCATTATCAATATCATTCAAACACTTACAGAGATTTTGCTCACTCTTTAACCATATTCCACGATAATCACGGTAAACTACCAATAAATCTATATGAATCAATGACTTGGCATTAATAAACATGTGTTTAGAAGGTGCCAAATTGCCACAAAAGGCGAATGATAATGATCCTCATGACAAATTCACTGTATAGATAGCCAGTGTCATGCTGCGCATAGCATTAAACGGCTCAAAAATCAAGATAATTCCTAAAAGTTTCTCTTTTAAGAGAAGGTGCTCGACAAATCAACCTTTGTCAAGGTTTATTGTCTCTCCCGCGAGATATTTTTAATTTTGTGCTAGTGCTCAACAATAGCCCACTTCGTGGGCATTTGCTCGCCCGAATAATATTAATTCTTATTATCATTAACTATTAATAATTACAATGCTATTCATTAACTATAGAATTATTTTCGTTATTCACTCAATAATTCCTCCGCAATATAATTAGTGTGCTAATTGTTTCACGATGAATGATTCTGTTAGAATGCTAATAATAACACACGTAATGATTGTGAGCGTAAGCATTACGCTTGCAATTATTGCAAGCTACATAATCACATGAGGGATAATCAGGGATTATTCCGAAATGTGGTGGTGTAGTTGTGTTATTATTAGCAGCCTACGTTTCCCGCGTAGGCTTGCTAATACATTCTGTGCTAACTATTTCATAGGATAACTATTTATAGGCTATCTATTTCATACATTATTATTGTATGAATGAATTATAGATTAATAACAATTTCATTGCTTATTATTGATTAGTTGATTGTTTTATCGTGTTATTATTAATTAGTGAAATGATATCAATTAGATAAGTTAGCAGAGTAACTATTTGTGTGCTTATTATTTGATTGTTTATGGTTGGATAAATTGTCAATTGTTACTTTGATTGTAAATGATTCTCATTATCGCACTATGCAATATTATGCATAATTAAGCATAGATAGATGAGATTGATTATCATTATTAATTAGATCGTTAGATTGATGGATTTATGGATTACTTAGATAGTTGCTATGGCCTTTAAAGCTCCTGTAAGCCATTCTAAGAGGTGCAAGTCTTACCCCTGGCACTTGATCAAAGTCGCTTAGAAAACCTCATAACGCGATTTATTCACTTTTTTGCTGTGAGTGATTTCAATAGATAAAAGCTATCAAGGATCAGGGGACAAAAATAAAGGGCGCTTTGTGCGCCCTGTTTAAAATGGTGTTTTATTAGTAGCCATCAGCTTTTAGACTGTTAAAAGCATATTCTATAAATTCCGCTTGACTTTTTAAATCAGTTGCTGTGAATGAATCTTGGAAAACACGATCATAATTTCCTGTTTCATCTGGCTGCGGGACTATCATTAAGATAACCGCGCCTTTTGTCTGAGATGGTACAATGTCCATAATATAGCCAGCTTTAAAAACAGATTCAGCCGCTTTGAAAAATTTAATGATTTGCATTTCGATTACCTTAAGTAATAGCGGGGCGGCTAGCGCCCCTGTTGATTAATTATTGCTTGCTTTATATTCAGCAATCCAGCGGGTAAAAATCTTATGTTGCTTTTCTGCCGCTTCAGCCGTTTTGTGATGCTTTAATTCAATATACCAACATTTAGCTAAAACAAAACCTGTTGCGTGTTCCGTCCAGGGATATTTCGGATCTAGAATTCTATAATTAGCCAGCTTACAAGGATCTTCGTGAAAAATATAAGGTGTGATTTGTTCTGCTGTATATGCCTCTTGTCCGTCTAATTGTGCATACTCGTTATGATTAGTAATATAATCATTCAGCATTTTAAAGAATTCTGATTTAGTCATTTTTGTTTATCTCTGTTTGTTTACTGAGATTAAATTATGGGGCAAGTTTGCCCCATTGTCAATATTAGTTTAAATCCAGATTAAGAGCAAGATCTACTAAAGCGTTAATCTGTTGCTCATTAGCGATGCGACCTACAACCCAACGAATATAAACACGGATCAACAATTCTTTATTAGTTGCAAAACCAGGATGAGCGCGTAAATCTTTTTTACGGAATTTATCTTCGGTTGCAAGAGTCATAATGCCATCTTTAAACTCAATAGACATTTGCAAACCATCGGTAAAAGTTGCCATAAAATAATTTTCAAATGTTACGGTTTCAACGTGTAAACGTGCGCCGCCTTTGTGTTCCTGCATACATACAGTGCGATCATAACCGAATGCATTGGCTTGTTCGTCGCGGATGTAGTAACGGTCAAAGTTAGTTAAGCGCATAATGTTTACCTCGTTAAGTTGATTTCGTGTTCCTGCCCTACGAGATAAATAATAGCATAACTGATATTTCATGCAAGAGTAGTTTTGTAAAGAACTGTAAAGAAAACAATCATATGCGAATAGCACACTATAAAGTCTTTGTCAAATTTATTTTCATAACCTGTATAAACATACATACCTTTAAAACGCTCTAGAATCGATTTTAAGCGGTTTTAGTCTTAACCCATATCCGACATCATAAAAATAAAGATCTCGCTAATAGGAATTTTTCTCATTTAGAAATTAAAGTTGGCACACTTATTGTTGCGAGTAATTCTCATCTTATATTTCGCGTAGCTCCCGTGTTTGTCTCCCCCTGCATCAGGTGCCATCGCCTATAAAACATCATAACAAAACCAGGACAAAAAGCAAGCCCTGGAATTGTAAAGATTATCTTTTATTTGAACGTTGCCACGCTCGCAAGATCCGCCACGCGCTCACCTGGTGATCTCCTCTCACCTTTTCTAGGTAGTCAGGTGTTAATGCTCCGCGCTTGCGTACCAGGTGCAAAAGGGCTAACGTGTTATCAATTCTATAGTGTAACCCTTTTCCGTTGTTAAGGTTGATAACCTGGTGAATACTGATCGATGTTCTTTTCTCCGCCACATTGGCAAACATGCGCGGGGCTTTTTGCTGCTGTTGCCACCATGAAAAAACAGTACTTGATAAGTTAATCATTTTGTGTTACCTCTTTTTATTTCGCCTTCTTTCGGTAGCAATAGTAGATCATCGGCGTTGTGTCCATCTAAATATATTTGCTGTAATGCTTTATTCACCTCGTTTATCTTAGAGTGTAAATCATCGCGCCTCTTGATCAATGCCGTCTCTAAGTTGGCTACGGCTTCGCCTGGAGACTCTCCACAACTTTCTATCTCACCATTGCCAGCGCCTGGCATAGCTCCCGCTGTGCTGCTGGCAGTATAGTGCCCTCTCTTAGACCAATACACTTTAAAGCCTGACATTTTGAAAACATATTTCTTCAGAATATTGCAAAAGATAATCATTTTCATTAATCCCTTACGTGGTTGATCGGTTGTTTGCTGATGTAATCGCGTAGCGCCTGGATGTTAGCAACGTGCCTTAAATGCTCCTCTTTGCCATCCTGCGCTGTTATCTTGCTTACTTGATAGCGGTGTATTAACTCCCTGTAGATCGCGTCATCTGCTAGCATATAGCACACTGAAAAACGACGGCTGATCCCGTACCTGTTGCGAGTATTAGCGCCCATAATTATAATCTCTCATTAGTCGGTAGTCTGACAACCTGGCAACGTGTTTGCTCAGGGTAGGATCTGCCCGTTATTTCATCCATCCAGATTGAGTCTAAAAACTCTATAGAAACGGAGTCATTACACCATGTTACTATATAAATTCTATCTTTAAGCATTGCTCTGCTGATAGGGTGAGATCCGCATACTTTGCCGCCTGTTATCTTGTGGTGTTCTATCCATATACGCGCGGATCCCCATAAAGATTTTTCACCTTGATCTAATAAATAGTCAAGCGCTTTTTCTGGAGTTGCAAACTGATTAAACATATTTCACCTCAAAAGTGTAAACCATACTAATTTAAAATCCTTTCTTTTCATCCAGTTTAAGAATCATTTTCATTAACGCAAAACAAATTAAACCAGTTATTACAGCAATGATTAACGTGCTAACAATCCAAGTTACAACCCCAGTCAACAAAGAAAGGAAAAATAAAGTAATAAATGATCCACAAATTACGCCAACTAACGAAAATAGGAATTGTAAAAATGTATTCATGATTTCACCGTGTTGTTTAATCAAAATTCATACTACGCTTTAAATATAACACAAAGTAAGATAAACACAAGTTATTTATAGACTAATTTTTAGGGGAACCGCTACGGTTCCCCTGAATTGTTAAATTGCTGTTTCCAGAAGTTTAGCCAGATCCGCAACCTCGCGAATAACGTGATAAGGCTTGACAATTTCGAATTTACCGGATTTAATGATCTCCGCTTTCATTTCGTCATATTCTACTTCAGTTAAGGTAAAACGTCCCGCGCTATGGTGCGCCCAATATTTACCGCTAACACGTTCAAAGGAAACCATTTTGATAACGATAGTATTTGACTTTTCCATGATGTTACCTTTTGAGGATTGAGCGGGAAGTATTCCCGCCCTTCAAAGTAACTATAGCAAGCCCTTATCAGGCTTGCAAGCGATTTTTAAAAATAAATTAGCCCATCATCGCCAATATAGGGATCAGATTTGCCGTATGTTTGCGCTAACTTTGTGAGGCGGTCGCCTAAATCCCCCAGGCCCCGATCCCAGAATCCCGCGCCGTGTCGGTTGCGAGTAAGCCAAAAATCATGCCCCGCATAGACATAGATCCCGCCGTCGCCTTTCCCGTACCAGGTAGGAAGATCAGCAAATAATGCAGCACTTGCAATTAAGAATGATTCACATTCTTCTTTAGCTTTTTGCATTGCTTCAGGGGATAGATCGAACCCTTCCAGACTTTCCAGATCTTCCCCATCCGGGCTAGTTCCTGTTGTACTCCATAACATGCACTGAATATAACTATTTAAGAAAGTACTTTCATTAATACCATAAAATGCTGTCATGATAACTATTCCTGTTAACGATTTTTATGAGAGTAAACATAACCATTCTGCCCGGATCCGGCGCGGCTTTTACGCTTGCCTTTCTTGCCTTTACCGCCACCAAATACAGCACTTAAAACAACAAAGATAACAAAAGCTGTTACAAGTCCCATTTTCTTCTCTCCGGTTAATTTTCTTTCTATAAAGATAATAACACAAAGAGGCATTTTGTTTTAGCAAAAAGTGCTATTAATTACCATGATATTCTATCTCACTGGATGATCCGCAACGGTTGCAATAATAATCCCCACAATCATGATCACGCTTAACATTATCAGGGTTAAGGCTGGCAATTACATCCTGTAAAGCGAAAATTGTTTCCAAGTCTGCGCGGTTTTCCGTGATAAAAGTATGACTTTTCATTTTATCACTGATAAAATTTCCAGTGTGATCACTATGCAAACGATCAATAAAAGCGCCTAACACGTTTTCGCCATGCTCTTTAAGTTTGGCATAACCTTTGCACTCTATCACGCCGTGAACACTTTTAATAGTGTAAATGGTTTCACTACTAATTGTAAATTTTTCAGCCGCCATTTTATTTAGCCTCAATTGGTAAATGTTTTATTTCTGGTTCCAATAGTACACGAGTATTATAAGTTAGTAAATAGGTTATCGCGCCTTTTGTTGTATTATATTTTTCTGCGATCTCCGCTGGTTTCATTGCTGCAAATTTATGCAGGGCGCGGATCTCTAACACTTGCTGATCAGTCCAGGTTATTTTGCGCCCTTTGCTTTTAGGCTTCGCGCGTTCAAGCGGTTTAGCCGTGATCGCCATGTTTACCAGACACTGACGCAATTTTAAATTTTTGTTAGAATGTAACATTTTTCCACCTGTTCAACATTGGCGGCATTGCTGCCGCCTTTGTAGCTTATCGTTTCATAAAGTCAATAGCGCTTGATAACTTATTTACGCGTTGCTTTATTTGTTCTGAAATAAGATAATAATTCTTATCTTTCATTGGTGCAAGTGTTATTTTCTTAATCTCTGCTTTATATTTTGCGTTAACCTTTGCCCCCATATTGTAACCGCTGATCGCCTGTTCAATTGTTGCTAACTGTTGGTTATGATTTTTATAAATGAATTCTGGTTTAAATTCCTGGCGCTGGCAAGCGATCAAAGTGTTGTTTGCGATAGCGCGTAACGTGGTGAGCAGTTGTAAAGGTTGCATTTTCTTTCCTCGTTTCGTGTTCGGCTCCATTGCCGCCCCACAAAATAAGAATAGCAAAACGCCCCAGGAAGATCAAGCCCCAGGGCGAAAATAGTTAGATTATTTTTGTTGCTGGTGTACTATCTTTAAGCCCCGCAAGGCTTGCGCCTTTGTTGGGTGATAACTGGCGCTTTCGCGGTTTAAGCCCGAATGAATCCAGATAAAACCGCTTTTCGTTTCGCGTATGTACCCGATCAGGCGGTTGTATTGTTCAATAGTTCCGGCGTGGATCACTTCGCTGATCTCCCATACACGATCAGGGAATTTTTTCCTAATGAGAATGCTTTTCGTTTTCATGTTGTCGCTCTCGCTGTTGACCTGGTGGCATTATGCGCCCTTTTCGGGCGCTTTGTCAAATTTATTTAGCTTTACGCTTCATAACCTTGATCGCTTTTATGCCTCTTTGTTCGAAAAAATCCGGCGTTCTAAGCTGCGCGGCGCTGCTGCGGCTTTTAACTTTGTTAGACAATACGCCGTAATAAGTTCCATCAGGGTATTGACCGATGAAATAATGATCTTTTACGCCATACTTCGCATCACCTGCTTTCTCGATTGCTGTTGCCAGTTTGTCTAAATCGAACATAATGGGAATCTCTCTCATTTGACGGGGAACCATTTCCCCGCCCTATGTAATGAATTATACGCTTTTCTGTTTCCGTGTCTACTATTATTTTTAGTAGTTGATCACATTTTCAGGGTTAAGGAATGGGAAGTGATGATCAAGCGTTATTGTATGCCCCCATTGAAGCATATTTAATTCACTGGTACGCATAATTGCATATCCATGTTCAATTTGTGCCGAATATTTTTCAAGGAGAGGAGTTAAAAACTCTTTTGCGTTTGGCATCTCTTCAATATCATCAAGTACCATAAGATAACCCCTCAGACCATCATTAGCTTTTTCTACACCAGTAGCCCATTTGCTATGGTGGTAAAAGAAGTTTGTTTTATCTAAAAAACTTTCTTGACATTGAACCCGATCATTGTAGGTAATAGTCCCGTTGTCAAGTTCAATTTGCCCGGATTCAAAAGTTTTAACAATTGTTAACAGTTTACGATCATTGAAACAATCAATAACTTTTTGACCTACGCAGAATTTATTCATGATGCAATCCTTCGGATTTTGTAGCGTTGCGTTATTGCCTCGCCTCATGCAATACATAGTAATAGATTCAAATGAAAAAAGCAAGCTTTATTTTTGACTTTTATACTATTCCATTTCAGCATGAAAAATAGCCGATTCAATACCATCTAAAATAGATTGTTTAAATTTAATATTTTCCTTGCTTTCTGGTGAATTATCTGATTCTCTTCTAACAGTCTCTAAATGTGCCTCTACAATAACTTTGAGGTAACGCATTTTTGCCAATGTCAAGTTTAATTGTGCCATAATTTAACCTATTCAGTTTTATGCATATAAATGCACCCGTATGCAAGTAATAACAGTTGGAAACTGTTTTTAAGCCGTTTTGAGTGTTTCGGGAAAAGTCAATACCCCCTAAAACGCTCTCAAACGCATTCTAAGAGGCGATAATGATTTTCCGTACCCTTGATCATTCTCTCCCTGATCTCGCTAAATTCACTTTTTTGCATAACGCAAAAATGAAAAATAGTTATAAATAGTATTGACAATTAAAAAACGTTATTCACTATTTGCGCCACAAAATATTGAACACAATTAGCGGGAAAAGGCAAGGAATGATCCTGGCTTGTTTGCTCTTCCTGATCTGTTCCATTGTTATATACAACGTGATAAGACAATGTAAAATACCCCTTGCAATATTCTTTTAAACAGAGTAGCAAAACATTGCTGTTACCCGGCTTGCTGAATGTTGCTATCGTTGTATTTAACTCCTGTTCTGCTTTCACTTGAATATTATCATTCACTGAAGAAAACAGAAAGAATTGGTTTGCTTGTCCGATCATGTTGTCGCCCTCTCTTGTTCGAGCTATCACTATCGGCTATTTTTAATAGCTTGTCAATAATTATTTAGTAAGATTTACACATGATGAAAATGTGTACACGGTGAAAGCGCTGATCAGCTTTTCGCCGCTCTCTTTTGTTGCTGCTGGCGCATTCTCCACTTTACCACGGATCATAGGTGCAAAATTATTAGTTGCAAAACTTGCTGTAATTACCTCGCATGAGTAACCATCGTTTACGCCTTTCACAATAGCATCAGTCAACGGCGTTGTTAATTTATTAACAGTATCAAAAGCTACCGTGTAAGACATTGATCTAAACTCCGGTTTAATATTGTTGGTGAGTAGCAGGAAATTTTCCATTGCATCAACTAGCCGTAATTGTGCGCTATTCGTTGTGATCACTTCGTCAGCTACTGCTGAAAAGCTAGCGGCTAACATCATGCCAATAATAATCTTTCTCATTCTCTCGCCTCATATATGTTTAATGGATATCACACGATCTATACTAACTATATTTTCTTTATTGTCAATAAAAATTTTATCATCTTCAATCCCCAGGATCACGCCGTGAATAATAAAGCCATATTCATCACGATAACGCGCTAGCATTCTGCCGCCAACCTGGAAAGCATGGGTGATTTCTTGAATAGTCATTTAAGCCCCTATGCGCCATTGTGAGCGCTTTTATTTACCTTACATTATGTTGGTATGCTTTAAACTAAAAGCCCCGTATAAACTGAAAGAGGCGCATTTAGCGCCCCTTCCTATTATTCCCAATTCCTTTTTTCAGTTCGATCGCGCTTTGTTTTGTTGCGCTTGTCTCCCTTGCGCCCGGTTTCATCGTTCCAGGCTTTACGCTGTTTATCACTTGCCATTTTTTCGACGTGGTGGCTACCATTCATTTTTAAACCCTCGTTTTATTTTAAATGTTAGCGGCATTGCTGCCGCCGTTGTAAGTTAAACCAGATTGTAACGTTTTGCAATAGTGATTAATTCACTTGCTAAGTAAAGCCAATAATTATCACGCTCGCGATCAATTGTGCTTTCGCGGCTAGTCGCTTTCATATAGCCCCACTCAATCAAAAGAGAATCAATCTCATTATTATAGAAAGCGTGATTAATGTCGGACGGTAAACCCTGCAACCATGATCCCATTGCTTTTACAATGTCGCCGTGATAACGCTTTTGGTTGTCATAATACCAGTATTCACTATTAAAGCGGCGCATCAGTTCGGTGATCTTCCCTTCTTCACTGGTGATCAGGTCTTGCTTATGATCATAAAACTCGATAGCCGCCAGGATGTAAGTTTGGATTTTTTCTGCTGCTTTCATGGTATTACCCTTTATTTGATTTGGCGGGGGAACCGCTCCCGCCGCCTTGAATACTAATTTACTTTAAACCGTTTACCGTGTCAACCAGTTTTTAAAAATTATTCTTCGCTCTCTTCCTCTTCAGCTTCCAGCTCTTCGATCTCGTTTTCTAGATCGGTTTCTTTATCTTCCAACTCTTCCAGCTCTTCTGTCAGTGTAATATATTCCGGTACATCGTCAAGATCCTTTGTCCCTTCATAATCGCTTTTTCCGCAACGGTACGCAACCGGATCTAGATTTTTAAGAGCATAGGACGCGCTAAACAATGACCCGCAAACGTCGATATCTTCGTAACATTCATCTAATATCGCATCATATTCTTCGTCTGTCATTTCATAAGAGAAGTTGCGGATCTCGACCTGTTTTGCATAAATAGCCTGTTTAACTTCCAGGAGTTCGGCGCGTTTCTCGATCAGGATAGTATTCATAATGTTTTCTCTCTTTTGAGCGGGAACCATTCCCGCCCCTTGATAAGTAATTTAATTCTTTCCGGTGCTGGTGTCAATAGTCTGGTGAAATTATTTTTCTACTACTAATTGATACCATGATTCAACGTTAGTAAACACGATCCGCCCGTCCTGGCGCTCGCTCATAAGCATACAAGGCGATAACATACGTTCGGCGGCTTTACATTCTTCATAAACCGCGCTAACTTCCCCGCGCTTGCTGTCATCAGCCTGGAAAGTGTCATTGATAAACACGTTACCAGCTACCAGGGAAATAATTGCAAATGTAACCATTTTACACCTCGTTAGATTGTTTGGTTTCTCTCTTCAATGGCTGTATTATCTAACAGCCATTACAGAAAGTCAACCAATTTGCTCTAATTTTTCTGTTCTCCAGGTGTATTTGGTTAGTTTGGCTAACATAGTGCAACCTTCTGAATGGGTTAACGGTGCATCATTCATGATCACTTTAACGCCTGTTTTATTGTTCACTACTACCACATTATACATTTTCATTTTTTCGGCTCCTGGTTTCTCTTCTCTATAGCGCCCATTATAGGACGCTATAACGAAAAGTCAACTTTATTTTTTCAGGCTCAAAGTGCCTTTATTGTCGGCATGAGATAAACCAGGGAAGATCCAGCCGTTTTCGCCTTTCACTGGTGCTTTCAATTTAGCAGGTGCAACGGCGTTAACTTTACGGGCTACGTTGCGAGCGGCTTCACGAGTATTCATAGTGATCATAATATTTCTCTCTTCTGTTATGGGGAAGGTTTATTCCTACCCTTTGATAAGTAATTTAATACAGTTTTAGCCTACTGTCAAACTAAATTTTGCGATAATTTCGAAACGTGTTGCTATGATGTAGACAATCAAGGCAATAACCGCCCACATTGGAACCACTAACATAATAGCGTTAACAATGCCAGTAAAAAACGAATTTTCTTTTTTGATTAACATGGTGCATCCTCTATGGTGTCGGCACCGTTGCCGCCCTATGTGATGAATTATGCGCCCTTCCTGGGCGCTTGTCAACACTACACGTAGCTATTTTTATAATTATTTATTGCTTCCTCTTCCTCTTCTGGTGTCGGCTGATATGACGCGATCGCGTCCTCCTCCAGGACTACCGGATCAAGCTCCGGCTCTTCCTCCGGCGCGTTCTCTTCCTCCAGGAGTACAGATCCCGCCAGTTTATCAATCTTGCGCTGTGCCTTATCTGCTTTCACGTCCAGGACGCGCAAGGCTCTACGATAAAGGCTCTCAGGCATCTTTCCCGCCTCATATGCTTTCGTAAGCGCCGCCACCTTGCCGGGATATTCTAACAGCGTTTTAAATGCTGGATCTACCATCAGGAGGGGATCGCCTTTGGCGTCCTCTGCTGGATCTGCCGCCCCTGCAATGTCTGCGCGTCCATTTGGCAACCAGCCAGGAACCACGGCGCGGATCGCAGTGTTCCCGTTGTTGGTGGCAATCCTTTGCCCTACTTGCTCGCCACTATACCCGCTCGCAGTGTTTAAAAGTTCCGGCGGTATTACCCGCCAATCATCCTCATCATGTTTAACCCAGGACTGTATAACATGTTCCCGACCCATTATGATCCCCTTATCAGTTTACATAATTTAAACAAGCTCGCGGCGTCCTTTGTTGGATACCAGCCGATCATATACTCGTGCATGTTCCGCCTTTGTACATCGATGATCTTCGCCGTTCGATGATTGAATACAGTGTAACCGCCTCCAGGACGGTTGTACACATTTTTTTCAAAGGTAACAGCATATTTTGCAATACTGAAAACTTCAGGATCTTTGAATGCTATCACCTGGCCTTTATACTTCAGATATTGCATGTTATCCCCAACGTTTAAAACCGCTATTCTTATTAGCCTTAAGCTCTCGCTTAAGACGTGCGCAACGGCTTGCAATTGCAAATCGTGCTGGCGTGGCTACCGTTGCCCCATTTTTGGTATGAATACACATTACATTCTGACGCATAATAAAGCCCTTGATAATGGATTGTCACAAGATAATAACCCCATTTCTGGGACTTATCAACTAGCGAACCGTAATTTTTTCGCCTTTTACGATAATATAACAGTGTGCGCTGTTGCCGTGGCAATCGGCATAAACACGGCGATCACGCCCCAGATAGTTAACCTTGTGACTAGTTTCAATCTTGTTACCGTAGCCGCTAGCGGTTTTCTGTAAGCCGCGCTTATGCCACCATAACGGCGCGTCGATCAAAGTTGCTTCAATGTCGCTTGCGTCGTAATTGTTGCCGATGATAACAGTTTGCATTTTGTTTACTCTCTTCTGTTGGTGTAGGAGAATTATGCGCCCTTTCCCTGGGCGCGTCAAGCGTTTTATTCAGCGTTTACAACATTTTTTAAAACGTCCATTTCATCCAGGATCTTACGCGCTGCCTTTGTTGCCGCTTCCAGGGCTTCACTTTCCCCGCCGTTACCGTTCCACACTTCCCGCGCTGTATCTTCCAGATCTTCCCCGTCGTGGTGTGACCAGTCGAACCCGCAAGCGATCACCTCATCAGTTAACAGGGTAACAGATCCGGCGTGAGCATCCACGGTGAAATAATAATCACTTGCGTGAATGTCGCGCATCAGTTGGCGCTGTAGGCTCGCGTAGGCTTCCTGGGATGGATTGGCGCGGCCTTGCTTCGCGTATTCCTTTGTAAGTTCTGAAAGCGTCACCTGTTGAGGGATAGCGAATTTAAAGCTGTTGCGATCCGCTTCGCTGTTCTGGATAGTTACGCCGCCCTCATGGGTATCGGTCAACTTCCACTGATCACCGAATCCGTCATTTGTCCAGCATGAAACAACGTTAACAGTAAAATCAATGTTGTTACGGGAAAAGCTGAAAGTGTGCATAGTATCGGTCATGGTCTTAATCTCTTTTGTTTGGCGCGGAAACCATTCCCGCCGCCTATGTGAACAATTATACGTTACTTGATTCTGTTGTCAACTACTTTTATTCAATATCTAAAACTTTTTTCAGGCGGTTGATCTTCGATTCGCGCTGCTCATGAGTGATAACGCACATTTCCACCAGGGAATCAAGGAAAGCACATACAATGCAATAGCCGTTAAAATCGCTTTCACGTTCCATTTCACAAAAGCCATTCACCATAACTTTGATTGTTTCATTAGTTACTACTACGTGTAATGTTGCCATTTTCTTTTCTTCCTGGTGTGCGTAGCGCCTATCGCCTCGCCTTGTGTAGAAAATAATAACTCGGTGTGATTCTAGCGTCAATACCTGGATGCAAATATTTTTCTAAATCTTTTTTCTTGCGTTTTCCCTTCAGTAGTTTATAGTAGTTATCAAGCCGCCACGGTGGAGGTATAAAGAGGAAAGCAACATGATCACAACGTCTGATACTATCGTAACCATGTTTATCTGGGAAACATCCGCTAATCATTGCAGCTCGCGATCTGTTCCATTGCCTCATGCGATGAAAATGTTAGATGGCGGTTTTTATCGCGTTAAGATTGTTGCGGAAAACGGGGAAGTGTTAGCCGATACTCTGTATAATTAATTGATCCTGGGGCTTGCGTTATGTACGCCCCTGGTTTATACTCATTAAACATTCACAGGAGATCAAGCAATGACTAATACAGAATATTTGATGCATGTTTTAGGCTGGCAAGGTGGCACCGTTCACTAAGTGGCAAGCGCAACGGGTTTAAATGTGCAAACAATTTTAAGACTGGATGAAACAAAGATCACTGATCTTTATCAGCTTGAAATGTATAACGGCGGTTACTCCTGGGCCGTGAATGGTGGCAGGGAAAGCAACATTCCCCAGGATAAGCGGGGCTATCCTCTTTTCTGGCTTGGCGCGATGGATGCACAAAGAGCTAAAAAATAGTATTGACACGCCCCAGGGAATGGGGCATAATGTACCCATACAGAAGAGGAAGCGCCTCCCCTGGCGTTAAACGGGGCTAGCATACCAGGGCACTGGATGTAAGGTGAATCGCCGGTAGCTCGCCTTAACAAGTTTTGTAAAGAAATGTAAAGACGCTTGATCCTGGTGTTGGTTATGTTATTATTTCTACATGGCGAGGGGTAACGGGAATCGCGAGACAAACACCGAACCTGCGCGTCATTCTGCAAATGCGAATGGGTATCATTTAACTTTGTAAATAAGAATAATTCTTATTCAACTTTCTAAACGATAATGATTATCATTCAGGGTGAAAATGAGAATGATTATCATTCACACCAAAAATTTTTTACTTTTAAATTTTGCTTTTCGAAAAATTTCAAATGAAAAGTGAAAAATGTTCAAATAACTGGGGAATTTCAAAAATTAAAAATAAATTTTGCTTTTGGACTTTTACTCGATACAGTGTAGAAAAAGTTTAAATAGTTTAAGATTACTTTTAAATTCTGGTTTTAGATATTTATAAAAACAAAAGTGTAAAATGTTTAAATAATTTTGGAAATATTTATTCAATGTTTACTTTCATTTTTGAATCCAACTAGGTATCACAAAGGTGTAAGCTATAATACTTGGAGAGGGGTTTTTGCAACTTTAAGTTTCATTATAAGAATAGGATAAAAGTTTAAAATAAATCTGAAAGAGATCTAAGAAAGTGGGAGTTGAAAACTTTACCCCCACCCCCTATTTTCTAAAAGATATTTTGTCAAAATATCACAAATATCTCACTACCCCAACATGGGTAGGAAAAGTCGGTTGCCACTTAAAATTAGTTCTCTTTGAATTAATCCATAAATAACAAAGCCGTGACCGCACTTCTTATCCTCGGCATGAATCACATCATAATAATCCATACCCAACTCTTGGAAGTGATAGCCATCAAAGTCTAACAATGCAATTTCCTCACCTTCATTTACACGTTTCCATAGATCCTTGAATGTTTCTGTCTGCACAACTGCACGAGCATACATTGGGAAATATAGGTTACGACGAGCAGTAATGTAATCCAGCTTTTTGCCGTCCCAGAGGCTATACAAAGGCTTTCTGCCCTTTCCCATAGGGTAGCGTTCTGCTCTCCAGTTAGCCCAACCTGCTCGCGCCCATGCGTAATATGCCTCAGTGGGATCGCCGTTCTCATCTACGTGTTCTTCATACACCTTGCTAAACTGCCAGGCATTCTCCATATTCCTAGCTACAATACCATCGTACATGGGTATGTCTCGGAGGTAGAAAGGACTTAGTTGCTGTCCGTATCCTTCTTTGTCACGACTGGTAGTATTAACCACTGTAAACCCTTCAGGCACTTTATCCCGCATACCCACTACAATTAGATTATCAAACTTCATGTTTATCTCCGTAGTTGTCATGATAGTATTGAATAGCCTCTTCGAGATCCATTCCACACATTCCCGTTTCATTAATGCTTACGGTGTACTTATTTTGATATCGTTCAATAACATTACCTTCCTCATCATGTCTTGTCCACCAACCTCCACTTGGAAGGATAGTTACCACATTGTTCAGAATGAAGTCAAACATTTCTTCTTTGGTTAATTTACTCATAATTCCTCCATATAAAGAAAGCCCCTTTCGGGGCTTATTCTAGTAAAGCAGTGATAGGTTTGCTGAACGTGTCGTACTTGGCTCCAGGACAATTCGGAAACTGTCATTAGGTGCATCATTATACACTACCAGTTTACCACCTGCAATCAGGTCTGTTTTCCACTTGGTGGCGTTCAGGTGGATGCGTGGATCGCCATCTTCATCTAGGATTACAGCCGAGCTTTCTTCAAATGCTTCTTGCATATCCTCACCTACTGCGGGACGCAGATAAACATCAAGGGTTTTCACACCGCTCAGGAAATTCATTGGACTGAACCCGCTCCAGTGACTCACCCAGCTCACTTCTGCTGTTTTACCATTTACAGTGACGCTGGATACATCCCATTTGGCCTCTCCACCCAAAGAGATACCCATCATATCAAGGCAAGCTTTAAAAGTCATATCTTGATAGAAATTAAGCTCTTCTACAATACCTTGGATCACATCAAAGGATAGTTCTAAGCTCACATCCCAAAGGCGTTGGAAATGTGCTTGGTGCTCTTTATTATCAAGATTTTTATCTAGATAATCCAGCATTGTTTCTAATGAGATCTTATCGTAGTTGAAGCTGTAGAATACACGACTCGGACGGTTGATGAAGAATTCCGAGATAAACCCGCTATTCTTGGTCAGGATGAACAGCTTATTGCCGCTTCCCGTACCATCCAGAAGCGTCAACAGGGCTTCTTGGTCTTGTTTCTTCTCATACACCTTATCGAATTCATCGAAAATCACAATGGCTTTATCGGTGATCTTACTCATCAGCTCAATAAAATTAGCATCACTGTATGCTTGTGTCACCATAATCACTGGCAAACCTTCGGTTGCGAGTTTACGGCTAATCACCTTAGCCAGCATGGTTTTACCACTACCCTTCGTGCCTGACAGCAACACACCGGTGTTCTTGCCCTGTTCAGCGCGACGTTTGTAGGTGGAAATGATATGCGCTGCGCGTTTATCTGTCTCGCCATACAGGACGCTTGGTACGCCTGTTAAATCCCCACGACTCAGGAAGTAGTTACCCAGTGGATCGCGGCTTACTGTCCAAAATCCAGCAGGGAGCGTTTCACTTTTAACACCTGCCTCTTTATCTACTACTGCGATATCACCGTAAATTGTGTATGACACATAACCCCCTTATTTTTTAACTAATTCTGCACCGTACTCAATCAGCCACACCTTTGGTGCAAGCCAGATATACAGTACATCCAATAAATTGCTAACTATCATAATGCTACCTGCTAGTATAGAAATAATGCTACCAACAATACGAGCAGCCATTCCCAGCCCTTCTTCGAGTTCCTCTAAACGATTATAATAATGATTTGAGAAGAACATACCTACACACAGGAAGACAATACCAAAGAGCAACCAAACACCAGACTCTGCAATCTTCCACATCAACAGTTGGTTGATGATATCAGGGATTTGTTGTTTACCAAAAGCAACCACATCGCTGACAGATTGAATGGTTACATCAATCATCTTAACCAGTAAGTCGGTTGCTTTTTCCTCTAATTTTTGTTCCATGTTAACTCCTTATTTAACTGATTTAACAAGCGTTGCAGCATATTCAATGAGATACACTTTTGGTGCAATCCAAATCTTCAGCCAATCCAAAGAATGCAAAGCTGCACTTACTGAAGATATAAACAACATACCACCAATAAAAACCACCACCCACCGAACAAGCATGGAACCGCCCATAAAGAAATCATAAGAGACACTTGTTACGGCTGTTCCACTACCATATCGTGTCCATTGTGCTCCTTCCTGATAGTCTTTCTGCGCTTTCTTACGCTTCTCTGCCATACTGGTGCCTACCTTTTTACCCCAACGGGTCATCAGCAGGATAGCAATAATTATTAAAACAACATTCATTGCAAATCCCAAAAAGCTTTCAACAGCTTTCCACATTAAAAGTTGATGGATCACTTCTGGAATTTGTTGCTTTCCAAACTCAACAACATCATTCATAGTTTGAATGGTGACATTAACCATATTCAAAAGAACATCGGATGCCTTGTTTTTTACAGAATCGGGAATCTCAGGAAGTACGCTCACAGTATTCTCCTCTATTAGAATTCTACTAAACACTTGTCGAAGTGTTTTGCTTTAACTTGAGACAAGGTTACTAGTTGTACTAGTCCTTTGTCAATACCTAATTTGATTACTCCGTAATAATCACCAAACAAATCTGTGGGGCAGATTTTATGCTCGGTGACAACCACTACTTCCTTACCAGCGACATACTCACGCCAAATTTTACCGCACAGATATAGATGATTTGCTGCATCTTCGGAGATCATCTTTTTCTTTTCTTTAATCAAAATACCCTCGTCGTCCATTCTTTACCTGACGGATAGTTGCCTCGGCAAATCTTGCCGTCTGAATGCCAGTTTATGCTATCAGGAAACGTATGTCCAGCAATTTTTTCATGTGGAAGCCATTCTGTCGGCTTCTCATTACCGTTGATCCATTTGAAACCTGCATCTTCGAGCAGCTCCAGTGCAAAGATCATGTCATCTTCACAGTACACTGTCATCTTCTGGCCTTTACCGAAATTCATTACAGATCTCCATAGCAAACAGTAATATACAACTCTTCGCAGAGTTTATCCCAAGCTTGGCTACCGAAGCTACGCCCACAGATACAGTTATAAGCATAACATGCTGCTGCATGATATAGAATAGATTCTACATCTTCAGTTATATCCACACTTTCTTGCTTACCATAACGCATATCAAAGACTGCCTTACCATCTTGCTCAGAAACATGCAAATGACTTTTAGCTTGAGTATGAAGGTCTGCATAGTAAAGCCCATCTTCGCGCTTATGCAAAGACACTTCAATATCATGATCTACTAAAATCTTAAACATTTCTAAAACGTTTGGGCTAAACATAATTTCTCCTTAGTTATAGAGGCTGTTGAAGTATTTAGCAAACAGTGTACGCCCTTCTCGTTCAATGTCAAGACGTTCTGTACGTTTTGCAACATAATAAGGATCAGAATGATGAATGATATCTTTACTTTGATCAAAAGCATCAATCATACGATCAATAATACGCAACCATTCTTTATCCGCCTGTTCAATTTGTTCTTCAGTGTGCTCTCCCTGAGCAACCATTGGGAACATTTCCCGTAACAACAGACTAGGTACAGACCGCAGCGGATCATTCGCAATCACTACACGGAACTGACACAACCCCTGAAAAATGATAGTGGCGAGGGTAGTATCCAGATCCATCACATCTTCTTTTTCCAGGATCACTTCGGTAATGGTATCGCCTTTCTCATTTTTCATATTCTCACTCCTCGCGTACAGCTTTCAGTTGTTCTAGGATATCTTGCACTTCTGACATAGTTTTAGCCTCTTCCAGCTTACTTGTCAAGCGTGTGATAATACCTTTAATCACATCTGGATTAGTTCTTGGCTCACGGCGTTTCAGTGCCTGAAGTTCTTCGTAATGGTTGTTTTCCATTTCAGAAAGCTCATGTCGCCACTCTTCTTCATCCATCGCGCCCTTACAGACGCAAGTGTAACCCACTACATCGTAGTCGCGAAAGCGTTCGATGTTAGGTTGGAGTGCCAAGCCCATGTTACCACAATAGGCGCACACTGGACGACCATGTGTAAGGATCATCTTAGTGGGTTCAGCATCACACTGCGTATTCCAACTGGTACGGTAACTCGTGCCATTGTCGCCATGTGAACTACCTACAAAACCTTTGCTGAAACGGTTAAAAGCACGTTCATCTGCGTAATCAGGAATAGCCATATCAATTCTCCTCTTAGAATGCCAACACTTTCTTCGTTTCGGTAGGTGCAGTATCGAACAAGTCGATAACAAAGTCAAGAGTTTTTACCAGTTCGTTTGTAACACTATACTCTTTGTACGAACGTAGTTGAGTTTTTTCTTCGCCCACCTGGTGCAACACCTTGATTGGTGCATCCAGACGAATATTACGCTCTTCATCCTCCTCGAAAGAAGCTAACCACTTCTCATTCACGCCATGAATAGCGATGATGATGCCATAACCTTCGGCGGTTTCTGAGATGTTCTTAGTAGATGCAGTGATGTTCATTTATTACTCCTCTTGTTTCGATGCCCTTATCTTACTGGAAAAATATTTCATGTCAAGTGTTGACTTTCTCTTTGGGTTTGATAAGATTGTTTCATACAAAACGAGAGGAGAGAAAAGATGCCTATTTATAAAGTAACTACTGAAGGTGATTGCGAAGGCCGTACCATCAAGCATCTTGGCTATGTTGAAGCTGAAAGCCCGAAACATGCCATTAAGTATCTTAAAAGTATTGGTAAAGACGAATATTATGAATATAGTATTACTCAGGTAAATAATCCTGTAGTCGTAGCTAAACCAAGTAATGAATTAGAACACCTCTTTGCAGAAATTAGCCAGCAATCTTATGGAGGTTGGGTTGGCAAAGTTAAAACTAACACTCAACTTCTGAAAGAAAAAGAGCAAGCTGTTCAATCTGCAAAGGAAACTATTCGTAATGTAATGCAACGAGCAGGACTTTCTTATAAAGATGTAGTTAACTTCGGTAAAGGAGAATAACAGTGTACAATCTTAACTGGACTCAAGCCCAAGAAGCAATGCGTGAAGGTAAACGTGTTAAGAACAGCAACTTCACTGATGAAGAGTTCTTTTATATGGAAGACGGGGAGATCTGGGATGAGCAGGGCTATCCGATGGCTGGCTGGTATAAAGGTTATGATTGGCAGAATGAAGGGTGGATGGTGATTGAGGAAAATCCTCACATGTTTGCCAAGGTGGAAGAGTTGCATAATCAGAACTACTCTGCATTGGAAGATAAAGTTATTGCTAATTACTTAGCACAGGGTTATGATGTGGAAACTCTGGGGCACTATGTAGGGATCACACCACAATCTCCTACGCTACCTCGTGAGAAACAGAACTATAACTTCCGCATTACGAAAGGTCGTGGTCACAACAAATTGCAGAAGAGGAAGAAGAAATGAAAATATTGTATATTGAAGATGTTATGTGCGAGAAATGTTACGGTAGCATTTTCTCTGGGGGATGTACTTGTAAATGACTATCTATAAAAACCAGTTTCGTGCTATAATGCGCAAATACATTGGCAACAAGGGTTATTCCTCTACGGATGGCGGTCTAACATGGGTTGAAAGTGGAACTCCAGAAGAGTTAATTAAGAAACTCGCATACTATAAGGTGGTGTCATGAAAGAAATCAGCGCTCGTGAAAAGTGTATGGAGGCCCAACTACTGAGCATCATCGGTGATCTCGGTCTGGAGCCAAGTGTACCGTTTGTTGAAATACTAAATCGTATCTTTGCGTTGCAGTATCCGTGGATTGATGTTGATGGTATTGATAATATGCCGTTTGGCAATTGGATTGTTATCATGGCAGATGGTGAACACGGTGTTTGTGAAGTAGTGCAAGGCGGTAGCGGTAAGTTTGCAGTGATCAATGGTCACTTCTACTTTGACTTAGAGCCAGTGGTGGCATATATGCCTATGCCTGAATATATTCCAAAAGGAGGTGAATGATGTGGTGTGGTCTTAATATTTTATTGATGATTTTAGCAAATGTTTTCATTTGGGGTTTTGATAATATCACCGCAGCATTTATTTGTATTGGTGGACAAATTCTTTGTTTGATTTTTTCATTAATGGAGTAAGGAGCTTTTATGACAGATAATATTCGTGAGAAGTTTGAAGAACTTCACCCGTACAGAGCAGGTAGTAATAAGATCCTCTACGAGTCTCTGTACGCGATTTTTAAAGAAGGATGGGAAAACGGTAAAGCTTGTGCTGAAATCGTCTCACAGCCTCGTCTAGGCTACTATATTTATACTATCGATTGCGATGATTGGGGTTGTAAGATTGATGGCTTCATGGTAGGCTTTACGATAGAGGATTTGAAAAAACGCCAAGTGAATTATGAAGCTCATAATAACAACTACGGTGGTCAATACTATAAGCGTCCCAACGAATTTATCCCAGTTGAGCTAACACCAGAGGCAGTGAAAAAACTCGAAGAAGAGGTTGACACCTTCAACTGTGTGTGGTTCGATCGTGAAGAACAATTTATGAAAGGGGAATAACATGTCTGTTAAGAAATACGTTATTGAAGTCGGGCAGAAGTTGTTACCTAGTTGGGAAACTTACGCAGAGTCTGATGACGCCCACGAGATCATGGAACTTTCTGAGCACTTGGATGCAAACATGAAAGATGTTACATTCCGTTGGAGCAAGTATCGCATTCTCTTGATTGATACCACAGTCTTATTCGAAGGAGGAAAATAATGAATAAACATCCGTACCATCACCTAGTAGCAACATTACGAAAGCAACGTAACACAATCATTGAAGATTTCCGCCACTTCAAACGTGATCCTGTGAATCGTAAATGGGTGAGTCACAGTGCTTTCTCTCACACTGTTAATCACTTCCGGCGCAAGCTGGCAGAGATTGATAAATTGATTGCTGGCGGTAAACTGGCTATTAAAGTAAGCAAGGAAACTGATGTAATCCATTGGTACGATTACCAAAGTAATTCTGTATACAGTGAAACTCGTATTCCTTCACAATATACTGCTAAATAAATTTACCAACAGTATTGACTTTTTATTAAAAACATGCTACCCTAACCCTACAAGGCGCCGAGCGAAGCGAGGGGAGATTCTGTAGCTATTCGTTCCTGACTATCGTCAGATAGGAAGGGACGGATAGCTTTTCTTTTATAGGAGAATATTATGGATGTAATGACTATGAGATTTATTATTCTTTTCTTGATTCTTGTAGTAGGTTTGATTATTATACCTGCTGGTGTATGTCTTTATTGGATGCGTAAGTATGGTGATAAGGGTAGATGGTGGATGATCCCTGTTATGCTCATTTACATTGTAGGATTCTTCTACTATGCTCCTGACATGATGCCAGAGAGATGGACATTGAAACCAGTAGAGGTGTATCATTGTGAATGGAAAACAAACTATATACCTAAGTATCCGATTAACAATTAATTATTAGGAGTAATAAATGAAAGTAGGCTTAATCTTTGGTAAGTTTGCACCATTAACAGCAGGACACGTTAATTTTATTCGTATGGCAGTGGAGTCAGGTGTGGATCGTCTGTATCTGTTCTTGTCCTTCGATCAGAAATTCAATGATACCCAAACACCTTGGATGCAGGAACGTCTTGGCCTCACACAACGCTTACTGGATCTTAAATCTCTAATTCATGATTCGGGATTAGAACGGAAAGTGATCGTAGACTATGTAGATGAATCCAATATTCCAGGTTATCCTGAAGGTGGAAAGGCATATGCTGAGTTGATTCGTGCTAAAATCCCAGCAGGGGAAGTGCTGACACATGTTTTCTCTTCTGAGCCTGACTATACGGCATACTTTCCGGAGTATTTCCCAGAGGTGGAGCATGTTGTGCTGGATGCAGAGCGTAGTGGAGTGGATATCTCTGCTACCCGTATTCGTACAAACCTGCGGGAGAACTTCGAGTATCTTTCCGAGCAAGCTAAACCTCGGTTTGTCAAGCGGGTGGCTATTATCGGTGTAGAAAGCACTGGTAAATCTACGATGACGGAGCGTTTAGCTCACCATTACGCAACAACATCTACGCCTGAGATTGGGCGGGACATTTGTGAGGAGTTGTTCTATAGTAGCGAATTTCTGATGGATCGTGAAGCCTACCTGAAAGTAGCTATGGCACATCGGCTGGAAGAACACATGCGCTCTAATGATGCACACGTTGTTCATATTTCCGATACCACCAACCTGATAACCCATTTTTCTGCCCTCTGTGCAGGTAAGGTGGGGTATAATGACTACATGTTTGCAACTTTAAGCGTGGAAGAGGCTAGTAACTTCTATGATCTGGTGTTATACTTGTCTCCAGAGGTTGAATGGGTGGCTGATCCTCTCCGCTTACAGGATAATGCAGAGAAACGTCATCATACAAACTGTCTGTTGCAGACTATGGTTAATGAATTCTACCGGGATGTTCCTGTTGTTCACATTACTGGTACGGACTATGAAGATCGTATCAATCAGGCTATCAAAGCCATTGACAAACTCTTAGGGGAGAACTAATATGAGTAAACTGAATAAAGGAAGTGTTGTTCGTTGTATTGAATCACGAAATAATTATATCACAAAAGGTAAATTATATTCCGTGGAAGCTGTAGAGGGTGACCCAGACCTAGTTTGCGGTGGTACTATCGGAGAAAGTGGTTTTATTATCACAGATGACCGTGATAATCCAATTTATGCCCTCTATCCAGAATGCTTGTTTGGTGTTTGGGAAATTGTAAAATAGCGGAGGTTGACAATGTTTGGAAAACGTCTTAAGGTGTTGGAAACCAAACGAGCAGTACCTAAACTGGAACTGCGTGAGTATGAAATTGTCGTCCGACACGGCAAAGAGTGGATTGTTGACGGATACGGTGGTTTTGTGCCAGTTAAGGAACTCCACCTTGCTAAAATTACATTTGAAAGAGTTTAAGGAGAATATATGAAAGTTGGGGATTATGTAAAGTGTGTTCGTAGTGAAGATGCAAGTTTATATTCAGTAGGAACCTTCTATGAAGTAGAAGGGCTAGTTGGACAGAATATGTTATTACGGGATAATAAAGGAGATCTAGATGGTATCCCAATCCCAATGCAGGGCGGCGTGTGGGGATTTGCACCAGTCCAAATTAATACTGAAACGCTATCCTTGCTTAAACTGTTGAAACAATCTGAAGAAGATGTTAAAAGTGGACGGATCATGACTCGCGATCAGCTCATGGAAAGTCTTAGCAAAGACTAAATTTAATCCTAAGAGGAGATGAACATGAATTTATACGTTAAATCGACCTGGACAGATTTCTACGGGTGGACAAAGTTAGAGTATGTGTGGCTGTTTGTTTGTACCTCAGCAATCGCTGCAACTTCAATCCTGATGAAAAGTAGTGTCCTGGAGTTTATCTCCTCAGTTACAGGGATTGTAGGTGCAATCCTTGTAGCAAAGGGTAAAATTTCAAGCTACTGGTGGGGTGTCATTGCTACGGCACTTTACGCATGGATTTCATACAAATACCAACTTTTTGGCGAAGCGATCATGTACACGCTGGTATTCCTCCCAATGCAATTCTGGGGTGCAGTGGTGTGGAGTCGTAAGCTGAATGTGAGTGGAGATCGTGCTGATGTTATCAAGAATTATCTTACGACGAAGCAACGTATTTGGGTGAGTGTGGGTACTCTGGCAGCGATTGGGCTTTACGCTTTGTTTGTAGCTGAACTGAAAGGCAGTATGCCTGGTTTAGATTCTGCTACTGCGATCCTATCTATTCTGGCAACTACGTTGATGATGTATCGTTATGCAGAGCAATGGTATTGCTGGGTATTAGTTAACATTGTGGCGGTGATAATGTGGATTCAAGCTACAATGCATCATGAAGGTGGTGGGGCAGCGGTGCTGGCAATGTGGGTAGCATTCCTGTTAAACTCTTTGTTTGGAGTGTACCAATGGCGAAAACAACAGTAATTTATAGTTTATATGGTAATGTGAGGAGATAATTATGAAGCAGGTAGAAAATAAAGAAACTATGGTAATTCCAATTGGATCTATTTTAAAATGTACTCGTGATGATTCCCGTAGTCATGCCTTTATTCAAGGCAATGAATATACTATCGTAGGCTACGATGCCGACGGGGATTATATGATGATGAATGAAGCTGGTTTCGTTAGTTATAATGGTTGTCCATTGAATGGAAATCTTTGGGACTTCGAAGAGGTAAAATAAGATGCAATTTACTAAAGAACATGTTGGGAAAAGATTTTCAGTGTTTCCTCAGTGTGAACTTAAAGTTATTCTATGGGAAGATGATATTTATGTTCGTCATGAAAAGGGGCCATTCGCTGGAGATATTGTCCGAGGTACAGACTTTTTTTGGAATGAAGGGAATTGTAAATGGTTAGATGATCCGAGTCCTCTCACTCGTGCGGTGATGGTAGTACGTGCCGCAGGAGAGTTAGATCTTCAGTTTGAGGATTTAACTGATAAATTCTGGGGTTGGGATGACAGGGATTCGTTAGTATTTCATGAAACAGATGTTGCTATTTTAGAGGACACCGGAGATTACTATCACTTGGGAGTAAGACATAAGGTGGAAGAAGACGATAATTATATTCGTTTTTATATTGACAATGGCTGCGGAGATTCTTACGATGTGGTGTTTGATAAATCTAAGCGATTGGAGGTGGAATGAGTTTGTATTTCATCCATGCTGAAGTGCTAAGTGGTGGTGTAAGTAGAACTAAAATGTGTGGCACAGTTCGCGCTGAAACAGGAGAAGCTGCTTTTTCTTGGTTTATGTCTACAGAAACAACCATGAGATATATAGAGATAGGTTTAGATGTAATCATTGATAAATTGGAGAAGATTGAATGATTAAGTGGCTGTTAACACTTGCTTTATGTTTTTCTACTGGCGTAAATGCAAGAGAAGGATTTAAAGTAGGAGCTGACAGCACTAAATTTTTCACTTGGTACGGTGGAGTAGCTTTATATCAAGACACCGGAAAGGATATTCATTGTAAGTTACATAGTAAGACAAAATCTGTAGACCAATGGGGAGATGCATTTAAAGCTACAGGATTTTCTTGTGGAAAAAATTTATTCATTGTCGTTAAAGAATATCTTGATATTAATCGCGTTCTTTTTATTGTTCTAAATCCAGATCAATTTGAAAAACGCAAAACGTATGTTGCAGATATGTTTTTGGAATACAAGGAAGATGAGAAGAAATGAAAGTTTTGAATTTTTACCATCTTGGCAAAATTATTCCTCCTAACGCAGAGTATATTGGTAGAGCTATGCCTCATCTAGGGCTTAAGGCTTCTAAATTTGCTAATCCATTTAAGCTAACCGACGATGAGCCTCGTGGTGCTACTATACAGCGGTATAAAGAATGGTTGTGGGAACAGATTCGTTCTGGTAAAATAACCTTGGAAGACTTGTTAGCATTGGAAGGAAAAGACTTAGTTTGCTTTTGTAAACAACCTAATAAGGAGGTTGCTTGTCATGGGGATGTTCTCCTTGCTGCTGTAAAATGGGCCAGGAAAGAATATAATCGGAGAAATTACAAGGACGATTACTGGAACTGGGAGGAAAACTTTTAATGGGAATTCGCTTTAGAAAGAGAATTAAAATTATGCCTGGGGTGTATATTAACCTCGGTAGAAATGGGATAAATTCAACAAGCGTGAAAGCTGGTTGGTTTACTTCCAACATTAATAGCAAGGGTGTTAAGAACACGATCGGTGTTCACGGTACTGGCTTGAGTTATGAGACAAAAAGAAGCAGAACTACAGGTAAAGGTTTATTATTTACTTTTATTGCTTGTGTAGTGATTTATTTTATTTTTAAATAGGAGATGTTATAATGACAAAAACAGTAGAAGATTTTGATATTTTCTCTTTATCTATGATTCAAGATAAAGCTGCAACACTATACAGCTATGGCGAAGAAGACACTTATATTTATGTAGGATCTGATAAATATGTCATCCCACCAAATACGATGGCGTTGTCTCGTTCGGGGGATTATCCTCTGTCCGAAAAGTTTCTTAGTTTCCGTTTTAGTGAAGAGATTAAATTAGATGGCTATATGAAAGTCTTCCAGATGGATGAACATTATATGGTGCTGTTTGCAACCGAAAAGTTTACCCGCCTAGAAGGTGAAGATGAGGATGCGGTTAATGACATTATCTTACTTAAAGTAGGA